CCCATTGCACGCGATTTCAATAATCTCTTTTGCATATTTTTCTCTATTCAGCATCAATTCTCCTTATCTATAAAAACTATGACCGACACTATCTTTAAATAAAAATTCTCTATTTTTATCAGCCCATGAATTACCATTAGTTGAATCAAAATATAATGCCCCATTCGTTGTATCTCCAAACTGAAATGCATATTCACAAGCCAATATTGTTGTTTCTGTTACAGTTACATTTTTATAAGCACCACTTGTATAACTTGAGAATTGTGGATATTGTGTAATAACATCATGCATTGACTCTGGGAAATCGTCATGTTCCATTCTGTTTAGAATCACACTTGCAACATTTACCTTTTCGTCAAAATATGTATCTCCACGCACTTCAGTTTCTACTATTCTGAATAACAATTCTAACTCATATGAATTAAAATAATCATAAATAGACTCATCAGGATCAACCCATACAGAGTATTCTTGTTCAATTTCTTTATAATTCTTAAACCATTCTTTTGTATCAGAAGTATCTAAAGCATTTATTTTTGTTACAGCTTCTTGAATTTTATCTAGTTGTCGTTTTGATATAACATCGACTTGTGCTTTAGAAATAGATTCTTCTATAACAAAAGTCATATCTTCTGTTACACCTGCTACTAAGTTGTCTTTTAAAATGCTGCTATCCTGTCCCCAAACGGGGACGACAGGAAAAGATACAGCAAATAAACATGCTAAAATTGCTAACCGTTTCTTCATTGTTTCTCCTTGTTCTGTTGTATAATGGATTTTGGTTTGATTTATTACATAGATATATTCTCTGTTTGAAAACAAAGATTAATGAATCATTTCTAAGAATTGATCTTCTGAGATAATGGGAACGTTCAAAGATTTTGCTTTTTGATTCTTAGATGATGTTGAGTTGATATCGTTATTAATAAGATAAGATGTTTTAGAACTTACAGATCCTACTACTGTACCGCCATGAGTAACTATATCGGCTTTCAATTCGTCACGATTTTTATAATGATTGACAGAACCTGTTACAACAAATGTTTTACCATTTAATGTTTTTGGAATTTCCTCTAATACTACATTAGGTGTTTCAAAAGTAAACTCTTTTGATAATTCATATACCCACAACGAATTCTCATACCACCATTTCGTCATTGAGTTCATCATCGTAATACCAAAACCATTAATGGTTAATAATTTTTCTGGTGAAGATTTCATCAAACCAATAAAATTATTAAAATTCTCTTCACATAATTTACTGATATCTTTACTTACTGATTTTCCGATTGATGGAATTGATAAACTATAGATAAATCTTTCTAAAGATGTATTGCGTGATCTCTCAATAGAGTTAAGAAGTTTTTCAACCGATTTCTTACCAAAACCATCTAAAACTTTCATTTCATTTTCGTAGTCTGATAAATGATAAATATCCTTAATTGAATTTAACCAACCAAGATTGATGAATTTTTCAATAGTTGATTCTGACAAATTCTCGATGTCCAATGTATTTCGGCTTGCTGCGTGAACCAACTTACCTAAAAGCTTACCTTTACAGTTTGGATTTCCGCACATAAGAACTTCTGAATCATTCTCTTTTACAATTTCAGTAGACTGACCACAAATAGGACATTTATTTGGAATTTCAAAAAACTCTACTTCATCTATTAAATCTTCAATACTATTAATTTCTTCTGCCCATCTAATAGCAGGAATTATAAGATTAGCTTTGTATACTCCAATATGCTGTCCTTTCCACATTCTTCTCATAAGTTGTTTCATAACGGAAATATTATGTAGTGATGCTCTACTAACTTCGCTACCATCAATATCTACTGTATCAAAAATTGCAACTGGTGTTAAAACACCTGTCTTGCCACAACTCCATTCTACGTTTCTTAATGTTGTCTCTACTGAATCGTTAAACACTTTATAAGCAATACCATTTCTGAAATGATGAGAAGTATTACCAAGAGATTTACCATATTCAATGTCATCAAACTTAAATACCACGCCATCTTGAGGAAGAAATTTCTCCTTCGCTATGTCTAAAAAACAATCAATAGCTTCATTAACAGACATTAAAGTCAATGACAAATTAGCAAATGGAACTACGTCAAATCCAAGATCCTGTGCATTGATTAGTGTTTCAGAAAAAGAATTATTTCTATAACCTTCAACAACTTCCCAAGCGTACCAAGATAATTTTCTATCTTTTACCACTGATGTATCAAGACTTGACAATGTACCTGCTGCGAGGTTACGACTATTCTTATATTCTCCATTTTTATTAATTTCCGCAAAATCATCTAACTTAATCAATGCTTCGCCATCAATTACATAAGTTCCTTCTTTATTAATATGTAATGGCACATTTGTAAACTGCTTAATATGTTCAGTTACATCAGATCCGACAATACCATTTCCCCTAGACTCTGCTAAAATCAAATTTCCATCTTTATAAGTAAGTCTTACAGTAAGACCATCAAGTTTTACAGATGCTACTAAATTGTGACCATTTGTAAATTTAATAATTTCTTCTACACTATGACACTTTTCAAGTGACAACATTGGTGTTTTATGTGCTACTTCTTTTATGTTGTTTAATACTTTTGCTCCGACATTATGTATTGGACTATTTGCTAATACAATTCCAGTCTCCTCTTCAAATTGTTTCAATTCTTCAAGTTTACTATCAAACTCAGTATCGCTCATAATAGGCTGTCCTGTATTATAATAAGCTTCTGAAGCTTTATTGAGTAGCTTCACTCTTTCTGCAATATCGCTTTTGTTCATTCAATCCCTCCTAATTATCTTTAATAAATACTGTAATTTTACACTGTCCTCGTCCTATATCTTCCATATATGTAAAGAATCCTTGGTTATTCAGATTCTTTTCTTCATCAAAAGCCTCTTCCATCGGAAGCTCTGTCGAATAACTATAAAGCAGAGGAAAGCCTTGTTTCATTTCTTCTTCTGATAATAAAAACTGCATAATTTAGTCCTTTCTCATGTAATAATTTTTAATCTTACATTTACTTTCTTTTTGGTTTTCTACCACACGACTTGCTTTCTGTACAATAACCAACTTCATCACATTTTGCATGGAAAAGATTATCTACAATCCACTTCCATTCATCTGAATATTCTCTTAATGCATTGCAAATGTCTTTGAATAACTCTCTGTATTCCCAGTAAGCACGACTGCACATTCTAACTCTACTCATTTCAATAAGACTTCTTAAACTGCGTTTATCTACCATTTTTGTGCAATAAGCTAATGGGAGTAACATTGTTGCATCTTCGACTGGTACTCCGTTATTTATGAGATGCTGAATATAGGTATTAATATATCTCATAACGCCATGCCATGTTGCAGCAACATCTTCATCGTTATTAATTGATTGTGGTGTTATATAACCAAAACCTTCTCCTTTAGAATAATCAATATATCTTGTACTTGCTTGTAATCTGCTTGCTCCAACAATATGAGTGTAATATTCTCGAATTGTTTTTGCTGAATATCCATCTATAATCATTTCAACATTTGGATATTCCATTACTCTTCCATGACCTGATTTGATACAATCAAAACCACGCTTATAATTTTTTTCATCATCTGTAATATTTGCATTCCAACAACATCCTGCCCTTCGTCCCATTAGCGTTATTGGATTCTTTGTTGTTTCTGGTAAAATTGTGATTGTTCCCATTTTGTCCTCCTATATTTTTATTCAAATTATTTTCTATAATATTTTGTGATTTCTTTAATAATTTTTACATTATTTAATAAAGGTTCTCTGTCGGCACCTTCAATGAATAATTCATCTCCCGTTACTAAATAAACGTTTTTATCACTTTCCAATAATAAAACAAAATAATCCGCTATTGCATTTTTATTGGGGTTTTCTGGGAGTATAGGATAATACAATCCATTAGACTCAACTGCTCTCCATACAGACACTCCTCCTTCCTCTCTGATTACTGAATCTCCTCTATGCACTTCACTTATTTCGTCAGTTGGTATTTCACCAAACCTTATATATAATGGAATACTCGCCTGTTTCATTTTAGTCCTCCTAATGTGTTTTCATATGAAAAAATCATTTATTATGTTATATTGTTCCAATATATTGTTTCCCTGTTCCATTACAAGAAACACAAGTTTCGTTTTCTTCTTTAATTCCACAATCGAAAATTCCACTGCCATTACATTCCAAACATTTTATTTGAAACACAAAATCTTTTTTTATTACAGGTCGTTGTTTAACAACTGTATTTCTATACCAACCACAATAAACATTTATTTTTTTATTTTGTAAACTGCCAAACATAATCAACAAACCTATCAAAATTCATCATTATTTGGTCATAAACATCAATCTTAATATCATCTGCTTGTCCAGTCCAAGGTGATAAAATTATTTCATATTCACATTTAGACCAAAAATAATACATAAGATATTTTTTTAAACCATCTGCAAATTCATCTCTTGACAAATTTTCTTGTAATAACTTATTAACTTTTTCTGCAAAAGTACCATGATTAAATACATTCCATTTAATAATTTTTTGTGTATTGGAATCATGATAATAAACATACCATTCCATCTGAAATGTTTTATTTTTCTTTGTATTGATAATAAATTTGAAACAAACTGGTTCTGCAACCATATCAACCATATGTTCACCTCCTGATTATTTATTCTCTTTTCCTTGTGGAATAATGAGCGAATTGCTCTAAGATATGCGAAGCATATTATATTATAGCTTATAAGTTATATTTATGAATATTCTCCATTAATAATTTTTTGCAAGCGTTCTAACTGGCACTTATACCACTCATTTTTTTCGTCTGTTCCTTGTTTGTTAATAAAATAAATTTCTTTTTCTGCATACTTTTTTGCATCTTCTACAATGTGTTTCCATGTCTTGTTGTATGTAATAACATTCACTCCATATTCACATATAGGAAGACTACTAGCCCATTTGTGTGCAATTTCAAATGCTTTGTTTTCATTTCTTGTATATTTACAATTTCCCCACATTTCAACAACTCTAGTTGGAACAAGTTTTCCTCTCTTATTCATATCAGTACACAAGTCACCGTCAATTACTGACCATGTTACATTATCAATAGCACAAAGATGTGCCACTCTGTACTGATCTTTTGTCTTTAAAATATAAATTCCGTTATCTGCGCTCATTTTACTCTCCTTTTTTAAATCGCAAGAAAGTTTAGATTCCTGTGAATTTTTATTTATTATTTTCTACTAATTCTTTAACGTATTTACAACTATCATCGTATGTAATATTAATTCCTTTCTTCATAAAAACTTTCAAGTCATTTACTCTATAATCAGCTATACGATACCAACCACTATCAGGGTTGAATCCATCACTAAAAATATGTTTTGTATTGAATCTACCTTCACAGTTATATAGTCCTTCCATACATCCATGACCATATACATTGATGTCAATTAAATTATCTTCTCTTTCTTTACACATATATCTTATTCCCATATATCTATCTCTTCCTTTCACATGAAATAATGGTTTATTCTTCTTCATTACTCGTACTAACTTTAATACAAGCAGGAAACAATAACGCACAAAGACACCAAGCAGATCCTGTATATTTAATCGCAAAAATTACTGCCATTGATGTTGCAATCCATGCAGATGTATAAGCAATTGTCGCTGCGATATTTTTCATTAATATATTCTCCTTTCATCTTCCAAGGAAACTGTCGTTTAATTTGCTTTAATATCGTATTTCTTTAATAGTGTGTTTTTCTTTTTCAAATCAGCTTTGCAAGACTTAATATTGCTTTGGTACATATCAATCCTATTTTCTAATGTATCAATTTCCTTTTTCAGACAGTCAATACAATATTGCTTTGCTTCCTCCCTTGTTTCAAATGAATGATATTTTGAACAAGCTATATCCATATCATCCATGTCCATTTTTGAAATTTTATATAAAGAATCAACCTGATACATTGTTTTCTTTACAAGACTATCCTTAAATTTCTGAAGCATTAAATCTGCTAACTTATATTCTTTTGTTGTATATCCATAAAAACCACTATTGTGTTTTTCGACTGAATTTTCCATATCAAAATGTAAGACTTCTATTGATGGGTATGTTTCATTGATATAATCTGTAACCTTTTCTTCGTCATACCAAATATATACAAAGCGTGGTAATTCTTCCATTTGAGCCAATACCTTAATGTAGTTTCTTTTATCTAAATTAATAAAATCAACGTCAAGACCTTTTGCAATATCCATATTTTGCACTTTACACCTTGTTGAAGATATAATTGCATTTGTATATTCTCTTGACCGATAAAACACAAGCATTTTCATTTACTTATTCTCTCCTTTCTTTCCAACGAATGACTAACAAGAAATCCATAGATTCTCGTTTTATTATTTTAATAATTTGATTTATTAATGAAACCCTTTTTCTGGGCACATGATAAACAATAGTTATATCTTCCATATATAGTTCCACCACATTTTCTACATTTATGAGGTCTTTCTATTGCTTTTCCAAATGGTTGTCCAAGTTCAAAATAACACCTCTTACAATATGTATAATGGTCTTGGCAATATTCACCACATCTCTGACAATATGCCATATAATTTATCTCCTTTCAAAATCCGTCAATTCAACTTTTACAAAACTTCATCTACAATTCCATACTTAACTGCCTCATCAGAATGAATATAAAAATCCTTCTTCTTTTCCCGAATCTCATTAATATCATCTTTTGTGAGATTGGTTCTGTCGATTACATATTCTTCAATCTTTTTATTCAGCCAGTCCATTTCTTCTCTGTCTTCTACCAAATCCTGATATTTACCACTTCTCCAAAAACTTATCTGATGATACATAAATGTTGAATGTTTATAGCAAAACCTTTTATGCCCTGCTAAGAAAATCTTAAAAGCTGCACTCATTGCATATCCTGTACAATATGTATAGATTGGAGTTTTGCTATTAAGAATGACATCAATTAATCCCCACATATCATAAGCAGATCCACCATGTGAATTGATATATAACTTAATTGGCTCACGTTTATAATCTTTCTCCTTCTCATCTTTCTCATCATCTTCTTGAATCTGTTGTAAAATGCTCCATGTTAATTTACCAATAGATTCGTTGTCTACATCATCAGATAAAAATAATGTCTTTTTGTCTGTATTCGCATATGAATTGTCTTTTGAACTCATAAGTCCTCCTATTTTGTTATTTTTATTGTTTTAATGTACAATATATAGTATGTTTTTATGTTGTATATATACTATACATTGTATCGAAAAGAAATCCGTCTTTCCTTGGCTTTTTGAGTCCCTGAAACGCCCTATTTATGGGCATTTCAGAAATCCAAATTACTCTTCTACTGTATTATTCTCTGTTTTCAACATCATCCAAGTGTTTCTATTATTATGACTTGTTCTAATACACTGTAAAAATGCTTCTGGTTCAGCTAATAACAAACATCTCTTCTTTGCTCTAGTCAACAATGTGTAAAGCATACAGTTATCAAGAAGCTGATGATGTGTATTATCAATAATACCAATTACTGTCTTTCGACCAGCACCCTGTAATTTATGTACTGTCATAGCATAAGCAAGATCCAAAGCAGCTAACTCTTTCTTTGTGTATTCAATGATTTTGTCTTTTCCAAAAATATCAGTGTAAGTTACTTCACAATACTCTTCTTTTTTCTTACCATCATATCTTTCACTGATTTTTGTCACATAACCAATCTCGCCATTAAATACATTTTTGTCATAATCATTAACTGTTTGCATGACTTTTGCACCAAGTTTGAAAGTTGTATCAAAACCTTCAATACTCTCTAAAACATCACCAAGTAATTCATTTTGAATAACCTTGTTAATTTCATTGGTGCTATTCAAGCAATCTTTTCTACGAGGTACTGCAATAACCACATTGTCGATTCCATCTGATTCAACAGATTTAATAAATGTCTTAATAGCAATATTAAATAATGACTGTCGATTTGTACGGAACATATAATACATATCCTGCAACTCACCATGAATAATTCGTGGCTGTAGCTTCTCAGATATAGGATTTATATTCTCACGAATCTTATTTGCATCAACAAGAATGCCTGATTTTTCTGCCTGTCTCATAGGTTTTACTAACTTACTCACAACTGATTCATCAAACATTTCAATTAAGTCTGAGAACACGTTACCAAATCCGATAGGTGGTAACTGCTTATGATCTCCTGAAATAATAATTCTTGTATTATCTCCAATTGCCTCAAGCCAATGTAAAAATAAAATGGCATTAACCATACTTCCCTCATCAAGAAATGCAACATCTGTAATCAAATGATTGTCTTTATTGTATGTAAAATCATTTAAACCTTGGCATCCAAGTGTTCTATGAATAGTCATTGCAGGAAATTCTGTTGCTTCTGTAATTCTTTGAGCTGCCATTGCTGAAAGTGCTGAAGCTGTCATCATATAATTATTCTCCATATAAGCCTTAACAATTGCTCGCATTATTGATGTTTTACCAGTTCCTGCTTTTCCAGTTATCAAACTAACAGTTCTATGTAAGCTCTTATGAATCGTGTCTAACTGTTCTACCACATAATCAAATCCTTGTTCTTCTTCCGCATGTTTAATTGCTTTATCAATCGCTTTATCAGAAATATTGATTGTTGTTTCAATTTGAGATTTATTCAGAATCAAATGATAAATCTGCATCTCAATATCGTAATAATATTTCAGACCAATTCGACCATTATCAATATGAAGAAAGTCATTATTTTCTAATAGCCAATCAACCTTATTGCAACACTCGTATATATTATTACTTATGGCTGCCCTTAAAATCTTTTCAGAACACCATGTATGACCTTTACTTTCTCCTAGATCTTTGAAATAGTATTGGATAAAAGCTACAAGTCTTTGTGTAGAATCAATCAGTTCAGGTTTTAACTTCAGTGCTAAATCATCACATTTACGAAACCCAATCCCATCAATTTTTGTCATGATGTATGGATTTTTTTCTAACTCTTGCTTTAATAAAACTGGATTTGGTTCTTCTGAAAGCAATTTTTTAATCATTGCATAAGTAACACCAATTGGTTTTAGCATTGAGATAATGTCAGAAATAAGATAGTTATTGATGATTTTTTCCTTGATTTTATTCCAAGTAATTTCTCTAACACCTTTTACAAGACTGTAATCAATAGTTTTTAATGTACCATTCGCTACATCATTAACTACATTTGGATATGCGTTTATTAAATTATCTGCCATCCATTCAGGAATCATTGACTTCAAAAATAATAGCTGTGTTTCTCTGCTTTGTGGAATAATGGCGTATATGGCAATCGGTGTATATTGATCGCCATATTTTTTATCTTTTTTATATTTCGCCTTAACCACATATTCTCCACCCACAACTAAATGTTGCATCTTTCCTGCTAACTTACTCATTTTTCTATCATCAGTATCATTTGCAGAATTATTATCACCAAACGGATCGAATGTTTTTGTAGATTTTGTAAAGAATGGAATATCATCTTTTGTTGAAAATCCAAACACACCCCACGTTGAATCATCCGAATAGTATTGCTCATATGTAATTATCGCTGTGAATTTATAAATCTCATCTTCATCCAATTTAGACTGATACTCCTTTCTTTCTCACATATTCAAGCCATTTACTATATGGCTTTAATTTTTCTACAATTACCTTTTCTTCGCTATCTTTCTTACAAAGAATTGCTACTTGCTGTCCTTTTTTTACTAAATCTTCATATTCTTTTAATTGACTATGCCATACAATTCCTTCAACAAGTCCAAAACTTGAATAGATGTTTATATATGCGAACTGCTTACCATTCTTATCTTTCTTCTTTTGAACCTTTGCTATAATTCCAACTAAAGTACATTTCTCACCATCAGGTACATCCTCAAATGGTGTCAAGAATGTATAAGCTGCATCAAATGGATTATCATTGATAAATACTTGTAATGTTTGGAATTCCCAAAACTGTTCATCTTCAAGATATTTTTTATTATCATCTATGTACTTTTGGAATCTTACCTTCTGATTTTCTTCAAACTGTATCTTTTTCAATCTGTTATATTCAGTAAGTAATGCTTCCTTGTCATATACAATTCGTTTTCCAGATGAAGGAATCACGTACTTCTTTAAGTTAATGTTCCAATCTTCTTCGAGTTTCTTATAGGTAGGCAATGATTGAACTTCTGAGAATTTTAATGGTTGATACTCTGATTTAAGATATGATATAAGTTTTTCACGCTTATTTTTACAAGGAATTGCACCAGATTTTATCAGTGCAATAACAGATGCCTTACCTAAAGAAAGTCTCTGAATCAAATCATTAAACGATTTGTATATACCATTATTCTCTCTTTCTTCGATAATTTGCTTAGAGAGTGATTCACCAATTCCACCAATAGCAGATAGTCCAAAAAGAACCTTATCTTTATCAACTGTGAAATTCATTCCAGAATGATTGATATTCGGTGGCATAATATCCACATTAAAATACCTAGCATCAAGAATATACTTATTAATTGCACCTGCTTTATCTTTATTCTGATTGAACAATGCTTTGAAAAAGTAAGTTGGGTAATGAGCTTTGAACCAAGCTGTCTCGAAACAAAGAACTGCGTAACTGTATGAATGCGATTTATTGAATAGATAACCGCCTTTTTGTGATAATTCATTCGCAATTTTATCAGCAATTTCTTTAGAATATCCGTTTGCTACAATTTCACCACGAAGAATTTCTGACTCTTTCTGTACTAATTCAACTATCTTTTTTCCAATCGCCTTACGGAATAAGTCAGCACCACCGTATGTTCTTCCACCAAACTTCTTAACAATATCAAGAAGCTGTTCCTGATAAATCATACAGTAATTTGTGTCTTTTAAAATTTCATCCATATCTGTATGAATTGATGGTGGTCTACTTCCACCTGTTGCCATTTCAACATACTCATCAAGTGCTCCCATACTATCAGGTCTATATAATGCCAAGATGACAGATATAACCTCAAAGTCCAGTTGTTCAAGTTTTGGTTTTAACCGAATAAGCAAATCTTTCATTCCTGCTGATTCAACCTGGAATACGCCATTAGTCTTACCACTTGCTAATAATTCATATGTAGGTCTGTCATTCTCAAATTCTGGATTATTGATATCATAATCCCAAGGATCTAAATGTAAGTCATCCTTAATTTCCTTCACAAGATTAAGTGTTGCTACTCCAAGAAGGTCAAACTTTACAATTCCAATGTCTTCTACATAATGTTTATCAACTTGAATTACATGCTCACCCTTAGTTCCTATTTTCATTGGCATATAGTCATTAATTGTTGTATCAACGATTCCAACACCACCAGCATGAATAGAAACTGTTTTAACACGACCACTTAAATGCTTTGCAATATCAAACAAATCAGCATATTGTGGATTGTCTGCGAGTAAATTTGGATTTGCTTTCATACAGTCATCCCATTTATCGAATGCAAATTTCTGTGAAAGTTTTTGCATCTGATTATATGGAAATCCAAGTATCTTACCAACATCAGTAATTGCTACCGTTGGAGTAATATAAGAGTAGTTAATAATCTGGCATACTCTTTCTTCTCCATATTTGTCTACAAGGTAATCAATAATTGCATCTCTATTACCAACATCTGTATCAATATCAGGAAGTCCTACTCGTTCAGGATTTAAGAACCTCTCAAAAATGAGTCCATATTTAATTGGATCAATATCTGTAATATGACAACAATAGCAAACTAAAGAACCTGCTGCACTTCCTCTTCCTTTACCAACTTCAATTCCAAGTTTCTCAGCAGCTTTAATAAAGTCCCATACAAATAAGAAATAACCATCAAACCCCATTGAATGAATAATACCCATCTCGTAGTTCAGCCTAGTTCTTCTTATTTGCTGTTCGTCTTCACTGAGATTGTCATATCCTCTATCTTTCCAACCTTGTCTAACTAAATGCCATAAGAATTCATTATTATCTCTATATCCATCAGGCAATGGGAATGTAGGTAACTGTGGTTTCTGAAATGGCATATCAACATTTTCAATTAAATCTGCTACCTTATTAGTATTCTCCAATCCAAGACATACATTTTCATATCCAATTTGACTATCCATAATTTCATGGATTTCATCTTCAGATTGCATATAACAACCCTCATACACCTCACTATTTTCGATAGCATTTTTGTCGTTGTTGCTACTTTTTCTACCAATCTGAATAAGCTTGTCCTGATAATACAAATCTTCTTTTTTAGGTGCATGACTATCTGTTGTAATGATAAATTGGGTATTTGTTCTTTTTGAAAGTTCTAAGATTTTTTGATTATATGAACACTGATCATGATGAGAATGCGACTGCATCTCAAGGAAGAAATGGGGAAAAGCTTCTTTATATTCATTAACATATTCAATACACTTCTCAAAATCTGACTCTCTCGCTAACTTACTTGCTAAACAAGCAGAAGAAATAACAAAATTCTCAGCATAGGGTTTAATATCTTCTACTGTACATCGTGGTTTAAAATAAAACCCTTCAAAGTTACTTTTTGTAATAACCTTATTTAAGTCTTTTCTACCTTGCTCATTTCTTATCAAACAAATCAAATGAAAATATTTATTGTCTTTATCCTTAACAGTGATATCTTCACATTCGTATAACTCACATCCATATATCATTTTAATATCTGGATAGTCTTTTTTAATTAGATCAAAATAAATATGAGAATATACATTTCCGTGTTCAGTTATAGCAAATGCCTTTAACCCTATTTCTTTTGCTCTGTCCAACATTTCTTTTGGACTACCATATCCATCAAGTAATGAATAATATGTATGGTTATGTAATGAACTATACATAACTCACCTCCTACCAATCATCGTCTTCATCGTTACTATTTATACTAATAACAGCTACATCTTCGATAATAATCTGTGGTGTTCTAATACCGTTATATTCGTTTATTGAAGGTTTTCCGACAATATTAAATGTAATACTATCGTTATCATCCCATGCGTTTTGAAGAAAATCATATAGCTGATTACCTTCTTTACATTTGAACTGAATGTATTTAATATCATTCACCATAAAACTGATAGTGTCTTCATTCTTGCCAAATACTTCAAAACAATCTCTTGTCAATGATATATTCTCTATTGCAAGCATAGGTTCATCAATTCCTTGACAAATAATATCTTCAAATTGTGATAACTTAATAATTAAAGGGATTGTGACATGATTAATGTCTAAGATAAAATCTACACGATATGTAGAATCATATTCAGTATCTCTAAGAATACTGTTCATCATATTGATTGCTTTCTCTTTATCATCAACTGGTAAATCTACAATGCCAAAGGCATTTGCATGACCTTTGCCATTAATAAATCCTGTTGAATTAACAATATCTTTAAAACTGTCAATTGGACTATTATCAATATTTCTTGCACTACCACCAAATACAGTTGTTTTTGTCTTTTTATCAAAATGTTTTTTTAGCAGAATACAAGGTTTATTATATTGCTCTGCAATTTTAATCGCTACAACACCAGTTAATCCACTATCAAGTAATTCAGATACATCAACCATAATAACCTTGTCATCAATTGGAAGGTCATCTACGACTTCTGAAATGGCTTTTACACCTTTTTCTTTCATTTTATCTTGTCGTGATTTTGCATTTTTACAAAGCCTAGCAGCTCTATCATAAATGTTTTCCTGAATTGTTTCTGCTGGTTTATTCTTTGTGGCTCTTTTTTTATATTCAAAGAACTCATCTTTTTCAATAAAAGCTCTAAATAATAATTCCTTTTCATCACTTGAACCGATACGAATCATTCCGTTCAAAATTGGTGTTATATACCATTGAATATTATGGATATTAACCTTACCATTCATACTGTAATCTTGTGCCTTAATAAGTGCTTGAAAACATTTATTTGTAATGTTGAGTAATCCGAGATTTGTAATATATCTTGTCTCAAATGAACGCATATCCATAACATCACTAATATTTGCTAATGCACATAAATCTAAATAGTCATCTGCAAACTCATTCCATGTCTCAGTATCCAACGCTTGTAAAAACTTATATACAACACCTGCTCCACAGAAATCTTTATTAGAGTAATTGTCACTCATTTGATTATTTATAATCAATGCATATGGATTTTCTTCTTCTGACTCATGATGATCAAGAATAAGTACATCAATTCCTTTTTCTGAAAGTTCCTTACACTGTTCTGTGTCATTTGTGCCAGAATCAGGGATAATCAATAATCTTGTATCATTAGATATTACAATATCATCATCTAATCCATGTGCCTTTGCTCTTGCATGTAATATGTAATTGACTGGATAATCCGCATTCATTTTCTTAATATAAGAGTACATCATGGCTGCTGAACAAAAACCATCTGGATCTTCATCAACAAGTATTTCAATTTTATCCTTGTTATTAAAGTGTTTCATAAATAACTCTACTGCTTTATTCATGTTATCCAAATTTTCGTATGGAATTAAAACACTTTCATCTAAGTTGAGATATTTTTCATAATCATCAACTCCTCTATTTCTTAAAACTTCCTCTAATACATTGGAAGTGTTATTGTCGCTATTTTTATATAATCTGTACTTCAAATACACACCTTCCTATCTTAATCTGTATATATTATTCTCTACCAAGTGTTTCCATTTAATAGGATCGTCTGTTGGGGATTCTTTTTCATCAAGAATATTATCTTCATCAAACATATAATAAAGTGGAACACCATCAGGAAATCTTTCTGCTAGTTCCTCTAATTCTTCTTTTTTTACATCTTTATCCAAGCAAATAACAATATCTGTGCCAAGTCTAACTAACATATCGACTTGATATTGTGAAAGTTCCTTTCCACCTGTACCACCAGTGTTTTGATAACCATAACTCCATGCTTGTTCAACAAATTTTTCAGATTCACCAACATAAATCCTTCCTGTCCTTTTTATATAAGGAAGAGTTTTATACAATCCATATATAATCTTTGATTTTGCACATGGTTCTAAATAAATATATTTATTCATTCCATCAGGTACTTTTCTATCAAAATATCTTGCTTTTACACCGACTAAATCTCCTAACTCAGAACGAATAGGAATTGTGTATCGGTTTGTTTCTTCATCAAAACCTATTTCAAACTCTCTTTGTGTTTCATAATCTATATGGTCTTCGTAGAATAAATCATTTACATAAGGCTTATAATACGAAAGTATTTTCTCCGAAATAGGCTGTAATGGCTTTTCTTTTTCTTCTGATATATTAGAATCCATATCTTCTAACATTTTCAGTATTTTAAAACTATCTGGAATATCCTCTTCAAAATCGTGATAATAAGACATTCCTATTTCTGAGCATATTTCCTTTAATCCTTCTGGAAATGTAAGATCTTTGACATAACACACAAGATCAATAATATCTGTTTGTCTGTTACCTTTTATCATTTGTCGAGTTTTATTCAAGCAGATAAGGGACTCATTATTATATAAAATAATTGCTCCTTTATTATCTCCATCAGGATTACCAGCAGTCCAATATGCTCCAACTGAATGATATTTGATATGGTGGCAACCAACGGATTCTAATATCTGTTCACAATAATTATTTTCATATATATAATTCTTCAACTCTTTTACATCCAAGCTGCCACCCTCCAATTAGTCACTATTTTTTGGTTTTTTAATGATATAACCTATATTTCTCCAAATATTTAAGTTCAAATCAATCTCAAATAACATAATCTTGTCTTTACTACCTGCTCTGTTTTTATCTGGTTTGATACAAAAATATTGTTTACTTAAATCCAAATCTTCCATCACTGGCTCACCCCAAGAATCACATTCTAAAACAACTTGATATTTATGGTATTCTTCCTTATTTAACTTTTTACCAATATTCAAAATATCAGCTACATGCTTTATTTGCTTTGCATTGGCAATGTTATTACTGCTCAAACTAAAAATATCAGTAAACACCGTATCATCACTTAACTGGAATACTGCATATCCACTCATACGAAGTTCTTTTGTTAATTCTTTCAATTTAGTTGCAAATTGTTTAATTTGTGACCAATCATCAGTGTTATAACCTTTTAACGTGTCATAACCATAATATTTAATGTTCTGAACCATCTTTGCTTTACGCAATTCAAATTCAATTCTCTCAGGGCTATAATCATCTCCAACATCTTTAAACATAACTTTACCCTTACGGTCACTACTATCAATCCAATCTGTAACTTTTTTTACATTCCAATATTCCTCTGACGTATCTTTTATTCTCTTTATGTAATCTTCATTGCTTTCAAGATAAACACCATTATCGTCAATTTTTCTTCTGATAATGTCACCATTTTTATCATGATAAACACCTAATACAATCTCTTTCTCAGGCTTTGTAATATGTACGCCATGCAATTCTTGAAACTCTTTATTGTTAATAACAGTCGTAATAAGACAACTACGAAGATCTTCTTCGTCCATCTCATTACTCATAAGAAAAAAGTTCTCATTCTGCACAAGTGCTACATAAGCTGCTAAAAGTACAAGTTTTCTTGTTTTACCCTCATTAGAAAGGAATCCTTCAAAGAGAACCTTTGTTTCTCTAAGACCAAGAAAAAATTCGTTATACATGTACCAAGGGAAGGGTAAGCCGAAATTTGGCTTTTCAAGATATTTGTCGATTTGAGATGAGTTTTTATCAGTAAGCTCAACAGCTTCTTCGCCAGCATTAATCACAGTATTTATCTTATCTGCTTTTGTACGGATAATTCTGTAAATGTCATTTGGTGACATTTTATCAAAGTTTCTATGAGATAATATTCTCTCAACTGGAAACCCATTTCTTCCATACTCTCTTACTAATGAATATTTCTTAACAGTATCAAAATAATTTTTCACATCATTTTCATCTGCCAAGGTCATAAACCTTTGAAGTGTTTTCCAACCTTTATACTGTTTATATAATTTAAGTCGTTCTTCATTCTGACTCATAAACACATTCATTTTTGTTTCATCTAATGTTTGTGAAAATGTAAGAAAATAAGTTTCAAGATTATCATAAAAGAACTTTGTCGCAGGATCAGAAAAATCATACTTACTTCTCATAAATGTGCTGTAATTTACAATCAAGTCCAAGTCCTTTGCTATAGAACCAACAAACAAGATTTCTGCTTGCACATTACAATCTTTTAATTCATGTTCATTATCCAATATTATCTCCTATCCAAAAATATCATCCACTAAGCCTGAAATATCATCTGTATCAGCCTTACTATCTTTGGACACGTTAGTATAACCAATTGATTGACTGACAATATTCTGTGATTTTTCTGTTTCTTTCTCAGCTTCAAGTATTTTCTGTTTTTCTTTCCACCTTAGATAACTGTCATATTTATTAACCAAAATGGATAAATCATACGAAAGTCGTTGTTCTGGCTGCATATGAATACCTTTTACTTCATTTTTTTTCGCAATACCATTAAGCATATCTATTTTTCTTTGCCACATATCAAGTAAGTCTGAAGGTGGAATACCTACCGACATCCCTTTAAAAGTTCCATTATAAATGTTACTTAACTTCTGCCATACGGTAGTAGGGATAATTGTCAAATCATATGCTTCTTTAATAAATTCAAATATCTCATCTTGCTCTATTGCTACTGCGAGATGTGAATATGTATCTTTTTTTATAGAATCAATGTGGTCATATATCCAAGTCCATTTCGCTGATACATCTGCCCTTTTATTAGCAATACGCTTCTGACATATATTGATAAAGCAACTACTATGATATGTTTTTTTATCATAGTAGATTGCATCGTCAATATTATTCTTGTTTATATAAAGGTTTTTTCCGCAACAACCACATTTTCTTTTAACACCATTTTTGTTATTACCTGCGTATCTTGCCATAATCCTACCTTTACATAATCCAAATTTAATCAAACATTGCTAATACTTTATTAAGAATCTCAACATCAGATACATTCTTATATGCTGTAGGAAGTCCTGCTGCTTCAAGCTTTTCCTTCATTGCTTTCTTCTCTGTAGGTGGAAGTGCATTTCTCTTAGCAATAATCTCTTTCTTGATTGCTTCAATATCTGTATCGTCAGATGATGACTCTGTTGCTGCATTTGTATCACCTTTTAATGACTTATGAAGTTCCATTGCTTCCTTCTCATACATCTCCTGCTCAGTCTCTACGGCTTTATCTAAGTCATTCTTTAATACAAATTCCTTCTTATCAACATTCTTATCAATGACTGTCTGCCAATCAAGGAGTGTTGGATCTTCGAGAATATCACCAGCTTTATGTACTCTTGTTCTATCCTTTACAACTTCCGCACAAATCTGACCTGTTTCTGAATCCTGGTACATATGAAGAATAGTCTTTACATTGTAATCTAATCCCTTAAAACTATCATGTACCTTTCTTCCTGTTGATACTGATACCTGCTGACCATTCTTATCCATTTTCTGAACCGTTTCATCTTTTTCTCTTGCTGTAAGAACAACATTGATACCAATTGCCATTAAGTCAAGTACGAGATTCTGACCAGAATAGTTCAACTTCTTATAATCCTTAAACTCAAGATCTGCTCCCTGAATCTTAACAAATCTTTCAGCTCCTACAAGCCCGTCCTTATCAGCCTTAATGGTATTTCTCTTCTTAGATAATTCTAATAATCCCTGTTCACTTGTTAAACGGAAAATAGTTGTTCCATCAATAAGGATTGCATCTGGGAAAAATTCTTCTCCATCCGCATCTATAATTGGCTCATCTGTTTCATTTCCATCTTCGTCAAACTCATAGAAAGTATCATGGTTCTTAATCTTGTCAAGAATTGTAGTAAGCTCCTGAAGGCTCTGAGTATAAAAGATATGAATATTTCTAGTATCAATTCCTCTATCCTCTAACTCATCAACTGCATCATCGACACCGCCACCTTCAGCATCTACAACTGCAACTCTAAACGGCTTACCGTCATTTCGCTTAAAATCTGCGAGCTGTAATCCAAGTGTTGTTTTTCCACTGAATGTTGCACCGTATAATAATGTTACTAATTTTGTTTGAATTTTATTTGCTGCTCTTGTTTTCAAATTTAATTCCTCCTAATATCTGATTTGTTGGAACGCCATTTCTGACGTTCCACTTAGTTATTCTCTAGTTGTTAAAGGATTAATCCCAAGCTTCATCCTCGTCTGATCCGTCAAGACCATCAGCACTTCCCCAATCGTCATTAGAATCAGAACCAAAACTCTCTTCTGCCTTATTTGCATTCTTAATCTTTGCAATAGCCTCTGTTACATTCTCCTCTGTATAAAGTTCCTTATCAATTGAAGAACCCTTTGCTCCTGTAATAATAAGCTCTCTCTTTGTAGGTGCAGATACTTTCTCCATGCTGTCCTCTTCACCCCAATTGCCATCATCATCTGTTGTAACTGTCTCTGTCTGAGTAGAAGAAACCATATGTCCACTTACTTTAATTGCATTGTAAGGGTTAAGTGACTTCTTAAACTTATTAGCGAGAGCCTTATCCTCGATAATAAACTGAACATCCTCAATATTGCTGTATGTAACAATCTTCGCAAGGACAATGAATCTACCTGTTGGCTTATCGTTATCATCCTTTTCCTGCTCGATACCCATGAAAATAATTACCTGGTTGAAATCGTTCTGCTTCTCAAACTTCTCATCATCAAAGTTAACCTCTGAACAAAGTGAAATCTGATTTGGAACAAGCTTGGTAGATGTTCTCTTATTGCCCTTATCATCTGTGAAACTGCTATAATCAAGATTTCCACGAATAAATACGCTTGTACCGTCCTTCAGATTCTCCTTAACTTCCTTGCAAGCATCAAAATCTGTAAGAATCTTTTTGTCATTAACTGTCTTGCCCTCAGAATCAACCTTCTTCTTTACACCAATATTCTTACCAATCATACGGTAGCCTTCACGGTTATAAGAGAATCTATCAGCCCAAGGTACTTTTACAGTATCAGCCTTTTCGCCCTTCTTCTCAGCTCTCTTAGAGAAATAAACATTCTCCTGCTCCATTCCCTGAAGATTGACATATAATGTCTCACCATCAAGATAACTTGTACCAAAATTAAGCATTCTCATAGGCTTACCACTCTTGGTCTTAATTTCCTTAAATGCCGTATCCTTCTCCATACCAGATACAACTCCCTTTAACTGGAATGCACCCTTTGTTTCAGGTAAATCAAATAATCTTCCTTTTTTCTTTGTTTCTGCCATTTAAAAAATGTCCTCCTTATAATATGTAATAAAATTTTTTGATAACTATATTTGAACAGTCTTGCGACTGGAACACAGAAGTTAATTTATGTAAACATCTATGTATAATCAGTGATTTTTGGGTATAAAAACCCAAGGGTATGCTGTTCTTCCACCCATATTTATATTCCCTATTCAGTTTTGATTTTTGGAATTTTTGAACTGAATCGTTCAAGACTGATTACTAAGCAGTAATCTTTACTTTGATAAGTCTATATGGCTGATAAGCGTTTGGATATTTCTCTCTATCCACTTTACTGATAAACATATCATATGGTCTAATCCATACTCTCTGATCCTTTAAGCTCTGATACACAACCATCTTTTCTTCTGTTTCTGTATTAATCCCAATGGCAATAATCTTATAGAAACCACCTTTGAAATGTTGTACTGTGTCTCCTGGTTGAAAATCTCTGTTATACATAAATACACCATTTGATTCCATATGTCCCAATATCTGAACATTCATTGTGATAAATTCACCATGTTTCAGAAGTTCTTCCTTTTTAATAAGTGCAACTTTATCAACTAAATAACTATCTCCTTTTTCTTCACAAGTAACTGTCTGCCCTGACTTCCAATTATTTGCAAAGTCTTCATTAAATCTAAAATCTGCCACTTTCTCACCTCCTCAAAATCCGAATGAAACAGTGATTTATTTATATGGTAATGTTTCTAGCCATTGGTTAATATCTTCTATATCCATTTCTTCTGTTGTAGTTGCGTTTGGATAATAAAATGTAATGCTATTTCTACTTAACCCTTCATCAAGCAACTGTTTCAATACAGACAATGTATTTTCTACGCCAAGATGATAAGCTTGTTTCTGATCTTCATTATCAAATGATTTGTCTACACTTTCATTTGCTGAATCTATAACCATTTTCACTTCATTCGGAATATTGCATCCCCAAAACTGTATATCATCTTCAAATTCTGCAAACATAAAATCCTCCTTTATATGTTTATTCTCTATTTGATTTTCATTTTTATTGGAAATCGTGATTCGAAGGAATCATAGATAAGTTAGATTTACTTGCTAAATAAATATTCATCACATTTAAAGCCGTTTTTATTTAACCAATCGGATACTAAATGACGATGACAAAAATCTGTAGGCTTTTCATAGCAAATCAAAGCAATGTCATTTTCTCCAACATTATATCCATAGCAAATTCTTGAAAAATCTAAGACAACATCAGTAGCGTTTAATTTATTTAATACCTGCTCATTAAAGCACTTTATATAATAATCATTATCATGATTTTCTTTCCACTTCATAAAGAAGTCATATTTTGGTGCAAGCTTTTTATATTGCAAGCCTGTATACCAATTAGGTGCTTTTCCACAAATTGAAATTGGAATTATATTATCTGGTAACGATTTAAGTTTTGCAAAATAACTTGTATATATCACATTCTTACCTCCAACTATATATTCTCTGTTTTAATCACAATACACATAATTACAGCTATTGGATTCAATATTTTCTAAGTCAATAATCATTTCGCCATCTTCATGATATCTATCAATTTCAATATTAGAAATTTTAATAGAAGTGTCTGTCATTTCTACAATATTTCCTATGTAGTGATCATGATGATTTGTCACTTTATTGAATAACGTAAATGCAATATCTTCACCAACTCTAAAGTTTTTCTTGTTATCTGTTACTAATGTTCTTACTGTTTTAATGTTGTATTTCACAATCTCACCTCCACAACCAAGAAATGTCAGATTCATTGGCTTTAAAAAATACCATTTATTATCAAAATATTTGATAAACGGCTAAAAACCATAGCCTCTATCCAATTGTTTTGTGAACCTTTGGGATTACCTTTCACTTGGATGTTTAATGGAATATTCAAGTTAATTACTCTCGAATATTCCTGTAACATATAAATCACACTCTTGGAAGAGTGGAGTGCTTAAACACTCCATAAAACACCCAAGGTTTTATATAAAATTATTCACCATTTACCAGCCTTGCAGATGCTTACAGCCAAATACAACTATGCTAAACTGTATATCAAGGTTTTGATAAATCTTTACAACTTTACTATTTACTCTTTTAACTTTGACTCATAATTTAAACTTTGAACTTCTGAGCGTTGTTATTTGAGTCTTACAACTTTAAACTTTACAGCACACACCTATCATTATCGTAGGCAATCTGATAATTAAAGTATAATTTCATATTTGATGTTATACATATCAGCCAATGGTTTCACCATTATCTTGCCGAATTATGTACTGTAGTAAGTTGAAATTATACAAATCATATAAATTAATCATCTTTTATCAATTCAATAATTTGCATTTTTTATTATTTTGCAGATTTCTTTTTCAGCTTTACATAAGTCTATATCTGCAAAAGACTGATGAGTTGTAGTTTAAAGTTTTCGGTAAACAGTGAATAACTTCTAATTAACTATTCTCTCTTTAATAGTTAATTTCAATCTCTGTTACAGCATTTGATGTGCTAAGTGAAGCATCTACTTCTGCTTTGAAAGATGCAATGCTCTCTTCTAATGTATTAATTTTGTCTAAAATCTTAATAGGATCAATTAACTCATATGAATTTGCATTGATAAAATCTTTCTTTGTCTTCTCGAAATCATCTGTATTAGTCTTGCCTTCCTTAGAACCGTAAATGCCAATTACATACTGTTCTGCTCTCTTTTCAAGGTCATCACCGTTCTGTTTGAGGATTTCAGCCTGTGCCTTATCATACTGTTTCTTTAATGCGGCTAACATCTTCTCATCAAACTCTACACCATGATTCTTCATTTCAATAGCTTCTGCCACTGTGTATTCAATACCATTAATAGAAACCTTTGTTGTAGCATTTGATAAAACAACTGCTCTCTTGATTGCATTTCTTCTTTTAATAAGGTCTGTTGCCTTGTCGTAGTAGCCCTGCATAACGCCTTCATATTCCTTAACTGGCACACCCTTAATCTTTTCATTGGAATGCTTGTTTGCTACACAATAAGTACCACCATTGATTGCAGAAATAATTCTGTCATCTACGATTTTTAACTCTGCAAGTGCCTTGTGAATTGTCATCTTTTCTGTTGTCATAATGTTCTCTCCTTTTTAACTTTGAATTTTAAACTTTATATTTTAGGCTATCGCCTTGTTACACTTATATATTCTCTATTTCGATTTAAAAGAATTTCGAATTTACGTTTTTACAGTTCAATGCCTTCCATAGCTGCCCTATCAGCTAATACAGTCATATAATTAACCATATATTCAAACTGATTATTGTATGTATTTCTTGGACAAGTAGGAGTAAAATCTAATTCTCCATTATCCCATTTATCAAGTATCTTCTTCAATCCATTTACTCGAATCTCTAACTGATAATACTCAGCTTTAAACCTTTCCTTATAGTCGTTGCTATTCATCATTTCTACTGTATCTTTTAATGTCATTTTAATTACCTCCACTTTAATATTCTCCAAATATAATTACCATCTGCTTGTATATCTACTATCTATAAATAACTCTTCCTTTGGTCTTGGATTCATTAAGTCACTGCTACTTAATTTAAGATGATCACCATAATATCCACTCCACGAACCACAACCTCTTACATTTACCTCTCCATCAAAACAGATACGAGTAATTCTATAAGCAGGGTGCTGACAACATTGCCAGTAGCTGATTTTGAAACAGTTGTCCGTATTTACATTCTCTAAATGTTTTGGTATAGAATCCCAAATCTCACACTCGTCATTGATTTGTTTTAATGTATATCCATGCCTAAGCATCACATTAGCTCTCTCAATTCTTTTGTGTCTTGTTTCACAAGCTAAAGCATCTTCAGGTGCATCAAATAATTCTCCACATTCAGAACATCTATATTTAATTACTTTCTCCAATATTTCACCTCCTCACAAGAAATCGAAAATTCTTGTGCTATTCTTCGTTATAATACTGAGCTAGTGATTCTCCATACCACTCCCAGTTATCAACTCCACCTGCTTCTAATGCACTTAATTTTCTATCTCTATCAAGTAAATCCTCATACTCTTCTTTGCTAATAGTCTTATTAGAGTCTTTAACCTTGACAGAATTGTTACCAATTAAATTACATAATTGTGTTGTTGCATCCTTAACCTGTCCAATTACTTCATTTCTTATAGAACTATACAAATTTTCATATAGATTCTCGCTCACTTCGCATTTAATAATATTCTGTAATGAACTGAGACGTTCTGGATTTTTAGATAACTGATTTTCTACATAATCATTAAATTTATCAGCGTATTTATCACCGACTTCTTTGATAATCGAATCATAAACTCTTTCCTTGATTTCATTTTTTATCTCGTCTTTTAATTCTCTTTCGTCACTGTATGTAAGTTCTATCTTTGATTTAATTTCACTCTTTATCTGATTGATAGCATTATCTTTTGCAGCATCAAAATTCATTTCTTCCAATTCTCTAATAACACCTTGTTTAATTCCTTCAAACACCTCTTCAAAATCGAATTCAAATTTTAGTGGTGTACTCATCAATATCCTCCTTATTCGTAAGTATTACTTTACTTGCATATTTCACAACATTTTCACTTGTTTCGTTATCATCTAAATATTCTCTGTAAGCATCTTCACAATGCGCACCTTCGCACCAATAATATCCATTTGGTGTAATGCACGATTTATGTTCCCCATAATCGGTTGCTGAACAATATTTACACAAACTTTCCTCGTCAGATAACTCATCAAAAGTCTTTAACATATACACCTCCTAGATTCACAATTTACATTTTGTTTACAGTTATATATTCTCTACTTTTCAGAAGATTTCTTTAGCTCTACTAATGCATCATCCAAATCCTTAACTGTATGAATAGCTTCCTTCATACTATTCATACCAGCAACAGCACTTGAAAAAGCCTTAATACTTTCAAATTCCATCTCTGAAATAGTTTTTAAAACATCAACTAATTTCATATCACCAATTCCAGATACCTTTGCTGCATTTTCAATTGTTTCTTCTTCATTGACAAGTAAATCAATAAACTGTCTTACTTTATTATTCTCCATCGTTTCAATCTCCTTTATATGTTCTTTTATTTTTTGTTTTCCTACATGACTTGGATACCCAGAATATGAAAGTGCCTTATTTATCCACCACAATGTCTGTTCATCTACATCATCATATTTTTTCATCTCTTCTACTAAATTTCCGATATGTAACACCTCATTTCGTTTCTCTCCAACTAATACTGTAATATGGCTCATTGTACTGAGTACCAGTCTCGACTTTATAACCAAGTTCCTCTAATTTCTTTCGTGTTTCAGGCTTCAAAGAACCATCTTCACTGATTGAAAATTTACCATCTGCAATCGCATCTCTAATTAATTTAGATAGTTCTGCTAATTGCTGTGTCGTGCAGCTATCAATTGCATTGTTTGTCATCTTATTTGCTTCTAACGCAGACGGAATAACATTCTTTGGTGGCTGTACTTCTGGTATAGGTATGTTGGAAGTAACTGCATCTTCACAACAATCTATATCACTACAAGCTAAACAAAACTTATAACTTCTGCTAGTTATTGGATATTTACAAGTTATGTATTTAATGTCCATTTTTCACCTCCACATGAAACCGATAATTCTTCTTAATCATGGATATCAAGTACTGTAATAAATCCATCCATATTATCTGTTATAGCCTGTTTATATTTTTCATCGAATTTTTCATCTTTGATAATATCTTTACCATTCCATGAATCTCTTGCAATAGCTGAACCGTTAGGAAGAATACATATGTAACATCCAAGCTTGTTAATATTTAAAACATCGCTTTGTTTTGCTCCATCAACAAGAATATATCCATCGCCAAAACCCATATTCATAAACCAATCTTCCTCATGGTACATCCATTCAGGTGCAATATTCTCTTTTAATGTTGATAAAAGACTTGACCAAAACAATCTACCGTTTCTATCTTGTCTGTCATAGTAGCCCCAATTATAATATTCTCTATTTGCAGATTCTTCTTCATCTACTTTTAGTTTTAATTCAGCCTTGTACCTGCCACCGATTCGATAGTAATCCCATGTAAAAACTGGATAATCAATCTGTTTGTCTTCTTCATCATCTGAGCCATATACAAGTTCTGAATTGTATGGCTTCATAATTGCTGCAATTTTATTCTCACTTGGTAATTCTTTTGTGAGTAAATGAACGCAATAATGCATTTAATTTTACCTCCTATTTGTTTACTCTCTCTAAATCAATCCTTTTTCAATTAATTTTCCTAAGTAGTAATATCTATCTAAGTCATCTGGATCATTAGAGTCATCTTCACCAAGAATATATCTATCACAATCTTCTACTTCTTCCATTTCATCAATCCATTTATCCCAATTGTCTGCAATTAGCTGACAGAACTTTTCGCCACTTCCACGCAAGAAACATCTGCCAACCCATTCAGCTTTCATCTTTCTGCCAGGATAAACTAATGTGAAATAAATTCCATTTTCAATCAAAGCGTCTCTAACTTCTTTATGGCTGCTTACAAAGATATAATCAACTTTCCCAATATTCTCTTTAATGTGCTGAATATAATTTTTTGGAAATTCAGGATTACGATACTTTTCAATTTTATCTGAATTAACTGGATTATAATCATAGCACCAACTAAACTGACTGCTATCGCTATCGAGAATCTTATAACCTTTTTCATTTAATTTTTTAAAAGCATATGTCTTACCACAAGCGGGAAACACACTAATAATTTTTGTGTTCATATATTTATTCTCCTCTTTTTACTCAATATTTAACTTGACTCTTTCTTTATCATATAAAATTCCACCGTTTTTCAACATTTCATCTATGTTGATATTAAGACTTGCAGACTGAGACTTTTTAAATCTATGCAGGATATTTCCATCTGCATCTTTAACATCTGTATATTCTGGTTCGTCTAACTTAAATTCACAAGATGACATCATATTTTCAAACTTATTTGACTGTTCTTTCATAGTTAAATAATCCGATTCAGACATCCTCACTCGTTCAATAAAATTATGTACTTTTCTTGCAATCGTTTTTAATTTTCTTCTCATTCAGTACACACCTTTCTTAGTCTTATTTCCAAAAGAAACGAATCTTTCTTCCTATCTATTCTTTTTATAATCCTGAACCAAGTTACCACAGCATAATGGTAATTCTGCTTTAGCAGCTACATCTACAACTACCTTTAGACCACAACTCTCAACCTTTTCTTTAATCTTATTCATATTCTCCCAATTCCACTGAATTGCATCTTCAAGACCATGCTCCTTAGTAGCTGTCGTTGTATTAAGAGGTGTAATTTTAACACAAAACACATTCGGATCAAGACCATATAACTTGTTTGGATCAAGTTCCCATCCTGCTCCACAAATAAAATTCAGAGTGATAAGTCTATTGTTATTCGGCATATTATTAAATTCTTTCTTCATCTCTTCGATAGTTACAACATCAGCACCACCAAACAGATACTTTCTCTCATCTTCATTTGTGCTATTTGTTGAAATTTGAATGTGCATAAATCCGTCAAGATACTCTTTTACAGACATAACTTCGTCCTTCAGAACATCAACTGGACTCTTACCAAATACTTTCACTTTAGGAAGAATTGTGTTGTAGCAAGGCAAGAAAGTAAATCCTTCTCTATAAGTTTTCATATCTCTCATTACCTGTAAAATATTTTTCCAGTTATATTGTGGTTCTCCCATACGTGCAAAGCCCACTTTAATCTTGTCGCTCTTTGTGACCTGTGGATGCTGATTAAATACAAATTCAAGCTGTTCCCACATTTCTTCTGTAGAAAGATTTCCGTGAAATCCTAACTCTGGTACTAAACAGAACTGACAATGCTGTGGACATCCGTACTGTGTACTAATCGCTGTAAGCCACTTTTCCTCAAACGGAACGAGATTCTTTTTAATCAAATCTGCATCATCTGTCATAATGATTTCCTGAGATTTTCCTTTTGTATTTACATCCTGCATAGAAGTAGTTTCAATGTAGAAATTCTTTTCTTTATTATAAAGAACATAAACACTACCACTTGGATATGCGTACTCTTTTACTAATTCAAAATGTTTCATTTTTAATTCTCTCCTTTGTCTCATACAAAATTTTATAAGCTGCACTCAAACCAGCTCTATCGTCTAACATAATGTTGTAATAGATTTTATTGCCAGTGAAAGGGATATAAGGTGGTGAGTCATTTATGTAATCAATATGAATTCCAACCTCTATACATTTATTCTCCATAAATTCAAATTTTGATTCGTCACAACATGTACTGAGAATCAATGTACATCCCATATCTTTACATTCTCTTAATAGAGTAATAACTTTGTCATACCTATATCCTTTGTCATAGTAATCAAAAATTGTATTATCAAAATCAAATGCAATTATTATTCCATTGTGTAGTTTCCAATTTTCAACCAAGCGATCTATACACATATCATCATTAAGATATGGATCAACCACAATATTGTTCAATTTCTTCATATTTCTTCATCCACACCTTTCTATCATTCTCTGTATAACCAAAGAAATATGGATAAAGCTTGTTATTGGTTGTGAAATAGTAATGATGATATTCACCATCTGGTAGGAACATAACACCTGGAATATTGATGGTGTTTTTGATATTTAAGAAGTTCTGATATGCATTTTTATTACCAAACATCTGTCTAAACGTAATCTGCTTAACACCAATATTGTGCATCTTGTTTATATAATCAAGACAATCTTCTGTAGTCATTCTTTCATTTAGTACATTAATAACTCTCAACTTAGTAGTTTTCTCAATCTCAGGTAATATGACTTGCAATCGTTCCATTGCTCTTGTATCGTAAGGCTCAATGCTTAAGGCAATCTTTCTAAACTTTTTAATCAAATCCATATCTGTAGGAAGAATACGAGTATGTATATCTAGCTTCTTTCCATATTTTGTAGCCAGTTCATACATATGATTGTAAAAATCAATATTATTCTGCCAATCATAAAATGGATCTCCACCACCTGATAAATTAACAGTAGGTGCATTTGATTCAGAAATACACTTCTCTAAATGCTCCCAATCTATTTTATTTTTATCAGTTACCGCATTTTGCAAAATTGGATGATGCTTTGTAATACAATATTTACAATGGCAATCACATCCAAAATTTGTTATCACAGTAAACCCTCTGTTCTGCTCTGTATACATACTCTATATCCTTTCTATTTTATTTACATTTATTCTCTCAATCTATCTAATACTCTCATCAAAACATGTCTTGTAAGATTTTTAACATCACCACTATAAAGTCCACATTCAATGTCACAAGCCTTTAGAACTTCATCAAGAGTTTTATTCTTCTCTTCTTTTATATTGTAAGCACATTTCTGACTACCAAGAATCTGCATCACATCAGACTTCCTTACAAATCCCATTTCAGATGGCAGCTTAGATAATTCTTTTCGTAATACTGTTTTATCAATTAACTGTCCCATATGTTATTCTCCTATCTTATCAGCGACTTTTGCTTCACATATTCCACAGATACAGCCATTTTTCTCATCGTATTTTTCAAGTTTACTAATGAGATTACTACAACACCAGCTTGATTCATTAAGATGAAATTCAATCATGTCATCATCCCAATCCGAAGGAAAGTCCATTGGAAGATTTATTGTCCACTGTATAGTTTTGGTTTGTCTGTCTGCCATATAGTTATTCTCCCATTTCTATCTTCTGACCAACGAATTTCTGAAGCTGTTCATTTACATCATCAGGATAAGTTTTTACAACATAATCAGTACAAACATGAATTTTAGTAATAACACTATTCTCGTCATATTCAATACTTCCAAGTGTTCCACCTGGAATTCTGATAGGAAAACAACCATCCTCATAATCACAAAGCACATAATGTTTCCAGTGTCCATTAGGATCAAGTCCAGCAAGCTTGTCCAATTCTGTTGTGATTCCACAATAATATTCATTCATTTTTGAATATCTTGAATTTGCATATTTGTTAATCAGCTTCATAATACAGTTCTCCTATTTCTTTTATGCTCCTTATATAAAGCATTTAATTCCTGCTCTAATTTCTTTTTCTCCATAGGATTCTTACAATACTTTATTCTCTTCTTAAGAGTAGATATATCTTGTTTTGGAGGTTCAAGGCATTCAATAGGAAAATTATCACCAAAATGCATTTCATTAATTGTTTCAAGAAGCTTTGTAACTGGATCTTCTTGTACCTGTATGCCTAAGTCTTTATATTTTTGTTCAAGTTCATTTTGTATTTGAGCTTCTGCCATTGCACTTATCATTTTTCCTATGGCATCTATCTGTTTACCAACTATTAAGACTTTTGTAGCATCACTTATTTTTTCAAAAGTATCATGTAACTCTGAAATATCAATCACCTCGTTCTACTCTATGTCGCAACCTCTATATTTCCCTTCATATCGTTATTCCTCTAAATTTTTACCACATAACGGACAAAATTTTATTTTTAACATTGCCGATGCATATTCACCACCTGAACTATCAGCAAATAATGTGTTATTATAATAATGTCTGTCAATAGAAAAATTTCCTATTTGACAAATATCTCTATTACTTTCCCAGCTAATCTTTTGTCACTCTTCACAAAATTTACACATCACTTACACCTCCAATCTGCCCAAAAGAAAGATTGGATTCTTGTGTTTTTAACCTTTAATGTTTAAACAAAATGATTAATATCCAATTTTTTTACTTTGTAAATTGCTTTTAAACGAAATAAATATGATGGATTCCTGCTCAGAAAATCTTTCACTTCGTCTTCTGTATTAAAATCATATTTTACATTGTCCCAACTATCAGTATCAGCAGATTCTCCTAACCCATTATATTTATGTCCAATTACAATATAATTCCTATAATCATCCATGTTTTTACCTCCAATTTATTATTCTTCACTTACAATCTCATAAATAATATCATCGTGATATTTACCATTCTTATCTTTAATCGAATCTTTTAAAACATGTTTCGTTCCATTATGTCTCTCGATAAAGCTATCATATCCTCTACAAGCAGGATTGCCACCAACAGCTCTCCATTCAACTCTATGTAATGTTTTAATTAGTTCTTCTAATTTATCGAATACATCCTTACCAACCAGAACATTCCCCCTGTCAAATGAGAACAACCCAAAGTTATACGCTTTAGACGCATACCAATCAACGGAATATCCTAAGTAGCCAATGAGTTTTTCACTTTTGTCAATTATTGCATATTGGAATTGACTCTCATTTGGACATTCTGCAATTTCAGGACTCCAATTACACATACAACCTGTTTCATATAACATATCTGTTGTATAATAATATTTTTGAAATTCTTTCTTGATCTGTTCTTTGTATAAAATTGCAGGTACTAACACTTAATCACCTCCAAACTCACAAGTGTCACATGTTGAAAAATATTTATCATGGTCTATGCAGCATTGTGGTCTGTTGTCATCTTTATTGATTTCAGCAACATCTTTAACAGTCCCTTTATCGAGAACTTCATTAAAGAAATCTATAACTTCTTCTTCGCCATTAAATGTGTATTTTTCATTCCAGTGTCTGATATGTTTTTCTAAGAACTTAATCAAATTTTTACTGAAAATATCTGTTGGATATTCATATGTAATTTCATATACCTTGCCGTTTAATGTCTGTTTTACATTCATCTGTGAAGTAACTATACCGAAATATTCAAACTCAATTTCTAATACTCCCATCTCTTCTGTCTTAAAACGAGTAGACAGATTATAATTCATCCAATCATAATCGTTCAATGTGAGGTATGTATTGGTTCTATCATCTTCAATTTCATTACTGAAAACCAAATCTTCACTTCTAATCTTTTTCAAATTCATTTATACTCATCCTTTCGTATATGTTATCCGACACCTGCAAATTCTCCATAATATTTCTGTCTCATTTCTTCTGCAAACTTTCCAGCTTCTTCAAGTTGCTCTTTAGGGAAAGTTCCTAAAACGACACATTTTTTATTTATTTGTATTTGCACTGTCCATTTTTGCATCTCTTTGTTCCAAGATACATTTCTATAACCAGAAGTATTATTTATGTTCTTTCCTTTTCTGTTCGTTAAGTTGTTTTTATTGGAAATTATTCTAAGTTTAGACTTTCTATTATCAAGAGTATTATGTTCGATATGATCTACATATTTTGTAGTATTCATTATGAATTGATGTAATGATACTATTTTATTTCTTGGTTGTCCGTTTTTACCACCTAAATAAACGGTTGCAAATACATAATAGCTTTTAGTATTTTTTAAATATCTTGAATACCATGTATATGGAAAATTAATTACTCTTTCCAAATCTTCTAAATCTATAATTGTCCAAAGACTTTCTTTGCCATTTCTTCTTTGTAATTCGATTTTTGCTATTTGGTGTTCTTCATCTACTATATAATTATTTCCTTTCTTTTTACCGCCTGCTATAATTATCACCTCTTTTCATAAAAATCAGATGAGTTGTTGCTTTCCTGTGAAGTTACTCAGATAAAATCTTCTGGAACATGTCATCTACTGAGTCCAATAAGTCATATCTCTTATCAAATGCTGCTGTTGAACTTCTTGCAAATTTACGCTCAACCATGTCAATGTAGTAAGTCATTGTGCCGTCATCGCCCATATAGAACTCATTCCATTCATCATCAGACATCAATCTCCTAACATTTAACTGGTCGATTGCAAGATTGTCAAAGCTAACAACCTTTAACTTTTCAATAATATCTGCAAGATTTTCATATAGCCAATTCTGCTTTACAATAATGTTTTCATGATCTTCTGAATAAAAATCATCACCACGTCTTAAATGTTTATAACCAAGAATCAACATCTTCAGATTATTATTCTCTAAAGCTTCTACGTCCGATGGTTTTAATACCCCGTTGATTACATGAATGACCGCATTTGGATATTTCTTAATAAGTTCGATAAATTTTTCTGTTGGATTTACAAGCGATACACCAAGACCATAGATAAGTTTTTCATCAACAAGTCTTCTGATGAGTTCCTGTTTTTTCTCAAAATGAATCTGATTTACCGTCATGTTTACAATAACTTTTCTATCTTTGAGTTTCTGTAAGAATGGAATTAAGTCAGGATGACTTGTAGCATCTCCGCCCCCAAGAGCAACTTCCTGATACGGATGAAGTGTGTTAATGAATTTCTCATTCAAAATATCTCCAAATTTTCCATCTGTTGTGCTACCTTCATGGCAGAATGGACATCCCATATCGCAAAAATTACAAATTTTTATATCCATATTCTCTGCAAAAGTTGGCAAAAACTCATCATCTTCTGTTTCTCTGATCTTTGTTCCATCGCTCAAAATTGTGGTTTTAAAGTTACCATTTATGTATCTTCCTAATAATTCCATTCTTAAAATCCTCCTAAATTAAATCAACCATCGTATCCATACTTACCAAACGCAACAATTTTATCTCCACTTTTACTTGTATATCTATTTACAAATGTTTCAAGATCATCGTGCTGCCACTCCTCATAGGTTTTAGCATCCTCGTCTACAATATTGTTCTCTTTTGCGTATTTGCTATAATACTTTTCTTTCGCAGATTCTGACAAGTCTGACCAATCTTTAGAAAAATCATCTTTGTGATTTTCATAGTCTTGTGCTGCATATTTCTTATCATCATCTGATAAACTATTTGCTTTTACAAATGACTCATAACCCCATTCATCAAAAAGAAGTTCACCATTCTTCCACTGTTCAAATTCTTCCTCACTACACATTGTAAGTGAATGTGTGCTTGATGAATTAGTTTCATAAACTCCACGTCTAATCTGTCTCTTCATAAATTAATCCTCCGTTCCATATGCTCTTGGATACTCATGATCAATAGCATCCAAATTAATCAAACCACTACGTTTCATATCTCCAAAATATCCATATTCGTCACCATCTTGAATAACAACATATTTCTTATTTGTTAGATATTCCTCTAATGATATATTCTCTTTTTTAAGGAAACCACTAAGTATATCTACATCAACATATCCTGTACATGGTTTCTCAAAATGAAAATATCCATTGTCGGTTTCCCAATATTCGATTGTGTCAATTCCCCAATCCTTTTCTTTCTGTTCAAGCCATTCGTTAAGCTCATCCTCTGTCTTACCATATTCCTGTGCATAATCACTATCTTTATTTTCTGGATGATTTTTATCAGCGACTGAATCTGAAATCATCGGAATAATAATCTTTTTAAGACCAGGAACATATTTTAATGCAAGTGCTTCAAGTTTCTTATAATTCTCATCATTATACTCATGCACCAATGAAGCACAAGCATACAACCACTTGTCATGAAAATTACCTAATGCTCTAAATGGACTTCTGCCAAACTCCATATCATGATCCCAAATATGCCATTCGCAATCTTTCTCGCCAGTTTCTTTGTCATCCCACAAATAAAAGTCCCTTGCAATCTCATCTGGTGTATAACGCTCATTATTTTTCATAATACAAAGCGAATGTTGACTACTTGAATTTGTCTCGAAAACACCTCTACGAATCTGTCTCTTCAATTTTTCTTACCTCCTTGCTTTAATATCCTCTCTTTGTAACCAAAAGAAACCTGAATTTACTTACCATTCTCAAGTTCAACTTTGTAATCATCCTTCTTACACATATAAATGATATTTTCTTCCAATCTGATCAATAAGTTCACTGCCCATTGGTCTAAAACCAATTACAGTAAGTGTTCTACCATCTTCTTCGGGTTCTAATTCAGTGTGACAGTTATCCCTTATGAGCCAGAAATCTTTACCTTCAACCATTCCTAATTCTTCTGCCATAGTCTTAGCTTTTAGCAACTGATTCTTATTCTTGGCTTGAAGAACACATTTTGTAAATTCGCCCTCAATCCAATTATGAAGAATATCTTCGTCAATATAACCATCGACATGACCATCTAAATCGGTATTATTTCTAATAAACCAATTGAGAAATGCCATAGAGCCGTGACTGACTTGAGCTGCGAGTTTCCCAGAACTCATATTTAAATCTTTTCTAGCAATAATAATTTGTTTATACATATACATCCTCTTTCCACTCATCCAACCAATAGAAGCTGTCAATCTGTTTATCAAGTTGTCCAACCTGCTCTCTTAGTTCAAATTCTTTCTTCTTACTATCCGTTCTCTGACACTTCTTCCACAATTCTTTACGCTGCTTAGTTAATTCATTGTATTTATCCGATATATCAATCTCATCTACGACTGAAATCTCAATCTTCTCTCCACAATGAGGACAGAACTGGATTGGATAATTGTCTGTTTGTTCGTATTCATCTCCACAAGAGTTAAATGTTTCAGTATATGAAGTACAAAATTGAGGAATTATATTGTCATCTGAACCTCTTACTACTAATCCAAAAGTATCGTTACATACCAAGTCTTCGCCTGTAAAAACAATAGTTTTATCATTCTGAATCTCATCACAGCAATGCGTAAATGGTTTATACTTGTACGAATAAGTATCATTAAATTTTAATCTAATCAATTCTATCTTCATATCTTTATCCCCCTAAACATCTTCCACATAAACAGTAATGCAACTTCCAATCTCACCACTCACTTTTGGGAATACCATTGTAATACTATCTATGTAATATTCTTCTCCGTCTGTATCAATGACATCATTAGTATTGATTATTAATGGAATTTCGTTCTTTCTCATATAGTCTAGCGTCTTAAAAACTTCTGATACATTCTCTACTTCTGTATATCCAAGAAGCTTATAATCATCATATCTGTCGCTAAAACCAACAATTCTTATATGCAAGTTCTATACCTCCTTATATTTAGTTATTCTCTCTTTTATTTTGGAAATAGTGAGCAGAATTGCTCTTAGATAAAATCAATAGGAAATGCTTCTTTCTTATTTCTCATATAAAGCTTTCTGAAACTGTTTTCTAAATTTCTTACAAGCTGATTCATTTTGACTCTCTGTTAATACTCCATGTATATAACAATACTGAATTGAATGTAATAATTTTTGTAACCTCTCAGCGTCTTTACCGAGAGTACACCCTTGTTTATTCACATACTTTTCCAAATTATCAAGTAAGGGATCAAAATTACTCATATCTACAACTTTACCCATGCTCTTATTCTCCTATCTGATCTACAATACTCTGCAACTTATCAATATATATTTGAGCTTCTTCTTTATCTAATTTTTTAATATTTGACGGAACAATAGCAATATTTGCTTCACCAAATATCTGATTATCAAGACATGCCCTTTCAAACTCAGTTATTACATCTACATAAAGTTGTTCTGGATCAAATTGAAAACAAATCACATCACCCTCCTGTGGATGCAGTTTTCTAACCTTAATAAGTGTCTGTTTAAATAACTTCTTCCTCTGTCTCTTGTTCATAATTTAATTTGTCTTCCTTACATTACTTCTAAATGATATTCTTCAACATATTTTCTTCTCTTCCAAAACTTCCACCACGGAAATTTCACATATTCTATTTCTATAGCTCGAAGCATCTTGCCCTCATTTTTATCTCTATCTAACCTTAAAGCAGGTGAACCAAACATTACTTCGGCTAATTCGTTAATAGAAATATGTTCTCCAAGTTTGTATTCCTGTTTGTGTGGTTGCGGAGGGTAATAAGAAATCACGTCATGCTGTCGTAGTTCATATGTTCTCATATTGTTATTCTCCTATTCACTTACTCTAAACACCTTCGCATCACCAACTGCCAAATCTTTTACTTCTACAAAAGAATTTAGATTATCTTCCATAGTTGTAATCAATATCTCATCAAATAAATCTTCCATCATACAAAAGAATCGTACAGATGGAAAGAATCCTGGATATTTTTTTAAACGATATTTATTAACACTACCTCTTAATACAGGAAGTCCGTGCCTTCTACGCTTGTTGTTATTCCAATGGATAGGATTGTCATAAAAAGCTTTCTTCTTTCGTCTGTACTCTTCTAATTCTTCTCTTGCAAGCTTGTCAATCTCTTTTTCTCGTTCCGTTTTCGGAGGTTTACCATGAATAATATTGTCAAATTGTTTTCTGACATTATCGTTTACTTCTGCTTTTTCTGAATCACTCATCTTATCAAAGTTCTGAGCTACATCTAATAGTGCGTTTTTCAAATTGTTATTCTCCAATTTCTATATATTTCATTATCCAACTATCGTATTTATTTTCTTTAATCAACTGCTGATATAAATTTATCCATTCTTGTGCAGAAAGACTTTGAAACTTCCAAACACATTCTTTCCAGTATCTGTGTATAAAACGACTTTTTGTTTTTAACTCAATGCACTTCACACATTTATCATATAGTTTCCTGGAATACAAATTCGATTTACTTTTATTCCAGCCATCAATAAATGCTTCAGTCGGATCATATCTACTTTTCATATCAGTAAGAGTTCTGTCGTATAACTCAGTTTTTGCATTGTATAAACAATGAAGCAGAAAGTAGATGTCTTCATAATTATTTTCAAACTCCCATTCTCCAATATTTAAATCAAAATACATTATTCTCCATTCCTTATTACATCAAACTTAATTGGCAACATAGCAGTGAATCTACTCTTCATCCAAGGTTTTTCTTTTGTTGCAAATTCATCTCCAAACTCTTCTGCCAATACAAAATCTCCAACAGTATAGATGATAGAATATCCAGTTAAATCTTTTGGAATCTCTTTATTTACATTACATGTTTTAAGATGAATCATTTTATCTATGCACTCATCCATTAAATCTTGAAAGAATACAAACGTTCCATCACAATTACAACGCTGCATTGTGAAATATTCAAAATCTGCATCTGGATCACGCTTAATAATTACATTAAAATAAGGTTTGTCGCCCTTAAGATAAGGAACATCTGCTTTAAGATAAGGAATATCTGCTAAAATTGTTCCATCTTTTGTGCAACTAACAACTGTAAATAACTCTCGTATATCCTGTTCAATCATATATTCATATTTATTATTTTCCAAACCATTGCACTGACCTGATGCAATTCGTTCTTTTACAAATTTTAATGATTTACCCATAATTTACCTCCTCGAATGAAACGTGGTTTTCCTATTGGTTTATTCTCCTAATGGTCTTTCATATGTAACCAATTTTTCAACAATCAAATCCTTTGGTAATAAATCTTTACAGAAATATGCCGTTGCAAATGGACTACCTTTTACTACAGAATCCATATGTTCTTTATTGTGATAACAAATTCTTGCATCAAAACTAAGAATCTGAATACCATCTTTGAAATATTTATATCTTGTTTTACCTTGCAGGGAATTAAGCGGTAGAAGAACCGCAAACGGTTTGTTGAATGAATAAAGTCTTTCTAAGACTTTATCTTTGATTGAGAAGGGTGGATTGCTAACTATGATATCCCATTTTTCAGGTTCGTAATTAAAGAAATCTTGACCTTCAGCTAATGAACTTCTGATTACATTGTATCCTTCCTCTTTTAGCCTGTTGTAGAAAGCAGACCAGTTTTCATCAAATGGACACCATATAATTTTATCCTTTGGAAGATATTTAATAATGTGATCTGTTGCATAATAGGGCGTGTATAACTCATTATCTTCCTTATCTGATGTTAAATATCCAATATTTAATGCCAATATTTGTTCACCTAGTAGCTGCGCAGCTTTACTCACATGTGAACGTTTTTCCTTTCCTTGTTTTGTAATTACATTGTTATATTCTCTTATTACTTATAAATCTTTGGTAATTTTTTAAAGGCAACTACATCATCTCTGAAGCAAACATTGTCCTTATAAATCCTTTTATCATTTAAATGAGTTTCATCGTTATATCCATATACTTCATATGTATTGTAAACATCTAATCGTCTATTATCTTTCCATCTTAGTGTCTTTTCGTCCCAAAATAAATCCATAATATATGCTTGTCCTGGTTCTTCGCCATATCTAATTGAGCATATATACCAACCACGCTTTTTAGGAATATGTTTAGGATATGCTTTTCATCTATTGAACATATTTTTACCTCCATAGGAAACCAAAAATTCTTGTTATTTTTTGTCCAAATAAACTATATTATCTACATTATAGTGAAACCCACCTATCTCTCCATTAAACCTACCTTTGACATACCACGCATAAGGACTGATACCTTCATTCATTTTCTCTGCAAGTTCATCAGCTTTTCTTTGATGTTCATCAGCTTCATTTTGCATAGATATTTTTTGAGAATCCCATATAAGATTTGGAATTGTATCTACACACTTTCTATACATCTCAGACTCTTTTATATATTCTCTTATCACTTTTGTCATTTTGGGAATATTGTCTTTTAATATTGGTTCATTGCTAAGTCCATATGGATATAGGATTAAAACACTTCTGTCTATACATTCCATAGATATTAATTCTTGTACACAAGACTTTGGTTCTATCAAATTATCACCTCCCAGATATTTATTCTCTTATTTCAAATAACTTTTCTACTGCTTTAACTCGCTTTGTATTGTCAATCGTTCTTTTGACTTCCTGTTGCCAAATACATTCCCATTCTGAAGGAGCTTCATGCTCACTGACTAAGACAATATTCCTCTCACTCATCTTCTCAGCCCAATTCCAAAATCTGTCATAATCAAAGTTCTTACTTGATCCATATTGTTTCGTACCCTTATATGGAATATCGCAATAAAATAAGCAGTCAACTTTATCAGAATATAACTCTTCATAATCTCCACATTGGAATTGAATATCTTCTAACCTTGGAATTTGTTCAATTAAATTTTCTTTTGCCTCTTTATAATAATTTCTTATTATGATATGGTCTGTTGTTTTACTCTTTGAATAATTTGTTTTTGCAAATCCACCATCATAAAATCTGCCATTATAACTTCCAAGAAAGCCGATAGCACCGATATACCAATCAGGATATGTATTTAATCCTTTATTAAAACATTCCCTTACTTCTGAATAATGTTCCCTTGTTAATTCATCTGGAAATTCAGTAATTTCTTGTACATTCTTCAGCAATGCAATCAAATATTTTTGATTATCTGATGCGATTTTTGTATCACACTGAACTTTGTCGATTACATTACAACCACCGCAAAATGGCTCTATGTATGTTTTGATATTATAATCTCGCAATCTTTCTTGAATAATCGGTAAAATGTTATCAACTATTCGAGACTTTGAACCCATATATTTCATAAATTACTTGGAGTAAGGAATTCCTTCTTGTGTACACGAACCTCGTCTCCTTTCATTATTTATTTAAACTCTATCTTGTTTCTTTTTAATACCTTAACTGCCTTATCATAATCAGCTTCAGCTACCTTGATATTTTTCATCTTAGTTGGTTTTGGCTTAATCCAATGACGACATTCTGTAATATCTTCGTCATGCCACATCAAACCGCTTTCACAATATTTGTGCCATTGACAGTCATTATTGCCACAGTTACTCATTTATGTATTCTCCCAATCTAATGCCTGACCGCATTGATCACAATATTTAATGTCGGTATCTTTGTAGCCATCGTCACACAATAATTCTCCGCAAGTAGGGCAATACCATTCAAACGGAATTCTCTCTCCGCTATTTTTTACTTTCTTTGGTATCTGTTTTTCAAGCGCTTGTATTGCCATTCCATAAGCATTTTCAAAAGAACATCCCCATGAAGTATCACATGGAATTGCTTTGCCAAGTTCATTACAATCATATTTTAGTTCTTCAATAGCTTCATTCTCTGCCATACTACTTCTCCTTTATTATCTCAAAATCTTACTTAATCTCTTCACAACTTCTTCGCAAAATCTGTACAAACAAGTCTTCTTAAATGCTATTCTCAAATCATCAACAGTTTGTCTATATTGCTGACGTAATTCGTTGTCTATCATACTATTCCTTCTTCTCAATAATAGTTACAGTACCCTCAAACACTCCAAAATTTGATGATTGTTGAAATGTATGCGTCTCCGCAATGTCATCATCTGTCATTGGTCTTGTAAGATACCATAATGAATCATCTTTCCATGTAATCTCTTCAAGTTTCTGGTTTGGTTCAAGTTCAATTGTTGTTGAACCACCAAAATCTTTTGTAACAGACTGGCATCCCGTCATTCCAAAACATAACGTCAATCCTAATGCAACTGCTAAAATTTTCTTCTTCATATGATTTATTCTCCTATTACCTAATTTTTTTCGTAAGTCTTTTCAAAAATATCTGGCTTACAAGGATATACTTCACCATTGACACCTAAAATTATGTAATCACCATATTCAGATTTCATTGTTCCTTCCAATGTTTTGATATGACATGTACCGTCTTCATGAATTACAATAGTATTATTTGATACTCTATCCATAAACCAATCTGGCAAAGAATCTTCAATCATATATCTAACAGCTTCAATTACTACTGGTTTCTTTCTGTATTTCATACTGAACCTCCTACTAAATTTTCATGTTCTTTATCATATCCAGTCTCTTCAAGGAATTCATCAAATTCCTCTTTTGTCATATTGTTTGGATAATACATAGCCACCACCATATCAAACGGCTTCAAATAATTATTCAACACATCTTCAGCATCTTCTTTTGCTTCCTGCATTTTCATATTGATATAATCTTCTCTCGTCATATTCCATGCTGTAGGACAATCCGTGACACTCGAAAATCTACAATATAATCCGTTTGGTTGTTTTGATACAAATCCTGCCATACTATTCTCCTAAATCTACTATAATATTTAATTCATGAAATCCATCATGCGCTTTAACCGGGGACGCAAGTTTACACTGGCTGCTTAAATATTCACTAATAAGTTCTTTTGGAATAACCGATTGAATGTTTAGAAAATCTTTATTTAAAATATCTGTTTTCATCTTTTCAATGTCATCTCCATAAAATCCAAGAGCTTCGCCACACCCAAGACACCATAACCCAAACCCATTATCTGTGTCATATACGATTAGGTAGGCATTTGTTTGATCTAGTGGTTTGTTTTCGCAAAGAATTACATCTCCGGTTCTTAACTGATATAACATATTTTTCTTGCCTCCATTTCCCCATGAAATCTATGTTTCTTGGCAAAAATATTACTACATATAGTGTTTATATCTTCTATAAATACCATATATAGTATCCCATTTACGCCTGATACACAAAACTTGGCATCGACTGTAATTTAAACAGATTTTTCTCATGCATTGAATCAATCTTTCTTATAATTCCAAACAAATCCTTTACAAGTTTTCTGCTTTCCTGAACAACACGCTTGAATACCTTGATGACTTACTCCCAAAGAATGTGCTGCTTCTGTTATACTTTGCCACTCTTTTATAATATTTCCATTTTTATCTTTTTGGAAAATCACAACTGCATTTGTTCTATTTGGAATTGTTGCACGTTTAATTACTTCTTCAATATTAACGTTTCCGTTATTATATGCCCAAGCATATCCACCTGCTGTTTTACAATTATCCTTACAACAATCCGAAATCTGTCCAGATGATATTCCAGTTATCTTATATGCCTCTTCCATACTATTATATTCTCTTATAATATTCTTGTTGGGTATATCTATTTGGACTACTTTTCTTTTATAGACACGTTTATGCTTTACTTGTAAATCATCCTTTATTTGTTTTGATGAAAATATATAATCATCAAATGTAATATTCTTTTGCAAGAGCTTTTCATAAAACCCTTTTACAATTTTTTCTTTTGTTTGAAAATTTGTATATCTAATAATTAACAATGGAATATTATTTTCACTACAATAATCTTCTTTTAATTTATCCAAATGTTTTCTATGCAAAAAATTTTCCTTCTTTTGCATATCAGACTCACTATTAAATGTAAACGGAAAATAATGCTGTTCTCCATGTAGTTCAATTAAAAATAAGAGTTTCTTATTTTGTGGATGAAAAATTGCAAAATCGAATGGCAATCTTCTTTTATATTTACAATCATCAAACTTATATTGCGTATCAAATATAATTTGTTCATCTGTCAAGAACTGGCTTAATTCGAACTCAGCTACAGAAGATAAACATCCACATGACTTAAGTTTTCCAGAAGTTAAAGACGATGATAAAGCGTTAATTTTCTTACCACAATCACAATCACAACTCCATAATGATCTATGATTTTTTATACCAAGAAATTCTTTTACAATTAATTTCCCAAATCTTTTTCCTTCTAAATTCTTTTGTGGTTTAATATTATCTCTTCTTATACATCCACATGATTGAGTATGTCCTGATTTTAAATGTCCTGCGGCAACTAAAATCAATTTAGGGTTGCCACAGTCACATTTACACCACCATCTCACATGTCCGCTTTTATCGTTGTCTCCACGTTTGATGACTGTTAATTTTCCAAATTGTAAATTAGTTAAGTCTTCTGCCATTTTAGTCTACATATCTTTCCATACCTGTTTTATAATAAGGAATAGGCATTCTCTTAAACCGATATTTTTCTACTCGATTATCAATTTTCTTTTTAATATCTTTGTCGTCAATCTCGCCTGTTCTAATATATCTATCCATAACAGAGTATTTAAATCCCAATGCATCTTCATCTGTACTTCCACACAGTCCATCAGACGGAATTTTTTCGATTAATTCATTTGGCAATCCAAGTTCATATCCAATAGCTTTCACTTCTTTTACTGTTAAGTCGCTAATTGGTGCAAAATCTCCAACTGCATCACCCCATCTGGTTTCCCAAGATAGTAATGTTTCTGAAAGATTACACGTATTAGCGACACGACCATTTACTGTCTGCGATACTGCATAAAGCGTAGTCATACGAATACGAGCAGGGAGATTTGTAGAAGTCTGCTTTGACCAATGATCTCCCAACTGTGGTTTAATCTCATGCTTTAAAGTGCGAACTGTATTGCCTATATTTACAACACAACTGTCGATTCCAAGATGGTCTATAAGCATTCGAGAATAATCAATATCTGGCTGTTCTCCCTGTGGCATCATTACACCAAAAACTCTATCTTTTCCAAGAGCTTCACAACATAAGCCAGCAACAACGCTTGAATCCTTACCGCCAGAAATTCCAACTACTGCCATACAATCTTTACCATTCTGTTCAAACCAATCTCTAATCCACTCTACGATCTCATTCTTTACTTTCTTAGCATCAAAATTACTCATCCTTTATCTAACCTCCATAATTCAATATTACAATTTTCAAATATATCATTTATCATTTGATACACTTCTTCCCAATTTGCACCGCCACGAACACATCCAATTTTATATGGCATTGCAATACTCATATTTTCCAAAACTGCATATGATCTCAAATTTTCAAAACATTTTCTTAAAGCGTCAATATCTGTATACTGTTTTCCGTCATAGCCATATGATTTTTGTGCAAATAAATTTGCATATATTCTTGCGTCAATATTAGACTGAAAATATCTAACAGAACCCAATAATTGTTCAGGTGTATTAATCGAACAAAAACTATGATAATCTTTATATACTTGCACATCATAATCACGGATCGCTTTTGCAACACCAGAATTAAAAGCACCTTTGCAATTAACCTGGTGTGCAATAATATCAGTGTTCGAAGTGAGTAAGTCTCCATCAATAATTTTAATCATTACTTACCTCCGTACATTCTGTTTCTAATATCCGCAAATGTATCTTCTCTTACTAATTCTCCATCTTTAAATACGGTAGTAAGTAAACTGTTATCACTCATTTCAAGTAACTGATCTTGACACTTTAATTCACCGTTATCATCGTATACTCTACAACATCCTTTATGAGATTTCTTTAAGTGACTTGTATCTGTCTTAGGATCTTTGAAAATCATTAACTTCTTGCCATCAATTACTCCATATGTAGCTTTCATTGCAATACCAAAAGTATCTCTTGTAACAACAATCATCTTGCCGTTTTCAACGATTGCAGTGAAGCAAAAAGCTCCTACACCATAAGCAATATTATTAGCTGCGAAACCACGTTTTTCTAATTCTTTCCAAATAGTTTCTACATTAGAAAGTGTGCAACCATCACCATAAATAATACCGATATGCGGATCTAATACCTTATAACCTTTACCATTTACAGAACCACCAAAAATCTCCCATAACCTTTCAACTGTCTTAACTGAAATCTCTACAATATCACCACTATCAGGACGAACCAAGAGCTTTCCATTATGATTCATAATCTCTTCTTTACACTGTGGAAGAATATTATTTACCATATTCCAATAATCATAAGTATCTGAAACCATACTAAATGATGTATTTGGATATAACTCTGTTAAAAGTCTCTTAACGAACGTAATCTCATCTCCATCAATTGAGAAATTAGCACCCATTACAGAGTGCTCAGTTGAGACAGCACCGATTCCAATACCATTATTCTTACAATCGGCATTGTAATATCTATCAATATAATTAATTGCTGGAATTGTAGATGTCTTATTAAATGAAAGCAACCATGATGCTGAACATCTTGTAGCTTCGTCCATACAAGACATTCCTCTCATGCCAAAATCTGCACAAGCCATATTTCCAGGCAATCCGTCTGTTGTCTTGTTGTACCAATAATCTGCAATCTCACGATACATATGACCAATAGTTGCATGACAACAAGGTTTCCATAATTCTACCTGAAGAATACATTCAATCCACTGAACAAGCCAAGCAAATTTATCATCCGTATTTGTAATCTCAATACAAGGAACACCCATAGGAACAAGTGTGCCTTCTGGCAATGCTCTAATCTCAAGTGGTAAATATCCTAATCTATGAAGCTCTACAATTTTATCTAAATCATAGTTGTCTCTACCAATCTGTACATCCATCGAATCTGTATAAAGAGTTAGCATCTCATCTTCTGATAAATCGAAGAAATTTTTCTGAAAATATCCCATTAAATATTCTTTGATAAATGCCTGTAATCCAAAGAAAACCATTTCATTCTGATTCTCTAACATTGATTTTCGAGGCACCCAATACGACACCAATTTAGTCAAACCATTTGGGTACATGCGATCATGACACTGTTTATAAGTATCTGATAATAATAAAGCCATTGTGTTATCCATAATTTTAAACCTCCATAACTGTAATTTTTTCATGACTACCATTAAATAAACTGTTTGTGGTAAATAATCTGTTCACAGTATTATTCTCCAAAGATTTGATCAATGTTCCTTTTTCTTTATCAAGAATTGAATTCTCTGTATGAGTGGCATATGCATAAATCTCAGTTACACCATGTTTCTTCAATTCTTCTGCACTATAATAAAGTGAACCGCCATATGCGATAATATCATCAATCATTAACACTAATTTATCAGTTAAATCAATGCCATTTGTTTTAATATCTAGCCCAAGAATCTTTCCAGTTTTCCAGTCTCTTTTCTTCTCACCATAACAATATGGAAGTTCTGGAAATAGATCTGAATATCTCTTAGCTGCACCTGTATCTGGAAAATAAAGAACAGTTTCTGGTGACGCATTTTCATCCTCTTCAACAATTTCGTCTTCAGCCCATTTAATTGCCTTTTCAATGTATTGTTTTGGAGTTACAAAATTTGCATTATTTATAAGTGCCTTTCCAACATTACTATGGACATCTAAAATTTCAATGTAATCAAAATCTAACCAATTAATAACATCAGCAAAACTTTTTAATGTAAATACCTCAGAATCTTCATGAATTCTATCCATTCTAGCATTTGGCAAATAATACATATAAAGATTTAATAATCCGACATAAGGAAGATTTTTAATATGTCTTGTGATGTATATTAATGTTGACAACTCTTCCTCTTTTTCATAAAACCATTCAATATCATTATCAGAATAATCTGCTTCATATATATTTTTTATATTTAATCTTTGTGTTCCGTCTGGAAAATGCTCAATTTTTACTTCATCGCCATTAATTTTAATCATATTCTACTCTCCAATCTTTTTATATTCCGTGTATACTTTGTTCTCACAGTAGTACAAATTGTAATCACACTGTTCAATGTACCACCATAACTTCTGATGTCCTTCTCTAAGATATTCTCTACAATAATCTGTTTCTTGATAGTGATTATCTACCATCTGTCTGAAACTCAATTCATCAATAATATCTGAGTTATGACAATACACTGCTATTCTGTTAATTAAATTCTCTGTGAAATTTTCCGTGACCACAAATACAACTCTGACAATTTCGTTTCTTAATCGCTTAATGGATTTTAATTGTTCAAAATCATGTAAATGGTATACAACTCTGTCAAAATATGCATATGGTGCATCTTTTACATTTGGCATACTTGTATGTAGCTCTATCTGAACTTTGTGTAAAGTTATATCGAAGAATTTCCTATACCACTCTACATTATTTTCTAAATTCCATAATGGATCTCCACCACCAGATATTGACACCCAATTACACTGATTTTTCTTAATCTCCTCTTCCAAAGAGTTCAATCCATCAATTGTACTCTTTGGAATCTGAAGGTTATTATTCTTTACAATGCAATATGGACATGAATAGTGGCATCCAAAATTGGTTATCACACTCATGTACTTATCCATATTTTATTCTCCAATCACTTCAATCTGACAACTTTTCATAACTTCCATAGCAGCTTTATGTTTATCAGGTGTGACTCCTGCACAGCAGCTTGCATCTACTGTGACATTAATAAATGGATAATCAGCTTTAATAATTAAAGCATTTGATACTACACAAATTTCGCTGCAAAGACCAATAAGTTCTATATCATTGTTAAATCCAAAGTCAGTCCAATGTGTCCAGCCAAAAGATTCCTTATTGATATATGTACAATTTGGAACTTCTAATCCGTCTGCAATCTGCCATCCATGAGTATTGTAAATACAATGTTCAACTGGTAACTTGATACCTTCTGGTGTACTTAAATAGTTCTCATAATGTGTATCTCTTGTGAAAATAATTCTATCTCCACGATTATAATATTCTTCAATTTTCTTCTTGACATTTGGAACAATTGCCTGTGCTTCCTTTGTGCCAAGTGTTCCATCAATAAAATCATTCTGCATGTCTACTACGATTAATGTTTTTCTCATTTTGTTACCTCTTTTCTTTGTTCTTTCATTACCAAATGGCTAACGTTTACTGCCTCTCTCATAGCTTCTGCAAACTCATAAGCACAATCAGAAGTAAATCTTTCCTGTACTTTTGCAATATCATTTGTATCAACTTCGCTATGAATCCTTGCGTCAATAATATATTTTCCGTCTTTACATTGAATATCTATCATTGTTTAATTCCATTCCTTTCCATTTCATAAAAACAACATAAATCGAGTAATTCATGATTCCTTTCGGTCAAATGATTTACTTTTTCCTTTAGTTTTTTATTCTCTTTTTCAAGTGCAGTTATTCTATTTCTCAACTCATCTTCCGTTAAAAACTTCTGAGTCCCAATCTGCTTATAATCAGACGAAACAGTTTTAACAGAATAATTGCTAATATAATCTGTTGTTCCATCAAGATATGTAATTGTTGGTTCAAAGAATCCACGCCTCTTACACTCATCACAATGGCAAATAGATGAAATATATCCAATTTTTCCGTCTTTATTTTCTACAAAATCACCTTCATGAAATTGAATATCTGTTGTGTTATTCTCTTCTGAAGCAATTGGATCTTGGAATATCAATTTCATATATTCGTTATCTACAATTTCACTTTTAATATATACATATCCTAAACTTTCATATTTTTTTGCTATCTTTTTTGCTTCACCTATTTTTACACCAACTACCATTTACTTATTCTCCTAACCAAACTTCTTTTTATAATCTTCCTCTTGTAATTTTACACTCATATAATGTTCCCATTGACCAAGATCTTCACCTTTGATTTCTTTAATCGGTGTTTCTCGCTTTTTATAAAACCTACAATCTGTACACTCATCAGATAAATTTCCACACTCGTCAATTTTTTGTTCATAATTTCCACTTGCACCAAAAGGACACCAAGAACCTTTTGAATTATCATCCCAAACAACATTTGCAACATACTCACAAGTCGTAAATTTATTATTATAGGCTTCTATATCTTTTGGCGAATACAAACCATATTCCTTGCATTTTTCATGTGGAAGTTCATCTAACTCATAATCTATCCAATCTTGTGAATTCATTTGCCAACCTCTATTATCAAATCTATTCTTAAATAATTCTTGACTTTCTAACGGGAGACTTCTAATTAAGTCCCAGATTTTATCTTCATATTGATAAGTCTCTAAATAATCATCCATTACTTCCTTTTCATTGAACCATTCGTTATATTCTGGTCTATCGCATTCATCGCAACACTGAAATTTTGTGTCCATATCATCAAAAGAACTACCATAACCTCTATATGTAATGTAATATGTATGAGTTGCTTTATTTTTTAAGCATTTCATACAAATTGTTTCATCTTTAATTGCTACAATTCCTTTAGAATTCATATGTATATTCTCTCCTTTTATCACAAGAAATTCCGCTTTTCTGCAAACTTCATATTATATTATTCTTTGTTTAATATTCCCAATCATCATTTCTAACCTGGAATACATCGCCGCACTCTTCAATATCTGGATAATTATATGTGGCAACATTCATAGCATATTTATCTATTTCATATGCTTTATATGTAATATTTGTAAATCCCATTTTCTCCAAACAATACCTACCAGTAGCAATACCATCATACAAACTTAGAACTTCAATAGGATAATCTAGTGGAACATTCTTCAATCCATGATTTAAAATGTGAATAATTACTTCTGCCGTCCATCCATTACCAATTTGTTTATATCTCTGAGTAGCACTGTTTTTTGGTGCTGCTGTATAATTATCTGGCAATGTCTGTAGTCTTTCACATTCTAATGGTGTTAATTTACGGATAAGATAATATCCATCTTTTAGTTTTATTGGATATAATCCATCTTTATAGCCAATAAGACCGTCTTTAACAAGATAGATCATTTTTCCATCAACAGATAAGTTTCCATTCTCATACCACTCAATCTTTTTATATTTACTTAAATCAATTACTTCTATCTCTTCACACATAACATTGTAGGGAACACCTTTATGCAGATTTGCCAATAGACACTGAGACTTGTCTTTGTTAGATACTTGAATATATCCAAAATCAAAATGATTTCTTCCACCTGCTACAGTTCTGACCATATATTCCATTTCTTTTTCACTGAGATGTTTAAAACTGTCTTCTGTAATGGAAATTGGTGTCATATACAAACCAGTTTTTGCACCTTGACCACCACCGTTACTTGTAAGATTTACACTTTTTCCATCTGAGCTATATACTCTATGAGCCTGAGCAGTTGTGTCTATATCACCAATGCGAATAGGCTCATCACTTTCTGCAATATTAACAGGTGTAAAAGCTACTTGAGTATGATGTTTTTTTAAATAATCTCGTACATTTCCTGCTTGATGTTTTAAACAATAGGCTTTCTCTTTATCAACAATTCCATATTCAAGTACGTCTTTTAAAAAGATATGTCTATCTTCTGGTTGCGGAACATTTGGAATATTTGTACAATAAATTCTCTTCCTCTGTTGTGCTGATACCAAAGCACTATTAATATGTAATAGTGGATAACCTAACTCTTCGCTAATCTGACTCTTTATTTCTTCCGCAGCAGATTCATTATTTTCGTACAAAAAGATATCTGGTTTCCACTTTTCTTTCGCCATCACATAATTTAAGAATAGTTCCCATCCTTCTCCCTCTGCTTTTGTCTCACGATTTTTTCTTTGTGCAATAGACCAATGGGTACATGGTGAGCCACCTATTAACAAACGTAATGGTCGTCCATTTAACTCACAATAATTATTTTTTTCTTTATTCTCTGTCAAAATCCTTTAATCTACAGAGATTGCGCAATCATTTTTACCCAGGAGTTACTGTTAAATCCTTTCGTTTTAATATTATTTTGTTGTAAAAATCACTCGAAAATAGGCACGTCTGCCTAACCGAATGAAAAAAATATTTCTTGTTACTTTTACTTTTGGGAAATTTGGCTGAGTCGCCAAGATAGAAATTTCTATGTATGATTATTCTTCGTCTTGAAATGATTTAATTCGATTTTCTAAATAATCAATCTCATCATTCCAATGGTCTATTAGCATGTCTTCGATTTGATGCTTTGCATCTTCTATACTGTCTGCAAACAACGTATCATATTCAACATTTAGTTCTTTTGATACATATATAAATATGTTTTCGTCTGTCTCATCTTGTACAAAACCAGCTACTACATTTTCATCATCTTCTTCATAAAATTGACTAAAATGTAACCTGTAACATTCCTTACCAAAGTCATTCTTTTCACCTGTTTCCCAATATTTCTTCACTTTATCACCTCGCTTAATTTGGCTGATCAGCCGTGAATAGAATTACTTCTATATTAGATTATTCTCTATTTGAAACTTTTTTAATTCATCTTGAATCATCTTCTGCATATCTTCTTTGTCAAAAGATATATTTGCAACTGGAATAACTTTTGCATTTAGATTAACATCACCAATAATAGCTTTGTCAAACGCTTCTAAAAACATTTCTGCAATTTCCTTTTCATAATTACCACATATACCTTTGAAATCAATATCTGCAATTACTCTTGAAAAGAAATCCTTGAACTTGCCAGCGCTAAAATCTCGTTCATATTCTCTCGGAATATCAATTGTTATTTTCACTCTCTCACCTCGCCAACTTTGAACCATAATATGTGATGTGTACCTTCACTTTGAAATACTCACCACAATTATGACATTTTACTTTTACTTCTTCACACCAACCTTGTGTTACCAAATTCATCAAACCATATTCCATAAATCCATCTTGATATTCTTTCTTGCAATATGGACATTTTGGATATGTAAATTTACTTTTTCTCATATTTTACCTCGCTTATTCTCTGTATGGTTCAGGCAACGGCATCCAAGCTTTCATGCCACCATTAATTCTTCCCCAAAACCATGTCCCATCATAGCGTTGTCTTTGTACTTTTGTTACCATGCCTCTATTCGTAGTAACAAGTACATTAATTACTTTCTTACCTTCGTATCTTTTATCATCTTCGGGCATTTGTCCTTCGACACATTTAATCCATTCCAATTATTCTCTCACCTCACTGTCCAAAGATTTCCCCAATAATTTTCAACTTAATACTCTGACCAAATTCTGAACCAGCAGCTTTTGGATGACCACCGCCACCAAATAAACTTGCTACATCTTTACCAAGATCAATATCTTCTTTAACGGTTCTATAAGATACCGTACAACCATCAATATCAATCATTGCCACAAAATCAATTTCAGGATGCATTTTACAAAGTCTATTACCTAATTCGCTAACAAACCTATCTGCAAATACAAAACCACAAACCTTACCACACATAGGACTGGTAAACATGGTTTCATTCTTCTCCTCGATATATCTATCAATTTCATCCTGCTTAATCTTCAGAACAACCTCATCTTTAGCAGATAACAATGGGAATATTTCACCACGTATCTCCGAAATACACCAATGAATAAAATCATCTCGACCATACAGATAAAGTAAATCGTTCACCTGCTTACAAATAACTCCATCTTCACCAAGTTCTGACCATCTCCAAGTGTCATAATCTCTCACTAATTCAGCAAATCTCTCTAACGCATTATTATTCTCTAACTCTTCGCTCAGGCTACCATTCATACCTAACCAATGATAAAACAACATAGTTCCCGATGTTTTAATTCCTTTGGAATCTTCGATAACTACATCACACCAATTATACTTATTTAATCCAAGAGCTGTTGGGTGATGATCTAATAACTGAACATTGCCTCTTTTATTCAGCAACTCAGCAGTTTCTTCATTGACACGAATATCGGTAATATAAATTGGGATTGTGTCGTCCTGTTCTGTTTCCAAATATTCCTTTACAGTTGAATCAATATTGTCGTAATCACAATATGAAATTTCTACATTATCTTTACCAAATGCAAGTTGTGCTAAAATACCACAACCGATTCCGTCTAAATCCGTATGACTGAATAATTTAACCATGTAATCTCCTCTCTGCTATTTCTAATAATTTTTCTTTCTCATTTATATATTCTCCACTAATGACTGAATCCAACAGATTATTTAATACCTCACCAATTTCTTTTCCTGGCTTATATCCAATAGTAATTAAATCCTTACCATTAACTGCTAAATCCTTTAGAGAAAAACATTCATCATCCTGTAAGACTTCTTCTAAAATATATTCGATGTTATCAATCTTCTGTAATCTTGTTTCCTGAGCCATGTCTGCTTGTGCTTTAATATCAGCTCTACGAACATTTAATAACCTTCTGAACTGTTCTTCTCCAATTTTATTAAGCCATCTCTTGACATATTTCTTTCCCACCTCAAAAGTAGCATCATGATAATAGACTAATTCAACGACTTTCTCTCTTGTGTCATTATCAAATCTTAATCGCTTCATTATTTTATCAGTCATATCAGCACTGACTCTTCCATGACCTTTGAAATGTCTAATACCATCCTCGCCATCTTGATAACAATGTGGTTTTCCTATATCATGAAAGAATACCGCCAATCTTGTTACTAAATCATCGGATTTACAATATTCTATTGCATGTACTGTATGATTCCATACATCATAGATGTGATATGGATTATTCTGTTGAAAGCCAAACATATCTTTAATTTCAGGAATGAACAACGAGAATACTTCACGGAATAATCCTATCTGTATATAAAACTCGCTTGATAATGCAATCTTACAAAACTCACTGTTGATTCTCTCAATAGATATATTCTCTAAATTCTTATACATTTTATGAATGTTCAAACTTACATCAGAGTCAACTACAAATCCCAATTGTGAAGCAAACCGAATAGCACGTAAAATCCTTAAAGCATCTTCTGAAAATCTATCCTCTGCTCTACCAACACATCTGATTTTATAATGCTCAATATCTTCCATACCATTAAACGGATCTATAAGACCAATTTCATCATTGTATGCCATCGCATTGATTGTAAAATCTCTACGCTTTAGATCTTCTTTAAGACTTCGTGTAAATGTTACGCTATCAGGTCTACGGCTATCTGAGTAATTACCGTCAATTCTGTAAGTGGTACATTCATATCCCTCACCGTCAATTACAATGGTAATAGTTCCATGTTGCAAACCAGTTTCAATAATTCTCTTGTCCTTGAATACTTCTATCATTTCATCTGGCGTGGCAGAAGTTGTAATGTCATAATCGTGAATTGATCTGCCAAGAATACTATCTCTCACGCATCCTCCTACCAGGAAAGCTTCATATCCATTATTCTGTAAAGTATGAATAATTTCATTTGCACCAGATGGAATTTCAATTTTCAATCTTTTCATCAAAATTCACCTCAATTTTCGGTTCATCAATAAACTTTGCCAATAGTCCTTCATGGTAGAATACCTTGTCACTTTCAGTAATTTCTTCTCCCAAGAAATATCTAAGTACGAATGGCATCATATAGTTGTCTAAACATTTGAACTCAATACTATATTCTCCATTTTCTTTGTAGATTTTTTTACAGTATCCGTCAGTACCATTGATTTTGTGGAGCGAAAATAATTCAACTCTGAATGGGATATTAGATTTTGTACTTAATCTTTCTTCAACACAATTTCTCACAAGATTTAACATGTGCAAATTACTTACTGTTGTCATATCATAAACAATCTCATCATTTGAAAAGAATACAATTCTCTCTTCACCAATGATGTCATATAATAACGATAATGTCTGATCCATAAGGTACTTTTCATATGTGATGTGTCTTTTGGGATTGCAATTACCCAAAATTACCTGACGAATATATTTACTATTTATAATATGTTCGTTATCTGTGAATTGAGAAATAAAATCTTCCCATGTATCAGTTCCAAGAAATATATTTTTATCATATTCGTGTAAAGATGAAAAATTAGCCTTTCTCATATCAATACTGATAAAAACTCTTCCAGTATTAGTTGGCTTAAATATATCTTTATTAGATAAATTTTTATGAATCACAGTGAATTTGTTCATATCTTCCGCATTAAATCTCTGATATGCCTCTGACTCTTTGATACTTGTAATAGCTGCATCCTTTACATGATTATATTCTTCAAAATAATCCTGCTCACAATTATGCCCCTGTAATTCGCTTGCAAATCTAATCCACTTGTCAACAGTTCCATAGAACTCATCAAAAAGCTTAATTCTATCTAAAAAGTATGGCTCTTGGAATAATCTAATTGGTATATTGCAATCCTTACAGAATCTTTCTTTCGCTCTATTTGATATTTCCATCAGATATCTCCTTTCACAATTCTCTCATTTACATACATCTTAAATTCATTGATTTTCTTATAATCAGGTTTATCAGGCAAAGATGTATTTTCTTTTGCGTATTCAAAACGTTTTTCATATTCATTCAATAAATCATAGAACTCAGAAATAGGTTGTCTATTTTCATCTAAATATTCTCCATTTCTAATACTCATGAGTAAATCGTGCTCATCTGATCTATAAGTGATAATCTCTTCCTTTTCCAGAATATCAATACACATCATATATAATCGAATCAAATGAGCCATATGTTTTCCTAATTTATCATGGGCTACAGCCTTTTCATTTCTTTTACCAAATTTGCTATAACTACTAACAATGGACTTCATTTCGTTCCACATGCCAGCCCAATCTCTTAACGGATAATGTTGCAAGTTTACATCCATAAAAATCTCACTATCATATCCTTCTTGAACAGCCTTATCAATATATAGTTTCACATCACTATTTTCATAAGGATAATATCTGTTTTTAAATTCATATCTTGCATTGTTGATGCTTTTTAAAATGTAGGCTTCATTTTCTGCCTGACCAACCAATCTCGCAGCCTTATTTTCCATACGTCTTAGCTGAGAACCTGCATATCCTCCAAAGGTATGAACACAAATCTGCGAAAGAAACATTTTTCTATTGTCCAATAATTTTTTACCAATTTCAGATAAATGTAAGTAATGTTCTGGTAGACAACCAAGTTGTTCAATTGTATTAGGGTTGCTTGACGTTAAAAGTTGAATCATTTTATTAAACGAATACATAGTTGTATCTGTATCAACATCTACCACCTGTTCAAAGTCTGTCCCAAGTAAAATATCTGATTTGCTGTTGAGTGCAATACCTCTTACATCTAAATCAGATCCTTCTTTATCCATTCCATATGCATGACTTCCACCAAGAGTTAAGATAATGATATTGTTACCCAAATTCTTATCTGTTCTCAGGAAGTCATACTCTTTTGATTTTAATTTGTCCTTAATCTGTTCAATTGTCATTGTCTTAACCTCCAAAATTTCATAAGAAATGTGCGATTCATTCTAATGTAAAACATATGCCATATATAGTATATATTGCTTATTTTTAATACTATATATGGCATATTTGCAACAATTACTCGCCTAACTCTGCAAGCGCCTTATCCAGATCCTCATCAGACATATTTTCAAGTGCTGCATCCTGTCTCTTAGCCTTGATTTCAAGCAATCTCTGTCTCATCTCAGCATTTTTCTTAGCATCTTCTCTCTTCTTTTTCTCATCCAGCTTCACGCCAACAATATACTTAACAATTTCAATCTTGTTAGAGATCTCCTCATCTTCCTTTGACTTAGTATTCAGAAGACTCTCTTCCTCAGACTTCTTTACTTCCGCATTGAGCGTCTTAAACACTGAGTCCAGATTTGTGAGAGATAAATCCCACAAATCAATTACATTAATCATCCCTCTGAATGGGAACTGATAGTTTGCTCTTGTTGCATTAATAAATAATTCGTTGTTTGTCATAATAATAATCTCCTTTTCTAATTAAAACTTAATCTTCATTACACGCTCTGTTGCGCCCTTAACCTTAACAACTAAATCTGCTCTCTTTGTCATAGAGAATCCAATTCCTGAAAGCTGATCATCAGTATCTTCTACATGACACTTAGCACCTAAAGCCTCAAATACTCTCTTGTGCTTTTCAAGGTCACTCTTTAAGAACTCATTGTAATAGCCATTAGGACTTTCGTTGTTAACACAATCCTTCAGGAAGAAGAATAAATGTCTGTGACCAATTCCGTCCTGTTCGTCAAAATAGTTTGGACTATAACTGATTACTGATACAGGAACGAACTGATTTGTATTTACACCCCAAATCTCACGGCTTGAAATAGATGAATTTCCTGCTAATTTCTCCTTAATTGAGAAGTTTCCATTCTCATCGAGTGTTACTTCTGCAACCTGAACCTTTTCATCAGTTCTCATTGACTTATCGTAATCAAACTTGTAAATTTCTCCATTAAATTCAATCTCAGCTCTAAATCCATGCCTTACGCTGCCCGAATACTGATGTACAAAGAATTTATAAACACCTGGTTTCATTCTTGACAGGTCTTCCCAAGTAATATTCTCTACTGCAACCTTTCCATTTGGATAAATAATATCAACGTCTAACTGACCACCCATTCTTGAAACATTTGGCTTTCTACAATTACTAAAGAAAATTTCATTCTTATCTGGCTCAATACAATGTGCATCAAGGTCGTAATTATCATGACCATCTTCATTCCACTGAATAGAAAATCTGAGTACACCATCGACATTACCGCCAGCAGCTTTTACATTCTGCTTCATATCAGAGTCAGTAATGTTTCCTGAATAAGCCCAAGATAATCCATTATTCCATTTGAACATTGTCTTAGAATCTGGATTAACAGGTGCAATCATAGAAACAAAGTTCTTCTCATGCTTATTCTCTACAAAAGCTTCAATTTCTTTTGCAGTTGGAAGTACCTTATCAATGAAATCCTGTGCTGAAATCTCCTCAACCTTAGAAAACTTCTTAGGACTTACAGCAACATCTTTTTCCATCTGACCAAAAATATCATCTGCGCCAACCATTCTTCTTGCAGCACTCTTGTTTGAGAACAGTACATTATTTACAGTAATATCATTCAGATTAGCAAATCTTCTTTGTAATGAATCCATATATCCAAGTTCTGTAATGGTTTTCTTTGCATCCTCAAGCATCTTCTTTGTAAAAATAGCCTTTGGACGCTTATAATTACTTGGAGCGACAATCTGCTCATACTTCTTAACTGCTGTGTCAAGATCCATATCCTCACTTACATTAATAAGAAGTGTTCCAATAGAATGATTTCTAATTCTACCGATAGCCATACCTGCTGTTACCGACTTCTCCCAAGCATATAATTCTTTCTCTGAATCAGAAGTCAGCTTATCATATTCCTTCTTGTACTTCTTGAACTCTGTGAGTACGCCTTTCCACTCTTCACCCTTATAAAGTGTATTTGAATTGATAAGTTCAAGAATTGTATCAAGTGCTTCCATAGTAATCTCATCAAGAGAACGCTTAAATACATTTCTTGTATCTCTAAACTGTCCTTTAACTTCCTCATTAGAACGACTACTTCTATTTACAAACTTACTTGGAAGCTCTAAGAAGAAATGATCCCACTGATGAGACTTTCCATTGATTTCCTCAAAGTTAAAATCTGTACCAATCTTAGGAAACTTAGTTGTATAAATATCTGTAACTGTATGAGCTTTTACAAAAGCATCAAGTGCATCACATACTGGCTGATATGTTGTATCACCAAGATTCAGTTCCCAAATCGTATGAATCTGGTTATCCTTGATAGTGACAGCAGAACCAATATTCTTAATAAACTGTCTACAACAACTACAATCATGCTCTCTGCGTTCTCTGAAAATCTCATTTGTACCAGCAGGGAAGCTATCAAGATATGTATTCCATAATTCATCCTTATCTACATTTACCTCAAATAAATGTGTTGCATCTTCCTGCATTTCATCGAAGTGCTTCTGTAAAGCCTTCTTAAATTTCATAAATCCATCCATATTTTGTACCTCTTCTTTCTTATATTTATTTTTGTTAATTGTTTCTACTGTTATATTCTCCGTTTTATTTATTCCTATCTTCAATAAACTCATATCCCACTAATCTAATTGACACAAGCATAGCCATAAAATCAGAGGCACTTTCTACTTCAATATCACAATTCATACCAATCTCATCAAACATCGTAACTTCATAATATCCATCACAATCTCTAAAAATATCATTAAATGGATTTGACTCGTCTGATTCCTCATCAAGAACTTCTTCTACCATATCTTCTAAATCACCAATAAATTCATACATTGGAATATTTACAGAAGTACATGGAACAATAATTCTTCTTATAGCACCATCACAAGCAAATAAAAGTTCATATTCACACTTAAAACTTCCGTTCATACAGTATGAATGATCAACATGGTCTTCGATTATTGTTGGCTTAAATTTGCTACTTTCCAATATGTTATACATAACATAATAGTCTACAACCTTCTTTTCCTTGCAGTATTCTATATCAAATACCATTCTATGTTTTTCATAAAGATTACATTTCTTTTTATACTCATCAAAATAACGAGTATTTCCTGCTTCTTGATCCTTTTTAAAAAATGATTCAAACTTGTCATTGGTTTTGTCATATCTACCAATACATTCTCCATATGTATCTGGAAAAATATTACCTCGTACTTTTAATTCCATTTTATTAGGCAATAAATCCAATCCTTTTTCTTCTAAATTTTCTACTGAAATAGCTGTGATATTCATATTTTCTCCTTTCTTAATTTCGCATGAAACGAAGTTTTACTTAGATTTTTCTCTCTCGTACCAATCACATGTCATTTTTAATTTAAATCCTGGCATAAAATCCCTATAAATAGCACCAATCGCATTATAAACTAATGGCTTATTGCATTTAGGACACATTAAAACAGGTCTAAATTCATTATCTATAACTGGAAAATAGCTTTCTATTTTAAATCCACAGTCACATTTTGATTCATTCTTAAAATATTCATATTTTAAAATACCATTTTCGATTATCGTTGATTCTGTTCTACTTATGCCATTTTTATAAGTAAGAGCATAAAATTCAATATCTTTATCATCATATGGTTTGTCATGTTTATACAAATAATAATGGGTTAGCTCATGAGATAAAATATCTGCAATAATATAGATATTTTGTTGAATCAAATGTTTGGATACCTCTATATATGGATCGTCATCTGACACAAACCATGCATGTGTTCTTTTTAGACGATTATTTACTTCAATTGGTATGTCTAAATCTTCTTCAAAATATCCTTTATATAAATATCTCCCAAAGATATTTAATTCTTTTTTATCCATAATTTCCTCTTTTCTAAATCTTCCTAAGAAATCGAACTTTCTTACCAAAACAGTTCTTCAAATTCGCAGAAATATTCTAGTGAATACCACTCTTCTTTATCTATATCATTTTTGATTTTTATACAATCTCCATCAAAACCAGTAACTAAATATTGTTTTCCATCTGTTAAATTAAACTGTTCCCCTCTATTATTCGAAGTAACTGGTTTCCCAATTTCAATATTGACTATATTTTTATGCATAACACAATTCATAATTTTCACCTCACAATCCAAAGAACTTTACTTCAATATTTCTATTCTTATTTCTGTTCCTTCATAATTACCTGTTATATGCCTTTGGACTACAGATATTCCCTCTTGATATTCATTAATAACATTCTCTAAAGATTCCATAATGTCATAAAAGTCTTTAAGTAGCCAAGGATGTGTATAAGATATATGAATTCCATCACATAAAAATCTCCAAAGAAAATCTTTTGCTTCGCTTTTACAACGCCACTCCTCTTCATATTTAAATTCCATAGAACCAACATAATCATAATATTCAAAATCATCAACTACTACGTCTCTATTAGTACAGCCAAAATCTTCGGCATTCCTTAAACTGTAATCACCGTCTGTATATAATGTATAACTAATATTTATTTGCATCTTCTCGCCTCACAATCCGAAGAAATCGACTTTCTTAATAATCGTTTCCTATCAAACATACAAAACAACTGCACTCCATACAAACACCATGCCCAGTTTCAGAACATTCTTCTGCAACTTCACATAATTTTTCAGGAATTTTTGTTACATAATATCCGTTGTCTCTTAAAAATTCTATTGCTTCTTTAATTTTTGTTTCCATATTTACCTCCTATTTTTCCAAAGAAAGAGAATTTTCATCTCAATTCTAATCCCATCTTTTCTTTCAAACATACAGCTTTTTCTTTCGTAAGAGTTCTTGATAAAAGTTCTCCGTCAACATTATAGACTGTAATAATTTTAAAGTCTAAATCTGAATAAAGGAAAATATCAATCATCTCAATATTTTGTGTTGTTACAATATAAGGTTGTTCTTTTCTTGCAATTTCTACCCACTGTGGTAACTCACTATAATGCGTTTTTTCGTCGGGATAATAAACCATATAATTATCTATGTCTGCATTTAGTATCTCTTTTGCATATTTTTCAACCAAATTATTTTTTCCTAATAATAAAATCATCTGTTTCTCACCTCACAAATTACCCACGTTTCAAAAAGCTTTCAAAGCTATTTTTCATATATGTATAGTTAATTCTTTGATCTGTGCTAAAACCAGAACTATTTTTCTGATACTTTTGAATCCACTGTTCAAAATCTATGTCTTTTTCATTTTTACAAGCATAAGCCATAAGCGCAACTAACGCTGTTTTACACTGCTTGTACACTTCCGAATCAACTCTTACGCAATCATCAATCATGTTTTCATAACATTCAATGTCTTCTTCGATTACATTTGAATTTACATTTTTCTGAACAAACGAAAGTGTAGTTTCTTCTTCGACATCTTCTTCTTTAATATTCTCTGTTTCTTTTGTCGTTATTGATTCGTTGGCTAAAAAATCTTTTAAAAGTGTTTCTAAAATATGTAATTTGTCTGTAATCATTCCTTTATCCTTTGTAGAATTGCATGTATCAATTTCCGCAAATGATAAATTGTTTGTTTCTTCAGTTCCTTTTGGTTTTCTAGTATGCTCTACAACAACTTTTACGTTCTTTAACTTCTCAAAGTCGTTTAAGAATTCTCCAAATTTTTCATCGGGGTATCCTGTTTTATCAAACCTGTCAAAAAGCATAAACCATATAAGTGCATTTTTCTCACTAAACAGCTTTCCTGTTGTCGGTGTTACAATGTTATACAATCTATCAAGATATTCATTGAACTTATTAAACATCTCCTTGGTTGCATTCTCATTTAAAAACTTTCCAAGCTGCATTGCATTTCTTTTCCACTGATCAAAGAAGTTAAGACCCATAATTGTTTCATTTACAATCTTATCAATAGTTCCATTTCTATCTTTAACATCGGAAAATTTTGCACAATCGCTAAAGAAATCATGTCCAGATAATTCTTTAACATCTTTTGCAACATTGCACATATAGGTGATTGTTTTTTGGGCAACGTTCATTTTCGCTCCACTGTTATATCTAACAATATGTCGCCCCACTTCTTCATCACTACAATCAAGATGTTTTACTACCTCTACTGGACAATTATTAAAATCTTCCTTTAATCTTTCTGGTAATTGAGCATAACTTTTTCCTTTTAAGTCAAAAGAAACGATTTCATATACTGTATTACCATCTTCATCTTTAACAATTTTTCCATTTTCATCTTTTTTTACTTCTTGATACTCAATCACTGATGGATTTATTTTTTTACCAAGTGCAAATTTACCTGCTTTATAATTTTCTATTGTGGTACATCTCTGTAATCCATCAATCAGCCACAAGATAACACCATTATCTGTAAGCTGTTCACAAATCTTAATTGGATCAAAATCTTCATTCTGAATAACGGTTACTATAAAATTATCTCTAACCTCTTCTTCCCATTGACCAGATTTTCTCTGCTGTGGATGATCATTTCTCAGATCTTCTCTTTCAATCATTCCACATATTTTAGATGCCATGCAGGTATCTTTTTTTACCTTATCTCTTATTAATTTCATAGAATTTTTCCTCCCATCAAACTCTTTAAAGGCTTAGTTTTTTCATCAGAAGTAATCTTTTTTAAAAGATTGTCATAATGAAATGATTCAATATGTAAGATTTCACAAATCTCTTCTTTTGTGTATTTATCAGCAAGCATCATAATTATCTTGTATTGCAAAGGAGACAAACTATTCAAGTAATCATTAACTTCTTGATGCCATTCAGATTTTGTTTCTCTTATAAAAATATTCTCCACACGAAAATCTGAAGCTATCGTATCTCTAATTTCCTTTCCTTCCTCTGTCGTTACATCTAATGTTAATGGTTTAAGAATTACTTTTCTTTTTTTCTTCTCTCCATTCTCTTCGTAGTACTCATAAATAATATCTCCATTTCTATCCCTTGCATAATTAACACGTTTATCTCGCATTCTATCTCTTGTCCAATCTAAATACGAGCGTTTAATATTTGTTGTCAAATATGCTCCGAAATTATCATTCCTTGAGCAATCATAATTTTCAACTGTCTCAAGCAATACCTTCATCGCATCACTTAACAAATCATCAATTTCCATATCTGCAACACCCTTCATGGATATTAGCGGCAGACAAATTTTCTTTAATTCTCGTAAATCATTGCGGCAATATCTATCAACTATTGCCAACTGATCGGGTGATAAATTTGTTTTTTTTACTGTCACTTTCGTATGTCTCCAATCATTTTTGTCTCTAATATCTCTTTAAAATCCAGTTCATCATCTTTGATTTGACTATGTTTTGTCTCTGAATAACACTTTGGGCATCTACAAAACTTTTCATGCTTGTCCTTAGAAAATGACATCACACCAACCATAGATATGTAACACCTTTTACAAATCACCATTTTCGTCCACCTCCACAACTCGGTATGTATATTTACGATCAAATAATCCATCAATAGCCTTTTGTGTACGTTCTCTGCTGATTTTTGTATCATCAATTTCTTCTAAAATACTATGTATGATTAACATTTCATCTTTGACTTGTCTTCTATTTCTTCTATTCTCTCTTATCTTTTTATATACAAGCCAAGCAGAATAAAGATCCTTCGGTGTTTCAAGTTCAATACTATGTAAAGCATCCATCAGAGCCGCATCAGAAGTGTGTAATTCATCTTCCAATTCAACATATCTTTCTCTTGCTTCTTTAAAAATATCCGAACATGCACCAAATTTTTCAACCCATTGCGTAATATTATCAGAAGGTTGATAATCTGTGTTTTCGATAATTTTCTTCGACTCTTCTTTTACAATTTTCTGAACAGGTGTTTCCATTTTAATATCAGGAATACACTCTATCCGAAAATTCAGATTTTTAAGAGTCTTTGGAAGCGACTTTAGAATATTCTTTGCTTTCTGTTCTGTAAATCTCCCCATATTTTTTTCTTTGCATGTTTCGGCTTTACCATTTTCACTTAGTCGGATATATACATTTTTATTATTCTTTATAACAAAATCCAACTATATCATCCCCTCTCTTTTATTTTTTAATGGATCATGTCTGACTTGAACAGACGACTTCTCGGTTATGAGCCGAGCGTTCTAACCAACTGAACTAATGATCCAGACCGACATATGGAAGGTATATATCAAATAACGAAACAAAAAGTATATGTCGGTTATGTAACTCGTTAGTGAGTTATTCTCTATAAGAACTTATGCAGCTTATAGACTGCACTTACAGAAAAAATATCTGCGTTCTGAGGACTTACTGGGTAGAAAATCCCCATAACAGGGCATACTGGATTCGAACCAGTGAATACATGAGTCAAAGTCATGTGCCTTACCTCTTGGCGAATGCCCTATAATATTATTCTCCATATTTAATTGTGCAAATTAGGAATTTTAATTGCAGAAAACGCTTGAAACTTGACTTTCTTTCGAAATATATGTAAAATAAGTACAAGCGATATTTCGCTTCTGCAATGGCTTAATGCTGTTGTATGTATTTGGTTGATAGAGTCAAGTAGAAAGCTGTTGGCGCAGCGTTTGAATCGCTTGGCTCTATCTTTTTTGTCGCTTACAAAAATTATAATACTCCAAACAAATGTTCTTGTCAATCATTATTTCGAACAGGTGTTTGTATCATGTTCGGTTTTTGTTCGATATTTTTATTATATCATATTTTGAGTCCTATAATCAGGACTCTATCTGGGGAAATTTAATATTGTGTACCATAAATTCCTGTACTCCCTCTAATGAAAGCAATCCAAAGAAATCATTATTCTGATAGTCAACTGTATTCGCCTTGTTAATTATTCTTTTCCCCTCATCAATAGTAATTTGTCTTGGTCTTGTATGAATAAAAGTCATTCCATTAAAAGAATCAATCCATATCATACCAGGAGCTTCATCAATTATCTGTTTTGCCTTTTCTTTACTTACATACATTACGCCCTCGCCTCCTCTAATCTATATTCAGTTCCAAAAAACAAGCCGTTGAAACAAGCTTTATCTATAAGTTTTCGTTCATAAGCATCAGTAATATTTCCAAGTCTTTCAATAACTTCGTCCTTGGATATTGTTATAATTTGTTCTCCGAGCACCATAGAATACTCTGTTAAACCATTATCATCATCTGCATTAATGCAACTATGAACAGGCATGTTTATTTTTTTTAGCTTAGTTGTCAAAGGCATCACTGTAATTATAGAAGCATGTTTTGTTCCTATTGGATTGCTTATGATAACATATGGACGTTCTTTAGTCTGGACTGATCCTTCGCCTTGATATTTGATTTTCGCTTTTATAACATCGTATCTCTGTAAATCCATATGTACGTCCTCCTCTCTTTGTTATTTATGTACTTGGATTACCTTTGATACTTTGCATTATAGTCCATATATCTTAAATAGTCAATATATATCTTAATTTTTCAAGATATAATAATGTATAAACTTTTTACTTATATCTTGTATATTTTGTATATATCTTATATAATTAAGATGTATCTTAATCATTTGAAACATAGAGGGACAAAAATGGAAGTAGCTAACACTAAACAAATTCTTCTTAAACTTAAGACCATAATGCTTGAAAAAGATATAAAGAAAAAAGAACTTGCCGAAAAATTAAATATCTCACAGGCTGCATTAACGTCACGATTTAAGCAAGAAAATATTTCAATCAATAATTTACTCGAATTATGCGATGCATTAAATATCTATTTAGATATTAATTTCATTGATAAGGACGAAATCACATAAGTATGTCCTATTTTTTTATTTTATTACATTGGCAATCCTACATTTTGTTAACTAACATTTGCCAGTTCAACATTGATTTTAAACTTTGGGGTACAATTTTTTTGATAAATTGCACTCGTTGAAAAATATTTGCTCCCCGCAAAATCTCGCAATCTTGCTCTTTCACTTAATCCACCATCTACCGGCGAATACCCAACTTGTTTCATGATGAATTTAATCATCCATCCTATACTCCGCCTATTTGGAGCATTGTGATCGGGAGCGTCATGATTCAAAGGAAAACCTTTGCAATTTGCAAATTTCTCTTCGAGATCTTTCACAACTCCCGTAAGCGCGGGTAATCCCAAATCCGACACCACTATCATCTTATTGATGGAATCTGCCGAGGATAAAAAATCCACAATTGCCACAATGTCACTGTTATTCACGTCTAACTTTGTTTTACTTAAGAAAGCCCTACCTATTTGATTCATATTAATCCTCCAATCTTATGTCGTTTATTGTCATTAACTAATAGTTATTATATTCATAAGATTCATAAAAGTCAATAGAATATCACAAACATATTTATAGGATATCGCAAACATATTTATAAAATTCTCAGTTCATTTGCCATATTAATTGCAGCTTGATATTTATCAACATCATCAGTAAGCATTCTTATAATCTTTCCAAAATCATCAGACTTTAATGAGACAACTGGCATATTTTTAACTATCTCATCTCCCTTACCAGCAAGCACGTTATGAATGAATTCTCCATGGTCATTAATCAACTGTCTATTTTTCTCTTCTGTTAATCCAATATAATTCATTGTCATTTGTAAATCAGTATGATTGAACAATTTCTGCAATGACAAAAGACAATCAGGATCAAACGGGTGTGTCTTATGAATCCAATACCCGAAGCTTTTACGAAGGCTGTGACTTGATATAGGATATCGAATACCAACATCCTCAACCGCTTTTTTTAGTTTCTTTCTATAATCATCTGTTTGCCACTTTACAACATCATTGTATTCTATAATATAATATAAATAATCTCCAAGACTCTTGTATTCTTTTTGCTTATGAAAGTCATCCAAAATTTTCTGCTTTCTCTTATCAGAAAAATCTTTATTTAAATAACCACACCATGTTTCAATATTCATATAAAAAGGTGTATTAGGATGTCTTAACAGCCATAATGTTTTAGGTATATAACTGAATATATATTCATTATAATGTTCCATTGGGTCAATTTTTACGTGTGACAAATAATTGTCAACCGCCTCCCAAACCATATTACTTACAGGAAGATTAGTGATCTTTCCAGTTTTCTGTTCCTCGATGGTATCAATTTCACTCTTACGATTTCCGTTCTCGTAATACAGATCCGACCATTTCATCATAACTGTATCACCAATTCGTCTACCAAGAAGCAATTCTAATAATGTAATAAGATATCCGTCCCATTCTTCATTTTTTTCAAACCACTCAATAACATTCTTGATATCTTCCATGTTCCAAAATGGCTGCACCTCTGTTTTACCTTTTTTCTTAGTCGCATAATCTCTTGTCTGTGCCATATTAAATAACCTCTCTTTCTATATGTATTATTCTCCGTTTTTATAGTATCTATCTCTAATTTGTTCGGCTCTATCATATGCCTCCAATAAATCGTCACACCATCTAATTTCTATATTCTTAGTTTGTTTTCCGCAACAAGGTTTATTAAAACAAGCTAGATCCTTTATATGCCATTTTTCACGCTGATGACCTCCACGCTGAATTCCAGATCCAAGTTCATTTATTTTCATACAATTTAAACATAAAAATTTTGAACTTCTCTTTGGATTTCCCATATTCATTTTTCGTCACCTCTTTTCTGTAATAAAAAAAGAAGCAGTTGATTCCTGCCTCTAATATTATTATACTGTAGTTCTATTTTATTATTTTTTCAAATCTATCATCTATAATCATGTGTTCTGGTTCATCGTTCCATACGTTTAAGATAACAGTTTTATCTTTTTCTTGAGTTAATTCGTACCAATGACAATGATTATCATCAGGATAATCATCTTTATCGGTTACTATATAAATATCTCCAATATTTATTATAAAATCTGGATTACTCATCTCAAGACATTGTGAATTAACTTCACGTTTACATTTTAATTTATCACCAATATTATATAACATATCTACCTCCACTTGAAAGCAATTTTTCATTTTACTTATTGACAATCACAAATTGCATTTTCAATTTTATCTTTTACTTTCCATAATATTTTAATTTGTGCGTCCAATCTCTCTTTTGCACTTTCATCCGTGTTATTCATATAAGCATTATGTACTTCATCAATCATAGTGTCAATTTCTTCATTTAAACGCTGCCCACAAACATTATATCCATACTTCATATCATCATTCATTTTTATTTTCCTCCTTTTGAAATAACTCATTCATTTTCATGAACCAATTCATTTAAAATCCAAAATATTTCATTCCCATATTCATTCCACATATTGAAGAATTTTAACATTGTTGGAATTGTTTCTCCATTTTCTGTAATGTTGCCTGTAACATTAATAAGACTCTGGATAAAGTCATACATTCCTTCTGCTTTTGGATAAAACTCCTCAACATATTTTTCTTTTTTCAAAATTTTCCATACTGGATGCTCCATGACACCATTTTCATTTTTAAATTCATTCATCATATTCTTTCCTCCGATCTGCCTTTTAAGTCATTAATAACTTCCTGTAATGTTTCCATTCTTGTTTCAATTTCTGTTACTCTACAAGCTTCATCATTCATATGTTCCTCTAAATGATCTTCAAGTCTCTTTATTTCCATTCCAAGCTCACCAATATATTCAACAACCTTTTCTCTCATATTAGGGTGATTCTCGTATTGATATAACTTTTCCAATGGCTCTTGCATAGACTTGTTTACTTCAAAATCAGCCTCGCCATACATGTACATTTCTGTATTTAATCCGTCTAAATTCCATTTGACTTTCTGTATTAATTTGCTCATTTATGTCACAACCTTTCTTTTATTTTACATTATAATATTCTCTCTTACAATAAAAATAACTGCCAGCATTTCTACTAGCAGTTATTCACAAGATAATCTATTGCATATTGATTTCCAAAGAACTCTAACATCTTTTTTCTATAATTTTGTAAACAATCTGTGTTTTTATCGTCCCAATCATACACATCAACAGAAAAATCATATAATGTATATTGTTCAGGAATGTCATCCACAATACATTCCACTTCAACAGAATCACTATTTCTCAAAATATTTATTTCCGTGAAATCAGCATAACATTTTACGAGTTCTTTTATTTGATTATCGCCGCACTTATCTAAATACATTTTATATCACCTCCAATTTGAAACAATTCTTTCATTAAATTAATGTATCTACATCAATATCTGTTTTGAAAATAACAAATGAGCTCGATTTCATTAATTCATCTGTTTTCTTAACAGTTTCTTTCCAATCTAATCCATTATAATCACGCTTTGAAATTTCAATAAAATCAGTTTCGTAAATTTTCTTATGAGTCTTTTCTATATCAACGAATCCGTTACTATTTAACTCAGGTCTTCGTATTTTCACAACATACGCATCATATTTTGTGTCGATTATAAGTACACTTGTCATTTCACAGATTCTTTTACTTGGCAATCTGCTTATAAGTTTTGCACTAATATTTTTCACATCTTCTTTATATAGATGTGATTCATAAACACAATCTATAAAACTACCAACTATTTTCATATTATCACCTCCGAATCAAAAAAAGAAATCGTCAATTCATCCCGTCAAACAATCCTGTTAAATGATGTTCATTAATTTCACTTGTATTCATCCATTGATAATCAAATCCATTCTCTCCTTCACATTTTTGTGAAATAATATCATCAATATCCATAGCTGTTAAATTATCTGGAACTTCTATTTCTTTTTCAATAGCATATCTTATTCTCATTTATATCACCTCTTCCAATCTGTTATAATTCTAATATTTTTCCAAAACATATAGTCTGCATTTTAGTTCCATCTGTCATTTCTGTCGTTGAAATGTACGCAATTATTCCTTGATCTCCGATTTCATCATCAGGAAAAGTTTTATTAATTGCATCAATTAATTCTCTCTTTGTTAATTTGTCATTTGTTACTATTTCAATTTCATTTCTATTTTTCATTTATATCACCTCTTGCAATTTTACCAACAAATCATTCATTCATTGACTGCAATAATGAACTTTTAAATTCACGTCCATCCAATACGTTCCTAATAATCTCCATTGCTTCAGCAATTCCACAATTATATTGCTGCATTTCTCTTTGATTTGTAAAACGTTGGTCATCTTCCCAATGATGCACGATTTTATCACACAATTCATCTTGTATATCATACAAATATGTTTCTACTGATTTCATTTTTATATTCTCCTTCCATAACTATTTACATTTTTTCATCTTGTCACTAAACATTTAATATCTTACCAAAGCAAACATTCTGCATTTTTGTTCCATCTGACATAGTTGTTGTGGAAAGCTGTGCTATTTGTCCGTGATTACCAACCTCTTCATCAGGAAAAGATTTGTTAATCAAATCAATCAACTCTCTTTTCGTTAATGATGTATGTACTACTGTTTCAATTACATTTCTATTTTTCATTTATATTACCTCTTCTAATCTTCCTAATAAATCATTTTTCACTTCGATTATTGCATTCAACCTTGATTCAGTTGCAGTAACCTTACAGGCTTCTGCATTATAGGTCATTTGCTTTTCTAGGTCAGATTCAAGTCTGTCAATTTCTGTATCAAGCTCACCGATATATTCTTTTATCTTTTCTCTCATATTAGGCTTATCCTGATCCATATTACCAAAATCTGTTCCCTTAAAATTTTCCTTAGTTAATTTCCTTCCACATTTAGGACAATAGTAAAAACGGTTATTATTATCAATTTGAAATACACTTCCTGATAAAGAAATTACTGCCATATCATCAAATCTTCCTATTTCAGTCATCCTAAAATCATATTTTCAACCACATAATTCACAATTATTATTCATCATCTTCCACCTCCAAAGAAAGTTAAATTTCTTTGCTTCTACGTTCCATGAACCATCTATTTGCTATTGTATGAGTCAATTCAATTTGAAGCATTAATACAGTATTTGCTCCAAAATCTTTTTCATATTCTGCTTTGATTTTTCCAAGCTCTGTATTTTCGTCAAATCCACCATTCTTTTCTGCATCAAGAAATTCAGAATAAAGAGCAAATAATTCTAAGTCTGTTTTTGTTTCAAAAATATTTACATGTTTCATAATTAGTTATCTCCCTTATATATATTTATTAATACTTAATATATTGGTTAAATTACTTGCCTTATTCTGATTCAATATCAACTGGATTTTCCAATTTTAAAATTTCATCTCTATGCTCTACCAGCGCAGCACTTGCAATAGCATTTATTTTGTTCTGACAGAATGACTCAATTTCACCTTTCGCTTCCATAACAGTTTTGTCCATCTGTTCATTGAACTGGTCTGCAATAAAATCCAAGTTACATCCAAGATCCATGCTTAATTTTCTAAGTTTAGATATTACAGCCTCTTTATCTGCCTTTGTTAGTGCTTTCTTCTGTGAAAACAAATCAGTTACATCCTGAATTAACTGCTGTGACTCATTCATTGCATCTTTTGTTTTACCTTTGAATTCATCAGTAAACTGTTCTCTTTTACTAACAAAATCACATTCGGGAATTCTGCCATCTTTTTCGGTATAGCGTATAGTACATGGTACACCAGAACCACATCCAAAAGATGTAATCGCTTCAGCAAACTGTGAATAACTCATCTCTATTTCTGCAATAGGAGCTTTACCATAAACCCAATCTCTATTTAATCCACGTTCTATCTCTGCATGTCTTAACTCCATTGTTATCACATTATTATGCTTGATACTACTGCCGAATAAAGGTGTTACACGGCTATTCGATCTATTAAACATAATAGTTCCATATGACGGATGGGAAGTTCTAGTCCCAAAATCTGTTTCTTCTACTTTATATTCGTTTTCCATATATTCCATTCTCCTTTCAAACTAACAGTAAACTTAGATTTCATTAACTTTTGCAAACTTATTTCCTTTTTTATTTAACCCATTTTTTAAAAACAACTTAACCATCTTTTTAACTTCATAATTACTTGGATGTTTGTCAGATGTTTCCCATCTTATATCTACTATTATATTTTTAGAAACATAAAACATACAATTTCCAAACTGATATACAATGATATTGCCTCTATTATAAACATGTTCATTTTCAACAGAATCAATTAAACAATTTAATTTTATCTTCAATACATCATCTGGAATATTTTTATCATGTTTTGCATTTTCCCTGTATTTACCCAATGTTGTAAGCGACATTGTTCTCATTTCAATCACCTCTTTTGTATATAATTCCACAAGAAAACTTGGTTTCATTAGCTATTGTTTGTCTTCTAAGTCCAGAACATTTTTTATAGCATCTTTTATATAATCCATTTCAAATTTGTAATTCACCATTTCTCTTAACGATTCTTCTAATTTATACGAAATGGATTCTTCAACTACATTTCTCACATAGTTTATCATAACCTGATCCCATTGATTGTTGCAGCATTTAGACACATCTACATCGGCGGCTGCATCCATATTATAATCACTCCAATCATATTGTGTATTCATAAATGTTGTAGATAAATCATTGTCTTCACACTTTCCATACAACCATTCTGCAACAGAAATCGAATGTAACTCTTTGCCAATTTTATTAAACACATTATCATCTGTAAATAACCAATATTCTTTATCACTTGACAAATAACAGGTTTCTTCATTATTTAATTGTTCCGTTACTTCGTCTGTTAGCCATTCAATACTCACAATTTTCATATATTCTCTCTCCAATCTTCCAATGAATCTATTATTTACTTTGTTCTCTTTGTTGACCATCAATCTCAAAATTAGATTGTTCTTCCATGATAATTCCAATACTTTTCATATAGTCCTCTTCTAACGTAAGCACTGTCTCAATTGTATCTTTGTCAATATTACATCTTTCTGCAATAAAATTTATTGCATCTTCCCATTCATATACTGGCGTATCATTCATAATACTATTCTCCTTTCTACATTCTACACAATATCATTTAACAACTCAATCGCTTCATCAAGTTTTTCACTCGCTTCTTCCATACTATCAATTGCATCTTCAGAATACATTCCTCTATAACTGCTTTGTAATCCTTCTGGCATATTGTCAAATGCATCCTGTTCTTCGCTTAATATAGAAGACAACTCACTTGATATCTGTTTTAGTTCAGATTGTGTACTTTGAAGTTTTGCTTTGAGCATATTTATCTTTTCTCTTCTATTCTTATTCATTTAAAAACAATCAACACCCCATACTTTATTTAATACTTTCGGATCATCTGGTATTTCGCCACATGTTTTTGTCGGGATATTTAACTTATTATACTCATCCTCACTGATTTCAATTCCGTAATCACCAGGAGCAGATTTATTAAAATCATCTCTATAGTGTGGCGATTTCTCTTTATAATAAAATTTATAATAACGCCCATTTGCTCTGTTGTTGTCATATCCCTCACATAATGTAGCGATTACTTTTCCTGTGCTAATTTCTGTTGTTACATTTCTTCGAAATCGTGGATCATACTTATTATAAGCAAGATATCCATGACTTAAGCTCCATTGTTTATTTTTTTCATCATTAGCTGACATTCGTTTTACTTCATCGTCAAAATTATCCCGGTAAACCTTGCCGGAATTTACACCTATTGTAAGATCATGTCGATTTCCATATTTGTCTTCTTGTGTCCATCTATATGTTTCTTCTCCATTGACATAATACTTACCTGTTCTACCTATACAAGTTACATTTCCATTTGAATCTAAGGCTGTCGTATTTCTTTTCGTTTTTGCATCATCAACTGCACGTCCTACGCTTGCAACACCTTTTAATCCTAACAATGCTAACATTTCTACTAGCATATTCATCAACCACCTTCCTATTTATTATACCTATCTGCCTTATTGTCAACATAATCTTTAAAGTCGTAACGGTTTTTTCCATCACCAAATTTCTGATTGTTTTGATTTTCTCCGCTAAACACACCTGAAAGCCATAAATAAATCAATATCGCTAATACAAACCCAATCAACTCTGCCATAATAATTACCTCCGTTTTTCTTTATATTATATCATGTCTTGTATCCTATTAAAATAATTTGAAGTTTCTGATTTATCGGTTAAACATAATTGTAATAGTATATTCATGTTCACTTTCAATCATTGCCATTTTAACTCTAGTGTCTTTTTTAATTTCGTCACACAACATTCTTAATTGTTCTCCATTTAGGTTTTCTTCTGTTTCCATTATGGTTGTCATACCTTTGTATGTATCAAATTCACCTTCAAGCCATTTAATTCCATATTTAATATATTTTTTTGCTAACAATTTATAATCCATAAAATTAACCTCACTTTCTAAACCAAGTAAATTTCCGTTTCCTATGCTTTCTTTCCAAAATAATACTTAACAATTTTCTTAAAATCTTTATTACTTGCATAAGCAACTCTAGGCTTACTTCCATCAATGTTAAATTCTGTTACGCTTAAAATTGCATATCCTTGTACCGTTAATGTGGCAAGATATACAAGTAAGTTCAATTTGTATCCAATACTGTCAAACTGGATTTCTTTTCTTAGTTTCTGTACTTCTTCATCATAATTATCATCTACTTCAATAATGTGTGCAGAAGCATATGTATTAACTTTATACAATCTATTGTTAATTTTTCTTATCATATTATTTCCTCGCTTTCAAATAAATCCTCATTTCATAGGTATATACATAGGTGGTTCACCAACTGATTCTTCTGCCTCAAAAAACGTTATTCCGTCTCTAATAATAGGTGCAGTTTCCAATGATAAAATTTCTTTTACAAAATCATTTTCCGTACAATTCCACATATCAATAAGCTCACTACCGTATGCTCCAAGTGGATCAACTTGATAACCAATACTTCCGTTATCACACAGAAATATATAAATATCTCCCCAGTTAATACGAATCCAATCAGCATCAGTTCCACCAACTAAAGGACTTTCTATTTCTGCAAACTGTTTTGCGTATTCCTGTATTTCTTGTGACTTATTGTGTTCAATAATATCATTTGCTATTGCATTGCAATAACGAAATTGTTTTACTAAATTTTCTTTTAACATAAACATTCCTCCATTCTAAAGTCCATAGGAAACTCTTGTTTCAAACTTTGCATTCTTTGTATTCTCTTTCAGTTAATAGTCCTTCATCGCACATATCTTCAAGCGTTCTATATACAGCGTTTGCTCTCCAACTTGCATATGAAAAACCATCAAACTCTCCAATAAGAGCATCTCTGTTTTCTTCACTTTGTTTTTGTAATTTTTCTGCTAATATGGAATTACGAAAGAAATATGCTTTATACATAGCTGCTTTAATTCTAAGATTCTCAATTTCATATTCCTGAGAAACTAATTTCTCTTGAGTTTCTAATAACTGTAACCCCATATTCCCTAATGGGCTTCTTTCAATTCTGTTTCCAAAATAAGTATAATTCATGTTTGTCACTCCATTTCTATGCTTTGAAATTGCTATTTCTTCACTCTTCTTTTAAAACATTTTGTAAAGCAATTACCGTTCTCAATGCCTTCATTGCTTCATTAAGCTCTAATCTTCCAACTTTAATTGCAGTTGAATTAACCAATGCTTCTTGTTTTGCTTCCCGTAATTTCGCTAATGCTTTTTCTTTATCCATATCACTCAACCTCACTTTCTATAATACTTTGATCAAATTCTTATTTACCCATCGTTTCGCACCTTGTAATGAGTCTGCTATATATAAATAATCGTTTCCGCTTGCCTTATTTATAATTCCATAAGCACATTCTCCAATTTTATCAATCCATACGAACTGACCATCTTCAGTTAATTTGCAAGACCATTCTGTAGGTTCTCCGTTGTCATTGTCACATTCATGCACTATATTCCATTTCATATCACTCAACCTCACTTTCATAAGCACTAATATCAATTCTACCCAACTTAAAATTTAAGTTTTCACTCCAATTTAAACTGCCTGATTTTACAGGCGAATCTTCATAATCACCATAGATATTTGCCTTATAAATATTCCATCTTGCACCATCTACATGTAATACTGAATAAATCAGCTTGTCATTTTTATAGAAGTCATAGCAACTACAATCAATATCAAGATAATATTTATATCCGTTTTCATCCTCTGTATTGATTGCAAAGTCTTCTCTGTTCATCCGTGATATTCTTGATTTGCCTATCAGTTCTGCTTTTATCTCGTCTGGAATATCTTCAATCTTGTCTAACAAGCTTGAATCAATGAACACAGGCTTCTTTTCTTTCCTTTCATACAAGTTCGGAAACTTCTTTCTAAACCGTGCTGCCGTTCCGCAAATATATTCATATCCGTTCATTTCTCGTTCTCCTTCCTAATAAATAAGACAGACACATTTGTTTGCGTCTGCCTTATTATTCTCTGTATTAAGCTTCAAATCGTTCCAATATTATTTTAATCGCTTCATCTGCTGTAATTACCCCTTTATCCCTTAGTTTTACAGCCTTATTGATTTTTGCAATTGCCTTATTTTTTACATTACTCCCCATTAGATTATTTTCTTCAATTTTTCTCTTACAATCATTTGCATACTCTTTTATGTATCTTTCTGCCATATTTATCACCTCATGAAATTACAATTTCCTTTGCTTTATGGTTGCTGATAAATCCAATTTCCATGTCTTACCTTATCACTATCTTTATCCCAAAAGCCTAATTTAACCATACCTTTAACGCTTCCTGTTTTATGTATGCATGAGCATTTGTCTGTAAATCTTTTACCAGTTGCGTTTTCATACTTTCTTGGACTACTGTAATATGCCATATAATCATGCTCCTTTACCACTCAGGCTCTTTATCAGTCAAGCCCAAGTAAAATTCATGCTTTGCTCCATCATTAAAATATTCTCGCAAATCAGCAAGTGTTTTAGTTCCATTTTTCAACGCTTTATAATCTGCAAGTACCATATCATCTGTATATTTTGTATACTCGTTCCTACCAATGCTTAATCTAAAAGTTTCACCTGTTCTAACCCAACCCCATTTCCCTGTATTTTTTGCTTTCGGATAAGCACCTATCATATACCCATATAAGTCTGGATATTTTTCTGTATTTTCGCTATGCCAATCTTCAAGCTGTATTTTCGTTCCATCTGGTAAAACAGCACTATCAATTATTTTCTGCATAACACTTCACCTCGCTTTTAATTTTAAATCTTGTATACTCTGAATAATTTTCATAAATCTCTTTACACCATTCCTCATCTTTAATCTGCTTTGCAAGTAGATCAAAATCAGGATTAAAATAATATGCCTTATGCCCCACTTCTGACGATTTATCTGTTCTGTCTTTCCATTTTGTGATGATCACCATTTCATATCTTTTATCTTTATCCCAAGACTGCCCAGCTAATTCTGCTGTATACAAATTATTCTGCATAATCAACTAACCTCCTTGATAAATTTCTGAATCATTTTTCTGTATGTAGAAATCATGCGATTATAAGTCCAATATTTAGAACCAGAATAATTGTACTTATTGAAAATTTCTTTTGCCTTGTCGTTATATTTTTTCATAATGTCATATGATACCGTTTTACCTATACAATCATAACCATCTAAAATTGCATAGTCCCCAAATATATAGGCATCACACGCCCAACCTTCAGTTCTTGTACAATAATAATCTGCATTTTCAAACTGTAATAAATTCTGAAGATTTCCGTTTCCAACATTTATAATATGATAATTCTCTTTAAGAAATTTCTTTGTGATTTTCTGTTTACTCATACTAATCAACCTGCCTTTCCATATATAACAAACTTGTCATAATTCCCTTCAATGCATACCAACACTGTTCTGCGTTCATATATCCAATTAACGAACCAGTATCTCTTTTTATGTGGAATTGATTACCACCTTCAATACTGATTACTACAGATATTTCCGTTTTGCTTACTGCATTGATAGCACTGATTTCTCTATCAATCTTTTCACACACTTCCGTTTCGCTTCTGCTTAAATATCCTGTAACTCCGTTATCCCATTTGATATTTAACATTATGAACACCACCTTTTTACAAGATATGTATTTCCGTTATATCTAACATTGCACCAACCTTCACTATTTGCTGTATACCAAAGTTGTTCCCATTTTACGTAATCTTCCATATCTTCTGTATATGCGAATGGGAAATTTATATATCCCAAATCATGAAGCACTCTTCCATACCATTCTTCATCAGCTATAACTCCATTGCCTCCGTTATACTGTAAAGTTTCTGCATTAAAATCAACGATCGAGAAATTATCAAACCCACTTTCCATTATTTCATTGAGTAAAAAAGCCTTTGTTAAAATTCGTAAATTATCTTCATCAGTTTCATTTAATAATGCATTTAACTTTTCAATATTCGTAAATTCATCTCCGACAGGTGCATCAATAATAATCCATTCGTCATTGCCTAACATATTCCGTAATTTCTCTTCATCCATTGGTAACATGATTACATGGTCATTATTAAAGTCAACCATTGTATCTTTCGTAATGTTTCTGATTACAATTTCCATAATTATTTCCTCACTTTCTTATAATAAAATAGGCAGCTAGTAGATTATTCTCCTAACTGCCCTTGCGGTTGCGTTATTTAGTTTAGTTGCTAAACTTCTTTAAATACACCAGACTTGAGCATATCTGTTTTCCAACATTCAAAATCGGGATATTCTGTTTTGTCTGCTAAGTCTCTGTAGACTTCATGCATCTGCTTTTCTGTAAATGTTTTACCTTTTAGTGGTTCTTCATAAGTGATATATTTCATTTTACTTCACTTCCCTTCGCAATATATTCATTTGCATCTTTGCAACTTTCCATTCCGTGACAACAACATCTGTCACCGCAATTCACACAAAGATTGTGTTTGATTTCTTTTACTTGTTCTTCATTCATACCTCTTCCTCTGTAAGCATATAATCGTAATATGCCATTTCCGTTTCAAAGAACTGATATTTACCTTTTACATAACCCATATATCCATCTGGTACTGAATATCCTTTGAATTTATTCATCTGCATTTCCTCCTTTGTCCACATGTTCGGGACTAATTCCCATTTCAATAAGTGCATCTTTCGCTGATACACTTTTCGCTACTGCTAATAACAGCGCATAATAATTCCGTTTTAATATCTGATTCCGTGATAATTCATCCATGATTGTATTCTCCCTTCTATAATAATCCGCAAGCAGATAATAATTTCTGTGCGAATGGATGCTTGTTTTTATGTAACTGCTTTGCAAGTCTTCTTTTCTGTTCTCTTGCATAACGATTTTCAAAATGTTTTGCAAGTGAATCTGCGTTTTCTGCTTCTGGTCTGTTGTCGATTACTTCGTAACCGTTTGATGCCACTATAATCATTTGCTTATACCTCCATCCTCTAAGTTTTGCATTTATATTCTCCTTTCCGTGCATAAAAAAAGACAGCCTACAAAAATTGTAAGTTGTCTTTAATGATTTAATATGTTATTATATATTTGCACCTAGTTTTCGCTTGGTATGATTCTAAGTGCGGTGGCTGTCAGAAATGGCAGCCTTTTAAATTTCATAGTACCCGATGATTTCCGTATCATCCTCTTCGATTTCATTATAAACGGGTCTGTATTCTTTTCCGTCAGAAAGATAACATTCTCCATTCCATTCTGTGTCAATGAGAATTACACCATTTTCGAGGAACACAGGCGAATTGTGCTCTAATCCATATGTAGAAATTTCCGGAAATTTCTCTTTAAAATTTTCCTTGCTTATTTCCTCAACGATGTCCATCTGTTTGCCTTCTGGTGACAAATACCTTGCGCCATTTGGTACTTCTGTGTAGTTTATTGTTCTCATATTTTTCGTTCCTCCTTTTTTCTTTTATTCTACCACATTAATAAAGCAAAGCCAACTGTCTTGCTAACATCGCTTTGCTCATATTGTGTGTTTTAATTCCCTGTGGTTTCCGTTTAACCTCGGATCGGACTGAATAGATCCGTGACGGTGATTTTGCCTTTGCTACTTCGTAGTCACAATATGCATTGTGAATTGTTTTTGCTTTTTCTGACATGGTTTTGTCCTCCTTTTATTTTTCCCAGTTATTTTTACAGGCTTCTGTTTCGTTCGGAATATCTTTCAAAAGATCCGTATAACTTGCATTTGCCTTGTTATCAAGTTGACATGTTACATCTTTCAGTTCGACCGTGATATAATCATCTTTTACATACCAACATGCTACGTCCGACAATGGAATTGCCTTTTCTAACTGAATAGAATTGATAGCTGTTTTAGTTATAATCTGCTTTGGTGCTGTGGATTTGCCTATGAAAAAGGCTGCTGTGATGAGTACTGTGGTTGTGATGAAATATAATATTTTGTTTTTCATGGTTCGATTTCCTCCTTGATTTATTACGTGCTCCCTTGTATAATTATTTTACAAAGGAGGCTTTTATTATGGATAAAATTAAAACAAGCGAATTGATTTCAAAATTAGCTTTAGCTTCTGAAGAAGCTTGTAAATGTGAAGATGAAAACTTTCTTCGTGTACTCACTGAAAAAGTACATAAGAAGGAAACGGAAAATGTTACCTATGCAGACGTTATTAATGTTGCTCGTGTTGTAACTGATTTTTCTCGTTTTGCTTCTATTCGTGCAATATGTAAAGTATTACAAGATTTAGATATTACTGAGAACGATGTTGATGTTTTTAACAATGATGATTTCCGTAATACTTTAGCAAAAGCATTAAATGTCAAGTAGGAAGATAGGCTGCCTTAATCGGCAGTCTTTTCTTCTCTCGTAATTCCTGTATAATCAAGCGTTTTCTTGATATCTGTGTGTGAGAAATGGTCAAGAACTTCCTCAAGTTCTCTGTCTGTTTCTGCCTGTGCGACATATGAACCATTGATGTAAGCCATTGTGCTACTCTCCGTATGTGTGATCCCAAAAGTTTCTCCGTTTTTGTTTGTATACTGATACATAATAATTCCTCCTTATTTTTTGTTTTTTGGGTATAAAAATAGCACCCGAAAATTGGGTGCTTTGTTTGGTGTTGGGTGTATTATTTTTGGCGCTTTACTCTTCATCATATTTTGCGTCTATATATGCAATCTGCTCATCGTAATAAGCTCTTGCATTCTCACAACGGAGTTCATAGTTACTTCCGTTTGCTGGATAGCCTTCAGCTTCACACTGTTCAGCTATCTCTTTGCATTCCTCTCTGTACTGCTTTTCGAGTTCGCAGATTTTATCTATATCTGCTTTTGAATATACTCCTGCTTGTGCCATGCTTTGACGCATTTCCTCTATATTATTTGACATAGTTGTATCCTCCTTATTTTTGTAATTCTTTTTTCTTTGCCATCAATTCCGCTATTTGTGCGTCAATTGAGGCAATTTCTTCATTTGCCTTGTTATATTCTGCATCAGGTATCCATTCCATAATTTCTGAAGGTTGGACTTGGAGATATTCGCAGACTTTATTTAGAGTATCAGTATTCATTGTTTTATTTTGTGAAAATCTTTGAGGCATATTAACAGATATACCCGCATCGCATAAATCTTTCCATTGCATTTTTTTATCTTGCAATAATTTATCTAATTTCTTATATACAATCATTTGTTATTCTCCTTTCCGTTGTTACACCTCCATTCTATCACAAAATCTTGTGATTAGCAATACACTCTCCTAAAATCATGCAAAGGATTTTTTGTACACTCATAGTCTGTGATTTGACCACAGAATTTACCTAAACGCACTCCACCAGATCCGCATTTCCGTTTACGATCATGTGACATCATTTGTTTATAATTCAAGTGTTTTGAATCGTCTTTGAATTGCTGTGTATAGTCATACATTGTTTTTGTATATTCATTACGCATTTCAGTTTTGAGAAATTTCTTTCTACCTGGAATATGAATAAGCACAGTAATTTTGCCTTTTCTCATTCTAAAATCAGAGCAGAAAATCTCTACTCCGTTTTCACTACGCAAAATGATTGTATTGATCGGGAATTGTTTTCCGTGGTAAAGTTCATTTCCAAGTGTTCGTCTAATTTGCATTTTCATTTTGCATTCACTCTCCTTTTATTAAAATGTACACTATTAAAAGGCAGAACCAAAATTCTGCCTTTCGTACTATACATTTTATTTTGCGTTATGCGAAGTAGTGTTTAATTACAATATTGCTAATAGTGCTTGCAAGTCCACTATAATCATAGGTGATTTCACCTGTTTTGCGGTTCTTTTTTGCCTTTACAAGCGTGTTAATCTGACGCTTTTTAAATGATACAGTTCCCTTTTCATCGTCTACATCAAACTTGTTAGAAAATCCCTTAATGTAGCAATCGTTTAAAAGTTTCTTATCTTCTGCGGTCAGTTTCACTCTTGTCTTGCCCGTGTACGGAGTTTCAAAAGGCAGAGAGAAAGTTTTCTTGATGATTGTTTCAAGTTCTGCGCTTGCCTTTTTATAGGCTTCTTTTACCTCTTTGCTCATTACAAGATTTCCGTCATCCCCTGCTTTGGAGTTAATATGAATTGCCTGTAAAGCTTCATAAAGTTCAGGTGATTCAAAAGCAGGAATAATTGCATACTTTACAAGCTTAGAGTTATCCCATGAACCAAGTACACGAAGTACAGTTTTTACAACATCAGCAGAGTTGCCAAAGTGATCAGCATTTTTCTGTGACATAGTAGAAATAACTTTATTGTATACTTCTAATGTGTCAGTCTGTGTCTCAACAAACTTAGTCCGTGATTCATTTGCAGAGTCTAACTGTACCTGGAAAGCTTGTACTTCTTCATCGGAATAGTTGCTATTCTCATTAGCAATCTTCTTCTCAAGTTTAGCGATTGTATCATCAAGCAACTGAATATTCATGTTACAAGACTCGTGCTGTACTGCTGTCATAAGTTCAGACTTAGACTCTTCTGTAATGTTCTTTGCATAGAAATTGATTGATAATGTTTTCATAAAGTACCTCTTTCTCCGACTTAATGCAATCGGTGCTATAATATGATTTATTGTATTTGTTGTAATAGTGTTATGCACACTATAAAAGAGCAGACTGGTAGTGCTGATCTGCTCTTCTAACTATGTATAACCTGAATTATACAGAACACAGAGGTACAACGGTCATGTGAGTTGGAATTACCCAACATCAAGAATAGTAGGTGTTACCCTACTATCTGCCACTTTATATTTGTGTCTGTCTCTTATGTATTTCTTCTTACAAGTAAGTTTTTAATTGAACCTTATAAGAGTACGCTTTTATTTGTTAGCGTAAGTTATTTATTTATGTGTCGGTTGCTTATTCTATCGTTGACCACTCCTAGAAAATAATCTAAGAACGTGAACCCTATACCACTAAAGGGAACTACCCTATTCTTACAAAATATTGTAAGTTCGTCCGCAAAGTAATGAGCTGACAGACTAGGTTTTTTCTAGGAAAACCATATAACCATTTTATGCAATTTGTATAGTGGAAACGTTGGATATTAAAACCACTAGCAACCCTACACACTTCTAGTCTTTTGTATCACACTCTAGGAATGTGACGCAGTACCTATACATGGATAGAACTGTTTATATTTTTGGTGTGGAATTAACTCACGAATTGTGATAGAATAGACTTGTTGAGGGACTAGTTCTATACAATTTGTGTGAGTTAGTCGGTTATGTATTCAAGATATTCTTGTTCAGTTGAAAAGAGAATATAACTCTTTTCTTCTGATACATAACCCATATATCCACTAGGTACATAGTACCCTTTTGGATTATACATTTTTCAGTGAATGACACCTTCTTTCAAGTTTTAACGACTAACTTCTGTCGAGTGCTTGTTTATTTGTTGTAATTACTGTATCACATTTTATTGTGGTTGTCAATAACTTGTTTTTAAGGATTGCTAACAAAGTAGTTTAAAGTGTTGTTACTTCCTTATTAAATTGATTATACGTTATCACAATGTATTGTGATTGTCAACAAAAACTTTTGTAATGTTGGTTCATGTTGTCGTTGTTTTGTTGTGACTATAATATATCATGTTGTTTGTGTTTTGTCAACACTTTTTTGTTATTAAATTATAAACTGTTTGATATAGTTAAAAGCTATGGTAAACGATAAAACATAGTTTGAAACTATATCAGATATAACACAAACATATGTTCTACTCAGATAGTCCAGATCTGATTTTATCGAACATTTGTTCTATTATCAATTCCACGGAAAAATGTAGAAAAACCGTAACAAAACATGTGTTCGGGGGTGGCAAAAACTAAAAAGATAGTTGTATTTTATCAGATTGTACATAGCAGGTTGTTCTATACACCAACTCTAAAAATTTACCTCCTCTTAATTAGCAAAAATCCCATAAAAATAAGGTAAATCTGCCATTCAGACAAAATTTACCCTTTATCGTACCTCATATCGTCAAATCCAACTAAAATTAAGCATTTCAGCCACTTCACAACCCAAAAATCAAACTTTCATCTCACCAAAAATCCATCCACAATCTCAAAATCTTCCTTATTTATAAGCGTTTTAACCGATAACGATTTTCCCAGTAAAAATCCCAAATCATATTATCAATATTAATCTCACCACACATATACCTCTCATCTCATACCCCAATCTCTAGCCCAAATCTCACGAAATCGACTCAAATTCATTTCAAAATACCTCCAATGATAAAATCATTTCCTAAACATAAAACTCTCTTATTTCTCTCTCAGAACAAATATAACCATAATAATATGTGGGGGGTACTCAAAAACTATATACAAATTACATTACTAAACATAGAATATACTATTATGAAAGGATATAAAAAATAATCAATGAATTACAAAGACAATTGTGATATAATTATAGAAAAAATATTAAAGGAATTTGATTCTATGGATAATACATCAAAAGAAAAATGGGAAGTACCAAAATATACAGGAAGTCAGATAAATAAAGCTGGTAGAAATTTTGTAAATCCTAATTCAACTGCCAAGGAAAAAGATGCCGCTTTAGAAGTAATCAATAATTGGAGGGCTTCACATGCTTATCCATTACAAATCATATGTAGTAATTTGCGTAGGAACAATCCAAATGCTATTGTTGTTCAAAGATTAAAAAGGCTAGATTCAATTATAAATAAACTTAATAGAAATAAGGATCATGTAATGGAATTATATAGAATGCAAGATTTAGGTGGTTGTCGTGTAATTGTAGATTCTATTGACGATGTATATAAAGCAGTTGATAAATATAAAACTTCTAGTATACGTCATATTTTAAAAAAAGAGTATGATTATATTAAATGCCCCAAAGAATCAGGATACAGGTCTTATCATATGGTATATAAATTTTGTAGTGATAGCAAAGAAACATATAATAAAAATATGCTCATAGAAATTCAATTTCGTACAAGGTTACAACATATATGGGCTACTGCTGTTGAAATGATGGGAATTTATACTAAGAGCAACCTTAAGGCGAGCCAAGGGAATGATGAAATACTTAGATTTTTTACTCTTGTATCTTCAGTTTTTGCCGCACAAGAAAAAATGCCACTTTGCCCAAATACATCGCAATGGGCAGATGAGCTGATAGTAGAAATAGAACAATTAGATAAAAAACATAACATTCTTTCTACTTTAAGTGCAATAAATGTTACTATTAATTATACAAGTGAATTAAAAATTAAAGGTAAAAATTTATATTATCTTTTGATTCTCAATTATAGTAAAAAAAATGTTAGAGTCAGAAGTTTTAATTCTTCACAAATCGAAGTTGCTACCAAAATATATGATACTGTTGAAAAAGAATCTAATCTTGATGCGGTTTTAGTATCCGCAACTTCATTTGAAACATTAAAATTAGCTTATCCAAATTATTTTGTAGATATTTCTGCTTTCATTGATAATTTAAGAGATATAATTAATCTTTATAAAAGTTTAATGGAATAAATAATATTATTATGACAAAGACAGATGATTGATTTCGTCTGTCTTATTTTTTATGCCAAAAATAAGAAATAAGCAGAGAATATATTATTGAGCAGTATTCTACTTCTATCCCATTACTTACTCATAGAAAGGAATTTAGTATGAAACTAATTGACAGCAAAACAAAAAGTGATATCACAAAATATCTTAAGCAGAAAGAAAGTAACATCTCAAAGAGTAATCGTAAATCAAAGCACAAACATCATTATGAAGAATGTCTGATTCAAAATTCATTTTCATTTGCAGGAAAGAATAGTATACATACACAATTAAGCAGTTATTGTACTATTTGTGGGAAAATAGGTGGATATTTTAAAAGTGGTAAATATTCAAAAGAAATTGAATCATTGCAAAAACAAAGACAAGAAGAAGATAAACATTTTCGTGTAATAAGTATATCAGGCGAGGAATTATATGAAAAGTACCATGACAAATTACCAGTATTCTTTGTAGAGGATATTTACAAAGAGAAGTATGTTGATTTGGAACAGAATAATAATTAAAAAAGAGAATAAAATTATAGCATATATGTACCCAAATGAAATCATCAATCCAAAACATCATGTACCTAAATCAATCAATAACAATCAAACAAAAAATTATGGAGTTTGTATGTAGCGTTAGCGAAATACAAACGGAATATTCTTCTTTTGATAATATGAGTCTATATAGATATAGACTGCACAAAATTGATAGCTGGGATGTACCCAAATGAAGTAAATTTTCACTTTTGGGTACATCCTATATGTACCCAAATGTTTTTTTGACAATTTCATGTAAGTGCAACTTTTGATGGTTTTGTTAATTCAAATGGAGAATATACTTTTGAACCACTTACCACACTCTCATCTCACAAATTGTAACTGTAAAACAAAAATATTTTTATTAAAGAAAGGAAGATAAAAAATGCAACAGATTAACATTAACGAATTAAAACCACATCCAAGGAATAATGAATTCTTTGATGATATGACAGGTGATGCTTGGGATTCTATGATTCAGTCGGTGAGGTCATCAGGAATAACAAATGCTATTACTATCACTGATAAAAACATTATTATCAGTGGACATCAAAGAGTACGAGCTTGTAAGGTATTAAATATAGAAAGTATTGATTATAAGGTTATTCATTACTCTGATGATGATTACAAAAAAGAAACTGATGTAAAGGATTTAATTGAATCAAATCTACGTCAACGTGTAGTTGGTAATGCCAATCCTATTAAACTTGGCAAGTGTTTTCAGTTTTTGAACGATTGGTATGGATTTGAGCATGGTGCAAAATCTTTTCAGGGAAATCAGCATAAAAAGGTGAGTGCAAAATTTTTGCACACACCAGATTTAGCCAATACTCCATCCACACAAAAGGATCTTGCTCAAGATTATGGCATAAGCCATCAAACCATGAACAATTATATGCGTTTGGCGAAATCAATTCCTGAATTAGAAGATCTCATAGATACAGGAATTGTAACAACGCATACTGCTCTTGCAATAATGAAAGAATTATCAGAAGATGAACAGATCAAACTTATTTCTTCAATGGATACTACAAAAAAAATAACGCAAAAGCAAGTTCAGCAATATATTGATAAGATTAAACAGCTAGAAAATGATAATCCAAAAGTAAAAGAGTTAGAAACACAAATCTCTGAACTTAAAACAGAGAAAAATATATTGGAACGAAAAGTCAAACTTAATCAGGAAGAATCTGATAAATATAACAAGTTAAAATCTGATATTGAATTTCTTACAAAACAGAAAACTGATTTAGGTCGTCAAATCGACTCTGCTACTGAATTGGCAGGTCTGACTGTAAGATTACAGAAATTGTTAGAGACAGAGCTTGCTCCAATTAAATTCAAGCGTTGTATGGAAGAGCTTGATTCTAGTGATGTATGTGTTGGAAATTTAACAGATATTATTAACAGAATTGATGATTGGTCTGATGAAATGAAGAAGCTTTTAAATAATAATAATGATTATGTCGTAGACGTACAGTAAGAAAGAGAGGAAATTACATATGGAAAATTTAACAATTAACAAAACAAACAATTTCGATTTAGAGAACATGACTGATGAACAGTTAGAGCTTATTACGAATCAAGCTTTATTTTTGAGACAAAAGAAGCAAGAGGAAAAGATTACCGAAATTGTAAATGAACAAAAAAAGCTTAAAGAAATCACAGATATTAATACAGGAAAATTAGATGAAACAGCTAGTGAATTAAAGAGAACAAAAGAATTTATTGATGTATTGGGATTTGCTGTAAATTCATATAAGCTACAGATACTTAAAGCAAAGGCTGCTTCAAGAGTATATCATCTTTTTAATAATGATACATCCAGTATTGAATTTATTGTTTGGAATTCGTATTTCTTTAAAAAGATTTATTCTGATATTGCCCATCACTTCCATGTAAATAAATGTGCGAATATTAATGTTAAAGACTTCGAGGAGGCTTGTGCATTAGCTGAAGCATGGTTACCAACTGATTATTATATCAAAGAGAAAGTTGAAGAAATGAAAAATAAGGTTTTACAAGGGGCACTAAAACAGGAAAGAGTTATGGCTTTAAATATGTATTTAAAATTAACAAACAATGGCGAAATTAATCCATTCAAAGCTTAATTAACACAGTGAGGTGAAACGTCTTGCCAAACTATGTAAAAATCCCACGAGAAATCATTTATAATAAAGATCTCTCGTCTAAACGAGTGATTATCTTCTCATATCTTTGTGTAAGGCGTTCACTTGATGACACAGTGGCATTTTCTACAACAGAGCTTTGCCACTGGTCTAAAATGAAGCCTAATTACAGAGATGGAAAGATAAATCAGAAATATTATGAAGTTCTATTGCTTCTTTCTCATTATGGATATTTTGAATCATGTCCTGATTTTGAAAAATGTCTAAAAGAAAAGACTAATTCGGTCAAATATCAGCAAGTAAAAATTAATATAGAAAAATTCGATGTACCTGATAAGTTTGGAATTATTTATTTTGATGAGTTGGATACAATATTAAATTTTAAAGATGAATTGAAGGATAAAGAGATTGATACTGTAAGAATATCATCAGCTTATATACTACTTGTACTCTCTTATATTCGTGTTAATTTGAATCGAATGGATGGCAAACCACTATGTTGTTATAGATATTTTAAAACTATTTCAGAAGATATTGGACTTTCTGAAAGATATGTCAGTCGTATAATTGACATTTTAGAAGGGCTCAAAATTGTAAAATGTAAGCCTATGAAGAGAGAAAAATATATTAAGGATGGCAAAGAAAAATACGCTACTACCCCAAAGGTATTTGCTGATTATAGGCATTTTATTCACGATGAACATGGACAAAGAATTGATAAAGAATATAGTTCTGATAAGGAAATAAAAAAGCAGATAGAGCTTTTGGAGAATAATAAAATATAGAAACTATTAACGCAGCACTCAAAGGAGTTGATTGCAATGAATAAATTTTCAAACAGTAAAGGAGAACTAATTAATGAACAGAACTGTAACAATTACATCAAAGAACCATAAATACCAGAATACATATGGTGGACTAATCACAGAATATGATTTCTGTACAGATTGCCCTCGAAAAGATAAAGCACCTTCTGTTGCAGACCGAATTTTTAGAGATTTTGCTTTTGATAAGCAATGCAGAAAGAATACAGAAGGAAGAGATAGAAATGAAGAAAATAAACACGAAAAGCTTATTCGAATTATTTAGTTTTGTGAAGTAAATAGAAATTTCATTTGAAGAATATATAAGTGGAGGTAATTTTATATGAATTTAAAAGAATTGATTGATTGCATTACAAAAAATTACGGAGTCTTTGGAACATATTTAATTGGATCAGAGTTGGATGCGCTTGGTGATCTTCCTGATATCCCAGAGGGATATATGTTTTATAAAGTAAATTGTGACGAAGATGTAGAAAATGTTAAAAACATGATGAGAGTTAAAAATGCAAAAATAAATGAATTATATCCCAATGCAGAGAATGAAATTCATCTTGCACTTGATGATTATGAAAGCAAGTGTTTTTTAACTGCACTATTATTTGAGAACGTGTTTAATTATTGGTATGGTAAAAATACCAGAATTAAATATGAATTGGATGATAATGAGAAAATATCTGAATATGATATTTTCGTAATGGAATTATGGGATTGGGTTAGAGATGAATTGTCTACTGACGAATTGAAAAAATATGCTTTAAATTTCAAAAAGGTGGTGATGGAATAATAAATGAGTGAATATGGGATTAAGATAAAAAACATCAGTGCTGGTATGTTGTATGATGTTAATCTTGGAACACGAGATTATTTTACATATACTGATGCCATGTTTAACAATAGTTTATTTAGTTTTTTCTTGCAAAAGAACGGATTGAATATTTATAAAGGAAAATCTGGTAAGAAAAATGAAAGTACACGAGATATAATTTGTCTTGATTATGAATTCGGAAGTCGCTCTTATGATAATGAACACGCTCGATTAGAAAAGTTATTTAATGATATTGATGGTGATTCCAAAGAACGTATCAAACAGGCACTACAAAAAGTTGAAGATAGAAAAGATTTGTATGATGAAAAATCACGAGATGAAATTCGAGAGTATTTTTATGAGAATGGTGTTAATGTTACATATAAACGCAAACGCAGAGACGGAACAATTAAAGAAGAAACAATTCATTATGAGATGCTTTTTCGTACAAGTGCCAAAGCTAAACTTGGACAAGTTATTTTCATAAATAGTAAATTATATGACATTGCATATGATTGGCTAACAATTGGACTTGGAAAAAAAATGAGTCATGATAATGCGAAAATCGTTGAAATGTCAGCTTATGCTCCACTTACCACATCTACAATTATTGGTACACTTCATATACCTGTTGAGGATATTCTAATTCTCAAAGATCAGGATTCCTTTTTTGAAACAATGACAAAAGTTGTTAAGGCGGAAGAATACGAAGTAGAAGTCAAAAAGAAAAATAAAGAAACTAATAAAAATGAAAAGGTAATTGAAAAACGTAAAAAATGTGTTGTATCCGAAGAAAAACGTCAAGTAAAAAATACAATTTGGGATGGTATGGCACTAATCGAAGCTGATTCTAATTACCTTTGCTTACCATCGTATGTCAATGGAATGGCTTTGCTCAGAAATCATCTTTTTAAGGCATGTGCTTTTAAGAGCTATATTCAAAAGTTCTTTAAAGACTGGTGCGAGAAAAATGGATATGATTATGATACATATCAGATTCAAGATATGTTTGGTAAATGTCATTATCTGAAAGACATTAAAATGATAACTACTGATAATGCGATTAAATGGAAGAAATTTCAAGACCTCATGGGTAGTAATATTACTGAAGCATATGAGTATTGGTGCAAAAGAATTCATGGAGATGGTGATATATGGGGCATTGTTAAAACTGATCATCCAAGTAAATTAGGACAATATCAGCAGTTGAGTTACCAAATGATAAATACTCTTCCATGTACGAAGGACGATGTAAAATACATTGCTCAGATTAGTATTGATTATGTTGAATTACTTAAACGTGACAATGATGAATTTGAAAAGTTTCTTAGAAAGAATGCAAATGAGGTAAATCATTATGAGATGCTTGCCGATTTATATGCTCAAAATCATGAGTTTGGAAATAGTACATTTTTTAGAGAAGAAAAAAAGAAAATCATCTTTGATTATGTATACAGAATGAGAAAAGGAAAAATTATGGTCAATGGTGATAATTTGACTGTATGTGGTAATCCTTATGCACTTCTGCTCTATTCTGTTGGTGAAGATTTTGAAAAAGATCCAACACTTTCTCAAGAATATAATTGTATTCAGTGTTATACTAAACGTTTCGATAACAATGAATATCTTGCAGCGTTTAGAAACCCACATAATTCCCCAAATAATATATGTTATTTGCATAATGTCTATTCAGAAAAAATGGATAAGTATTTTGCATTTAGTAAAAATATCATAGCAGTTAATTGTATTCATACGGATATCCAAGATAGAGCAAATGGGATGGATGAAGACTCGGATTTTATGCTTGTCACAAATCAATCAACAATTGTCAAATGTGCAGAAAGATGTTATAGAGATTTTTATACTATCGTAAATGCATTACAAGAGTCTGGTATTACCTACAATAACACAAAAAAAGATTATGCTGCTATGGATAATAAGTTTTCAAAATCACGTATGGGAATCGGATATTCAAGTAATTTGGCTCAGTTGGCAATGACCTATTATTGGACAGAATTACAAAAAGATAGTCCTGATGAGAAAAAACTTAAAGAACTCTATGATAATTTTATCATTTTGTCTGTTCTTGCACAGGTTATTATTGATGGATGTAAAAGAGAATATGAAATTGATGGTAATAAGGAAATTGATAGAATTAGCAAACTCTCTTGTATGAGTATTAAAAAGATTGTCGGTTATACTGAATCTGGTAAACCAAAGTATAAGAAACACGATTTCCCTGAGTTTATGAAATACACAAGAGAAATTAAATATACCAAAGATGGTAAAGAACTTCCGCAAGAGGAAGTTGATGAATCAAAAAACAAACTTAAAAGTCGTATTAATAGAGAATTGTTATGTCCTATGAATTGGCTTGAAGATTGGATAAATAAAATTCAAAACGCCTCTACTTCGGATACATTATCAACCGAATCTTTTTTTATTAAAATGAAGGGGAAGGCTAATGATAAACAAATGACAAAAATTATGCAATTAGTTCAGGAATATGACTCTTTTGTAAAAAATACAAAATTAAAATATATAGATGATGATGAAGAGTATAATAAACAGATTTGTGAAAAATCAAAAGAAGTAACTGAATCAATAAAGAAAATTAAAATAGGTAATATAATTACAATAAATAGACTGATTGAGATAGCACTTGGTTTAAGCAATGAAGAGGGGGCATCTAAAAGGAGGAAGTATTCGCCTGAAAAATATACAAGAAAAATTCTCAATCTATTGTATAAAACCAACAAAGAAAAGTTTATGCTAAGTTTCAATAGTGATAAATGTGTATAATTTTTTCGGCAACTAATTGTGCAATTTTACCAAAAACATAGTAAAATCAAGGCTTTTAGCGTTCAACTTAACGTCCGTAATATGGAGGGAAGAAACCGCAGAGTTGCGTTAGTAAACTCCCACGCCATTGCCAATGCGTGTAATAAATAAGGGCTTGCAAGTTTAAAAAGTATACTAGGGGCAGACGTATCATTATCTGCCCCGAATATAAAACAATGAAATCAGCTTTTCTTGGCTGATAAAACAGAGAATATATAATTGTAATTTTCGTCTAACATATGGCTATAAGTTAGTTGATGTGATGTCATATGAAAAACTTGTGCATGTGTGATAAAACCAGTTAAGTTCATCAAGCGAGACTGTACCATGCATTTCTGTGGAAGATATAGAGACTTTAACCCTTATGGTCGTCCTGAGTCGAAGGCGTTTTCAAACAGAACAATTCTAAAGATCATTTCTAAGATTGGTACATATTCATATTGTACTCCTCTTCTTATAGATCGGTGACTGTACTACAATTCTTGCAGCATGGTTGCCGATTATTCTTTTTGAGTGTGTAGCTCAGTTGGTAGAGCACTTGACTTTTAATCACGGTGTCGATGGGTTCAAATCCCTCCACGCTCATTACTATCCTACTTTGTAGGAAATAAATTAAAGGATGTGAAAAATATTAAGCTTATTAGTAAAAAAGACTTAGATGAATTAATCTCTAGTGGTGTTATTGGCATATGTCATCAGACAGGAAACAAATCTGAGCAAGGCATTCATTCATGTGGGTATTATGATGTCAAGAAATATAATTATGGCAAACATAATAATCTTGGAGACAATAACTATTTAAAAACAAATTACGCACATATTGGCGTTTCTATTACTGCTCATAAAATTTATATTGAAGACAAGTATGTAAAGTAATATGCAAAAAATAAAATGAAAGGCGGTGAAAATCATCGCAAAGAAAAAACATGAAGTAAAAGTAGAAATCATTGGAGGTAACGCTGAAGGTGTTACTGGTAGTTGTACTCGAATAAAAACTTCTGAACATTGCTATCTTTTTGAGTGTGGAATGATTCAAGGCAATCATACTGTGCTTGAGAATTACAGAGCCAATATGAAATATATCCAAAAAGTAAGACCACAAGAAGTCGAATTTATTATTATTGGACATCTTCACGCAGATCATATAGCCATGATTCCAACATTATATGCTCGTGGAAAATGTAATGCAAAAATAATTGTACCTAAAGGTTCAACTTCGATTCTAAAAGAAATGTGGCTTGATTCTTCATATATTAATTGCAGAGATATTGAAGTCATAAATCTTAAAAATGAAAGAAATTATGAGCCATTTTATACTGAAGATATTGTATATAAAACACTTGAATTTGTTCAAGAAATTGATTCTGATAAAATAGTAAATTTATCTGATGAACTTGCTATTAGATATACTGATGCAGGACATATTCTTCTATCCAAACAATGTGAAGTATATATAAACGGAGGTTCACATACTAGAAAAATTCTGTTTTCAAGTGATCTCGGTAATATTGCCACACAAGATACAAGAGTTTTTGTTGAAGATTTTAAACCTATATTTTCAGCAAATATTGCAATAATGGAATGCACTTACTGTAGCAAAGACAGACAATGTACGAAAGAAACATATAAAAAAGATATAGAAAAAATCAAATCTGTTATAGAACAATATTGTGTTGACAATAATGCAAGAGTTCTTATTCCGTCATTTTCACTTGACAGAACTCCATATATCTTATGGATTTTATATTCCTTATTTGGAAAAGATGAAAATTTTAAAGTACCAATTTTAATTGATAGTCCATTAGCGAATAGATTGTTAGATTGTTACTCTTCTATTCTTGAAGGTGATAAAAAAGAATTATTCGATGAAATGATGTCATGGAAGAATGTACAGAGAATTATCCAACCCGAAAATAGTAAAGCTGCAATTGCTGATAAAGGTTCAAAAGTTATTCTTAGTAGTTCAGGAATGTTGACAGCAGGGAGATCAATTAAGTGGACTCAGAGTATTTTACCAAGAGAATCTGATTGTATTTTATTTATGGGATATTCTGGCGAAGATACATTAGCATGGAAAATAAAACACGGAAAAGACAACAAAACAATTAATATTAATGGTAAACCTTTTAAGAATAAAGCACAGATTTACGATTTAAAGTCATTTTCTAGCCATATGCAACGACAAGATATGATTAATTATTACAAATCTATAAATTGTGAAAAGATTTATTTAGTTCATGGTGATTCAAATAAAATTGAGTTTAAACATGATTTAGAAGATGCAATATCTGATTGTCTTAAATCTACAAAGGTTGTTGCTGTTAATAACGGTACAAAAATCTCATTATAGAGAAATATTATGAAATTGGAGGCTAAATGCCTATGAAAGATATTAAAACAAGTATGATGCTTTATCAAGGTGAACAGTTTGAAGCTGACGACCTTGAAAACAGAAGGCTTTTTATCAATGATGTTATTGATTCGGATGTTATTGATACTATTGTATATCATATTTTACGTTATAATCGGGAAGATAAAGATATTCCAGTTGAAAGCAGAAAACCGATTTTATTGTATGTGAATACAAATGGAGGCTCAGTTCCCGATGGGTACGCATTAATTGATGCAATAATGACAAGTAAAACACCTGTCTATACAATAAATCAGGGATATTGTTATTCAATGGGATTCTTAATTTTTATTTCGGGTAAGAAACGTTTTGCTATGCCAAATTCAACTTTCCTCATGCATGATGGCTCAAGTTTTGCATGGGATTCTACTGCTAAAATGAAAGATCGTGTTGATTTCGAGGCAGGACAAGTTGAAGTGCATACAAAAAATTATATTATTGCACAGACAAAAATTGATGAGAAGCTTTATGATGAGAAATATCGTGTTGAATGGTATTTTTATCCAGAAGAAGCTAAATCAGTTGATGTTTGTGATTATATTGTTGGTAAAGATTGTACAATTGATGAAATTATTTAAGGAGGGCGCACTGCTCTCCTATTTTATTGGAGAAAAAAGGAGATTAAAAATGGCAGCTAGCAAATTAAAGTTCACAAGAACAACTACAGACAAATTAACAGTAAAGGCAGGTACACTCTCGGAGGATTGTACTACTATTACCTATACAGATGAGAATGATATGGAGCAGGAAATAAAGGTAGCTGATCTGCTTACTTCGTTTAAGAATCAGGTAATTGATTTTGCTGTTGCATTAAAAACAGATGAGGAGCTGGATGTTCCGTCTGATGAAGAGTAATAGAGAGTAGGTGAATGATTGTTTAATATTGAAAAATTCAAAGAAGAACTTTCAAAATATGGACTAACTCTTGAAACATATGACAAGATTATCACAGATATTGATTCAAAAATTGATGGTGAAAATGACTACGATTGGTCAGAAATCAAGGATAAATATGGAATTAATTGTAACTCAGATACTATTCGTAAGTCCTCTTCTACTCCATTTGGAGGTAAGATGAGAAGTGAGTATGAAAAGTATAAGGCTGGATTAAATCAGAATGTGTCTGAGAATAGTGAATTGGATGTAAAAATTCAAGAACTAAGACGAGAGAAAATAAAACTATCTGATGCTAGAGTTGAATATAATAAACTCATTAGGCAGGAAGCTCGTAAAGAATCATATGCTGATATGGTTAAAAGAATTATTTGCGAAAATGTTGAACCAATGAATATTCCCGTACATTATACGTTATTTAACAGTTCAACAGATTTACTTGCGCATTTAACAGATATTCATACTGGAATTGAGATACATAATTGGAAAAATGATTTTGATTCAGATATTTTAAAACAACGAATTGAAAAGTTTACTTCTGATATTCTTGATATACGTGGAATGCATCAATCTGAAAACTGTTATCTTGTAATTGGCGAGATTCTTAGTGGAATTATTCATAATAATCTTCGATTACAGAACAATATGGACTTAATGGAACAGTTTAAATATGTTTCAGAACTGATTTCTGCTATGCTCTCTCGCATGGCAAATCACTTTAATCATATCTATGTATATACAACTCCTGGTAATCATTCTAGGATTTCGCCTAAGAAGGAAGAAGCTTTAGATGGCGAAAATATGGACATACTCTTGCCGTTCTATTTAAAAGCAAGAATGCAGAATTTTGAGAATATTACTATTTGTAGCAACAATATTGAGCCAGAAATTGCCATGTTTAATATTCGTGGTAATAATATTTTTGCTGCTCATGGTCATAAAGATTCGCCAAGTAATGTTGTACAGAATTTTACAATGATGTTCAATATTAAGCCAGACATTGTATTGCTTGGACACAGACATACTAATGGTTTAACTACGGTTTATGACACAAAAGTAATTGAGTCTGGGTGCGTGTCGGGCAGTGATCAATTTGCATTATCAATTAGAAAGGTAAATCGCCCTGAACAAACAGTTTCTGTTATTGGTGATAATGGATTGATTTGCTTATATGACATACAACTTAATTAAATTAAATAACAATTGTAGTCCACTGTTCGGCTCAGTTTGGAGTAATTGTGGAAGCAGATATTCACAGCTACAATTAATATATTATTTTTTGGCTGACGAAGCCACTATCAGAGGGAGCGTACCTTATATGGATGCTACCCTCTTTTATATTACAAAAATATTATGGAAAATAAAGGAGAAATTTAAAATGAACAAGACAGATTTAGTAAAAGTAGTTAAAGATACAGTATCAGAGACATTAGAGGGAGTAACTGCAAAAGATACAGCGATTTTTGTAGACGCAACAATTAAAGCAATTCAGGATGCTGTTGTTGCTGGTGATAAAGTATCTATTGTAGGATTTGGTACATTTGAGACTACTGAACGTGCTGCTCGTATGGGTAGAAACCCGCAGACAGGAGAAGACATGGAGATCCCGGCTTCTAAAGCACCGAAGTTCAAAGCTGGTAAAGCATTTAAAGACGCAGTAAAGAATGCTTAATTTGATTGGTGGTGTTTAATTTGAATAGAAAAGAAAATAAATATGAAGCAATTGATATGTTAGATCTCAATGATAAGGTTGAGGATATTATTGATATTTATATTTCTCGCATTTATCACACTGATAAAACTGTTGGCATAATTGTAAATAAAGAATTCGCAGAATACATTATGGGGAATTTACTCGATTTTGATGATACAAGTGTTAAAGAGATTGATCTTGTTGATCGTTTAAATACGAATGAATATCTTGTATCTGTAGATAATGACGGATATGTAACTGTGCTTCCTATTGAAGAGTTTAAAATTATTGATAATACAGATATTTTGTATATTGATATGGATGGTGATATCGAGCAGAATATCATTGATTACTGTGTAAACGAGGATAAAGAAGTTATTCTGTTTAGTCAGGAAGATAACTGCGATGGTGATTGTGAAAACTGTAATTGTCATGATGATACTTATTTATATACTTCTGAAGACGAAGATGGAAATGCTCACGGATTTACCGCTAGTAGATCAGATGGCGACTCTTATATGAGTTATTCTTACTACTCTAGCGATGAGTTAAGTCATGAAGATATTCAGAAGATGTTAAAGGCTTTTGGATTTTAGATTATAACATATGTTATAGAAGAATCAGTGTGTAAGTGTTTAAGAGACAAATTTGCTGATTCCAAATAACATTTGAACTTGGAGTGTGTGGTGTATGCTACACACTCTTTTTGTATGACTTTATAGCTCAATGGTTAAAGCATCCAAGGTAAAACCGCAGACACCAGTGTGAAAGCCACTGACGGAATGGATATAGGTTCGAATCCTATTAAAGTCAATTTTCTGTGTTTCTGTGAATGAAAACAGAGAATAAATATATGTACTCATGATTGGTGTCATAGCTGATTGTGGGATTTATGAAATGGGACAAATCGGAGTTATTCAATCATATAGAAGATTTGAAAGAAGTGGCTTAGTAATTATTACTATATCACTTCTTTTTATTTGAAAGGAAGTGAGATTTAATGGGTAGAAAAATACAACACAATAATATTGTTACTGATGAGTTATTGGCTCAGTGTAATAAAGAGAATATAGAGTTAGGAAATGACTTTTTGGATTATCTTCGTTCAGTTGATAGATCACCAAATACAATCAATGCGTACAGGCGTGACCTTTACATTTTCTGGGTTTATTTACTTCAGCATTGTGACAACAAATTTTTTATTGATTTGTCTAAGAGGGATATTGCTCGTTATCAGAGTTTTTGTCTTACTGAATATAAGTGGTCGCCAGCTAGAATGCGTAGAGTAAAATCTACTCTATCATCGCTTTCAAATTATGTAGAAGCCATATTGGATGATGAGTATGAGAATTTTAAACCGATTATACGCAAAATTGAAAATCCTGCAAATGAGAAAGTATTCACCAAAACTGTGTTATCTGATGAGCAAGTACAGGGAATGCTTGATTATTGGGTTGAAAAAGGTAAGTATGATAAGGCTTGTATTTTAGCATTAGCTGCATTTAGCGGTAGACGTAAGAGTGAATTACCACGCTTCAAAGTATCTTATTTCGATGATGAAAATATTATATACGGTTCTTTATATAAAACACCTGAAAAAATCCAAACAAAAGGAAGAGGATCTCGTGGAAAAATGTTAGTGGTATATACACTTGCAAAACCGTTTAAGCCATATTTTGATTTGTGGATGAATTATAGAAAAGAACACGGAATTGAATCAGAATGGTTATTTCCAAAGAAAGTAAATGGAGAATATATAGACGAACCTATGGATTCAAGTACTCTTGATAGCTGGGCTGATACATTTAGCAAACATTTAGGAGAAGACTTTTATTTTCATAGTCTTCGTCATTTCTTTACCACCTCTTGTTCTCGAAGCGGTCTTCCTGATGATGTAATTCAAATGTTAGTCGGTTGGAGTTCGCTAGATATGGTATCAGTATACAAAGATATTGACGCAGATGAACAATTTGCAAAATATTTTGCTGATGGAGAAATAAAACAAGTAGAACAAAAATCACTTTCTGATTTGTAGACAATCCCGATAAAGCTTTCGTCTAATACTTCGTCTAATTCAGAGAATAATAAAATATATAAAGATTAGGTTGCGCCTTTACAGGCATATTGGATAGTGGTATTCAATAGCGTAAAACCTATGTCAACGTAAACCGACATTAATTTCCTAATCTTTTTTACTTTTAAATGGAGAATAATTATAAGCCGAATGCTCTGAGTTATGCACTCATCAAGGTTCTGTGAAAATCAGACGGACTAACAGACCGATAGAACTGTATTATCCCAATAAAGCCCTTATAAACAGGCACGAAAGGTATATATAAAAAGGTGACGATAATGTAGAGAATAAATAAATGAAGTGATCAACAGCTACTCGTAAAGCTGTATATGAAAGCACGAGGTAAAAATATTGAGTTAGTTGCTACTCTAAAAAGTACCTTCGCTACTGATCATTTGCGTTGTAATAATATAGTGTCCAAATATCGAAGCTAGATTCTTAACAGCCATCTTCGAGGCACACTATATCACATCTTGGCATTTCTACGTCCTTTAGATTGTAAGTCCTACTACTATTCTGTTTAGACTCTTGTAGCCAAGCAGTATCTTGGTGATATGATTACAATACATATGAATAACAAGAATCGTTTTCTGATGGATTATGTGCATTATTAGGATTGTGTGTTATTATATCGAGTCGAGTGCGCACGAATAACATGAATAGTATAACCTTCTCTCCTACCGACATCTAGGACAATCGGTTACTCTCAGCCTTAGAAATGAGAAGATGTTCGTGCTTCTCTGCGTTAATGAGAACCTTAATTGACGGATAAGAGTCATTAAATATTATCAATTGGTCTTTGCTCCAAAGACTGAAAATATATGGAGAATAATATATTATCCAGGTCATCAGCATGATTGAACATGCGTCTCATATCAGAGAAGATTTCGGTTCGATTCCGATGTTGCGTTGCAACTGGATAAATTAATGGAGCATCAATACATAAGCGCAATGTAGTTTGGTTGATGCGAGTTATCACCTTGCTCTTCTTGTGCGTTGGTTAGCGAGAAAATACAGGTGTATAGGTAAGCATGAATTAGGTTGCTGATAAGCGACCATATTCTAAATAACTGCATGTGTACAGTGCAATATCAGCTAGTTAGTGCTTTATGCTGATTATACTTGGCTCTATAGTATAAAGGTAATTATATCCGACTGTCTATCGGAAGATTTGGGTTCGATTCCCAATAGAGTCGCTGTGTTAGTAGCTTAGTAGGTTAAAGCGTCAGATTGTGGTTCTGAATATCGTGGGTTCAAATCCCACCTAACACCTAATGATTAAAAGGAAAACAAAAAATAAAAGAAAGGAGTATGTATAATGGCAAGTAGATTATCTATTGAAAATGATAGATTAAAAGTAGGTCAAGTAAAACGAGTAACATCGAATAATGGAAATAAAATTGATTCTATTACTCTTCTGCTTAATGAATCTGTGGAAGTTTTATTTGCACCAAATGGAAATACATTGGAATTTACGGTATCAAATCCGAATATTGATATGAGCAATTTGGACTGCACTATTGATAAAGATACTTTAAGAGATTTAGTAATCAGTTTCAAAGACGCATACAACCAAATAATTACAAACGAAAGCGAGGGTACAAATTCATGAAATTAGATCAGAAATTTAATGTAGAAAATGATATTGCAAGTGTAGACATTATGGTTACAAGTCTTGGCACTGCTGATTTGACAAGTGAGCAGGAAAAAGAATTACTTGCAAATTACAATAAGTATATCGAGTATAGTAAAATTCAGTTCAAAGGAAATATCAAACTTAATAATGGTGTTCCAGAAGTAACAACAGATCCAAAAGACGATTCTACTATTGTTGAATTGGAAATTACGGATGTAACAAATGAGAGAAAACTTATCAATGAAGATTTAGCATTTCATTTTGAAAGAGATGTAACAAAATATCCTGATACAGTATTAAACACTGTTCTTGATAAGAAGGAATTATATGCACAGGCTCAGTGTGTATTATTTGCTACGAAAGTTAAGGAAGCTGTTACTGAGAAATTGGCAGAAATTCGTGCATTAAATAATACTTTTGAAGGAACTACAGAATATACTCTGTAAAAAATAATGGGTGGTACTCTTCCACCCTAAATATGCTCGGTTAGTCAAGTGGTCAAAGACCTCCGACTTTCTATCGGATAACATGGGTTCGAATCCCATACCGAGTATTATGCGGTAAGCCTGATGTCGAAGGATTTTGCTGTGGTGCACATACGGTTCTATCCCTGGTAGTTCATCACTACCCTACCGCCCTATACAGTTATAATCAGTTTGGTGACTGATTAGTAAATATTGGAAGAAAGAGCCGTTTCATGTGTTGAGATGGCTCTTTTGTTATATACGTCTTTAGTTTAATTGGTTAAAATATCAGACTCCAAATCTGAGAGATGTGGGTTCGACTCCTACAGGGCGTGTTTTTAAAGTGTGTAAATTGCACTTTCATTGGAAATTTAATATTGGAAATTATGAGAAGTCATTTCGTATGAAGTGGCTTCTTTTTTATATTGTGATGAAATTAAAAAAGAGAATAAATATATAGCCAACTATGAGAGGATTGTTACTGTTTCGATTGCAGATGGTTGGATTATGGAGTGAGAAGCTGAAGAAGTCATGAACTTCAGTATAGTAGATACTCGCACTACTCTCTCACTCTATTTTAATTGGTTTTGCGAGTGGAAAGCGAGAAATGAATATATATGGGTAATTATAAAAGAAATGAAGAAAACAAAAAAGATAGTGATCAATGTGGAATTTATTCTATAACAAATAAATTGAATGGTAAAAGATATATAGGTCAAACCTATAATTTTAAATATAGATGGATGAGACATAGAAGTTATCTAAAGCACAATACTGAACACAATGCACATTTACAAAACGCATGGAATAAATATGGTGCAGAAAACTTTGAATTTGAAATTATTGAAAGATGTAAATTTGAACAGCTAGATGAACGAGAAATTTATTGGATAAACTATTATGATTCCAAAAATGCGGGATATAACTTTGCAGATGGTGGACTTGGATGTAAAGGTTATAAACACACTGATGAAGAAATTGCAAAAATGAGAATGATTCAAAATCCTGAACCAATTGTAATGCTTGATCTAAATGGTGAGTATATAAGAACTTTCGTCAGTGCAGGTGAAGCATGTGATTTTTTAGGCAAAAAGTCAACAAGTGGAATTAAAAGATGTTGTGAAAAAGATAAATATAAAAAGGCTTATGGATATATTTGGATCTATGAAAAAGATTATAAATCAGGAAACATAGATTGGAATTATTATTTGTCTAAAAATAAAAATCTTCCTAAGCCAGTATTGCAATATGATTTGAACATGAATTTTATTCGTGAATATGAATCTGCTAATGAAACAAGTAAGTTTGGGTTTGGAAGTTCTACCGTTGCTTCTGCGTGTAATGGACATTATGATACATATAAAGGATATATTTGGTTATGGAAAAATAGCCCTGAAATATATTATCAAAATAAACAAAAGAGAAAAGATAAGGTTCTAAAAGATAAAAAGGCAAAAGAACGTATTATTTTACAATATTCAAAACAATTAGATTTTTTAAGGGAATGGACATATGATGAAATCCTAGAACAGAATTTAAACTTATGTGCAATTCAAAATAATTGTTGTGGACAAACTAAATCATCGCAAGGATATATATGGAAATATAAAGAGAAAGTAGCATAAAATTGTTACTTTCTTTTTTATTGGATTAAAAAGGAAAGGAAGTGAAACAATGGCTAAAGTTTTAGAGCCAATTTCTGATACGGAATTGAAGAAGATTACAGTTGTAAACTTACGTAACGAATATAAAAAGCTTGCAAATTTTTATCAGCGTATCATGAACAATGAGCTGATATATTGTAGTCATTGTGGACAATGGAAAAGTGCAGCAACGTTCTACTCTTCTAAGACAAGTCCTGATGGTATTGAACATTATGCTTGCAAGGAATGTATATTAAACGAATGTACTGACTATGACAAAAAAAATAATATACGAACTGATAATCGTGAGAAAACCATAGAAACATTTAGAAGACTTAATTGGTATTTTGATGAAAATGTTTATAATGAGCAGCTACAAAAACTCTCTGAACAAACAGGAGAAAAAATAAGAAGTACTGCTGTTCAACAGTGGATCGTAATTTGTAGAAGCCTAAATGATTATAGTCAAAAAACTTATAAAGATTCAATATTCTCGATAGACGATGAAGATTCAATGCCTGAAACAAATACAAGAATCGTACAAAAAACTCTCAAATCTGCAAAAAAGCGATTTGGAAACAATTATAACAATGAAGAACTTATGTATCTTGAGACGGAATACCAAGATTGGACGACACGTTACCCTTGTGAAAATAAATCTCAGGAACTTTTATTTAAACGAGTATGTTGTAAGGAACTTGAAATAGATAACGCTCAGAAAAATGGGAAAGATACAAAAGATTTAGATGCTACTTTACAGAATTTATTAGGAAGTTTAAATATTAAGCCTAATCAGAAAACTGCATCTGAATTAACTGATAATCTTACATTTGGGCAACTTATTGATAAATGGGAAGGTGAATGGGACGGTGGAAAACCGATTCCTGAACCAGAAGGTGAATTCAAAGATCCTGATAAAATTGGACTCTTAATTGATGTTTTCTTTAAGGGACATTTATCTAAAATGATGGGATTGAAAAATGCTTTTTCATCTACATATGAAAAATTCATTTCAAAATATACAGTTAAGAAACCTGAGTACGATGAGGATACTGATTCGGAAGCGTTATTTGATAAGATATTTGGTCAAAAAGCTGAAGAGGAGGTATAGTTTATGCCTCAATTAAAAACTCAGACGGAAATAGAGAAAGACAAGCAGCAAAAGATAATGGAGACGATTGCATGGAAGGCTGGATATTATCGTGCCAATCCACATAGGTATGTATCTGAGGTCTTGGGACTATCTCTTAAGTGGTTTCAGCAAATTCTCTTGTGGTGCATGATGCACTATAACTTTGTTATGTATCTCGCAGCAAGAGGTCAAGGAAAAACCTATCTTACTGCTCTCTTCTGTTGTGTAAGGTGTATTTTATTTCCTGGTACAAAAATAGTTGTTAGTTCTGGAACTCTAAAACAGGCTAACGAAGTCTTGTTGAAAATACAAGACGATTTCATGAAACAATCTTCCATATTACGTTCTGAAATAGAAAAATGTAATATTGGTCAAAATGACGCTTCTATTTATTTCAAAAATGGTTCATGGATAAAAACAAGAACCAGTTCAGAAAATTCAAGATCAGCCAGAGCAAATTGCATAGTCGTGGATGAATTTCGTATGGTCGATGAAACAGTTATTAATACTGTATTGCGTAAATTCTTAACAAGTCCAAGACAGCCAAAATATTTACAAAAACCTGAATATGCTCATATGCAGGAAAGAAATAAAGAAATATATATGTCCAGTGCATATTTTAAAAGTTCATGGGCTTATAGAAAAGCACAAAGTTACACTCTTAATTTCTTTGATGATACAAAAAAATATTTTATATGTGGATTACCTTATCAGGTATCGGTGCGTGAAGGATTACTCTCTCGTTCTCAGCTTGAAGATGAAATGAGTGAAGCTGATTACAATGAACTTGTTCAGCAGATGGAAATGGAATGCCTGTGGTTTGGTGATACAGATGGTAGTTTATTTAAATTTGATGAATTAACTGCTCGTAGAAGACTTCGCAAAGCATTTCCACCATTGAGTTTCTGCAATGACAAAATAACAATTCCAAAATTAACAGCTACTGGCAAAAGAATACTATCTATTGACGTTGCTCTTATGCAATCTACGAAAAAGAAAAAGAATGACGCTTCTGCTATTTTTATTAATGATTTAATTCAAGTAAATGATACTGCATATCAATCAAATTTCGTATATGGTGAAACTTTTGAAGGTTTGAAAACAGACGAATTAGGAATGATTGTTATGAAATACTTTTATGAGTATCAATGTACAGATTTAGTTTTAGATACAAACGGAATCGGCTTGGGAGTATATGATTTTATTACCAAGGATCAAATTTGCCAAGAAAATGGTAAAAGATATCGAGCGATGACTTGTATAAATGATAAAGATATGGCTGAACGATGCAAAGTTCGTGATGCTAATAAAGTTGTTTGGTCTGTAAAAGCTAATGCTAATTTTAATAATGAGATATGTGTATTACTTAGAAATGGTATACAGAATGGAAAAATTAATTTTCTTATTTCTGAACAGGATGCGGATAGCTCATTAAAAGAAACATATAAGGGATATTTCAAAATGTCTCCAACAGAGCAAGCAAAATTGAAAATGTCTTATATACAAACAACGTTTGCCGTTTACGAATTGATTAAATTGGATCACGAAGTTAAAAACGGAAATATCAAGGTTAAAGAAGTTGAAGGTATGAGGAAAGATAGGTATTCTTCAATTGCCTATTCTTACTGGTGTGCGTGTCAATTGGAATTAAAATTGAAACCTAAGACACAAGATACACAATCATTAGTTTCAAAGCTTACAATCCGTAAAGCAAAATATAATTAAGGAGGTGCATTATCAAATATGCCTAGACCTAAGAAAGTAGATGCAAATTCTAATGCACCTGCTAAAATAAATAATTCACAGAAGAAAACTACTTCTTCTACTCCAAAACAGCCAACCGCAAATGAAATGCGTGAATGGTATGAGAAAAATAAAAGTAGACTTGAACGTTATGAAGACGCAACAAGTGCTATTACAAGTCTTCGAGATATTCAGAAATCATCCAGATATACGTCAATCAGTAACTATTCAAAGGAAGATGTAAAATCATACATAAAGAATATCTCTTCTAATGAAAAGAATCTACGAAGCTTATCTCGTTATCTTTATTATCGTTCAGAAATCTATTATCGTCTTTGTAAATATTATGCAAATCAGATTGATCTTACAATTCGTAATATTGTTCCCCCATTTATAATCTCAGGCGAAAATGATGTACAATCCACATTACAAAAGTATCAAGAAACAGTTAATATAGTTGATACTTTAGGATTAAATTATGAATTTCGTAAAGCTGCGTCTATCACTTTAAGGGAAGATGTATTTTATGGATGTGCTTATTATACAGAAGGACAAGGAATGTTTGTTCTTCCATTAGATCCAGATTATATGAAAATAGCAGGCATGTTTCCTGATGGTTCATTTGCAGGAGCTATGGATATGAGTTATTTCCGTAGTCATCAGGAACTTCTTGAATATTGGGGTGAACCATTCAATAGTATGTGGAATACATATCAGAGTACAAATGAAAAATATCAGCTAATTCCAGAAGAATATAATGTATGTATTAAATTTAGGTCTGAAGACTGGGAAACCATCGTTCCCGTGCTTACACCTATATTTTTATCATTGATTGATCTTATGGACGCTTCTGATTATCAAGCAGTTCAACAGGCGGCTAATATTTATAAATTAGTATGGCTTGAAATGAAGACAATGGGTAAAGATGTAGATGATTGGGCTGTGAATCCAGATATAATGATTCAGTATTTCAATCGTATGCTTGAAGAAGCATTACCGCCTTATATCTCTGCTGCTATTGTTCCTGGTGAATTGCACGAGATAAGTTTTCCAGATGATGCAACTGGCGATGTTACAAAAGTTGAAAAAGCTACAAAAGAAATTCTCAATACGGCTGGTGGTGCTCAGATATTAAATCTAAACTCCGCTTCTAACTCTACTGCTTTTAAATATGGCGTACTTGCAGATTCTACATTTTCTATTTCAACTCTTATTCCACAGATTCAAGCTATTGTTAATAGACTTCTATCTAATTGGATTTCTGAACCTTGTAAGGTTAAATTCTTTGATGTTTCTATTTATCAGAAGGATGATTTTAGAAAATCAATCTTGGAATCATGTACTAATGGATTACCAAACAAAATTCTTTATAACACATTAAATGGTGTATCTGAAAAAGATACGTTATCTATGAACTTTTTGGAAGAAGACTGTTTGCAGCTTAGTTCAAAATTCAAGCCACTATCTAGCACTTATACTCAGACAGGTAATGATAAAGGCGGTGGTCAAGAGAAGGATGATTCTGAACTTACAGATGCTGGACTTCGTACAAGAGATGAGAATTTAAATAATAAGTAGGAGTTGATGGAATGAATCAAAAATTTATACAAACGCAAGATGTACCTACTGCTACTCTCCTATCTCAATTAGGATATCAACGGGTGCAAAATTCTAATGGTATTTATGTATTTTTGAATACTGATACTCTTCGGTTTTCAGAAAATATAGATATAAATAAATTAAAGTATACAAATATGCTTACATTTTAGTCGTCTTCCTTGGACGACTTTTATTATGTCAGAAAGGAGGAAAAGACTAAGTAGATGCCAAAGGTTATTAAAAAGAAAATTTTAACTGAAGATGATTTACTAAAATTTTGCCAAGAACAAAAATTTGCAAAATTCAGTTCTAAAGATACTGGCTATCAATTGGCTTTAAAAGTGCCTACTACTTTTGAGATAGACGATACCGTAGACGAAAATCATCGTGGAATGATGCGTCTTAAATTCAGAATTTTTCATACAGGACTTAACAGAAACAAGAGTTATGTATCAAAGGATGCTGCTGAGAAAGCAATGAATACAATTGCTGACAGACCTGTATTGGCTGCAATCCATCAGCTTGACGATGGCAGTTGGGATTTTGAAGGTCATGAGATGGAAATTGTTAAAGACGAAAAAGGTAAAGAAGAACTGAGATATATTGAATCTCAAGTTGGTTCTTTCTCATCTGAACCTGCATTTTGGGAACATGATGATAACTTAGATAAAGATTATGTATGTGCTTATGCTTATATAAGTGAAGAATACACCAAGGCTTGTGAAATAATTCGTGCAAAACAAGGTTCAAAAAATAGTTGCGAGCTTTTCATTGACGAACTCTCTTACAACGCCAAGGAAAAGTATCTCGAATTAAACGATTTCTATGTAAATGCTTCGACTTTGTTAGGAAGTCATGATGATGGTACAGAAATTCAGGAAGGTATGGAAGGTTCTCGTGCCGATATTGCAGATTTTAGTGTAAATAACAATTCAGTAAAATTTGACAAAGATGAAAAAATGATTGAACTCTTAGAAAATCTTAACAAGACACTTTCTAATTTCAATAAAGAACAGACTCCTGTTCAAACACAATCAAAGGAAGGAGGAACAAATAACAAAATGACAAAATTTGAAGAGTTACTTGCCAAATATGGTAAGACTGCTGAAGATGTAACATTCGACTATGCAGAAATGTCAGATGAGGAACTTGAAGCAAAATTCGCTGAGATGTTCGATGGTAACAATTCAGAAGGAGACGATTCAGATAACGGAGAATCTGGTGAGCCTTCCAATGATGGAGAAGGTGATGGTGAAGGAGCTTCTGATCCAGATGGCGATGAAGGAAAAAATATTTCAAAAAATGAGTTATTTAATAAGTTATTTGAAATTTCATTTGATGAAATCAGATATGCGTTAAATAATTTGTGCTCTGTATACAGAAATGATTCAGAATGGTGTTACGTATCTCAGGTTTATGAAAATTATTTCATTATGGAGGATTGGGACAGCGACAAGTATTATAAACAGTCCTATGAAAAAGATGGTGATAATATTTCATTATCTGGTGAAAGAATTGAAATGTTTGCTATGTTACTTACTGAATCAGAGAAGCTTTCTATTGAGGATATGCGTTCAAATTACTCTGCACTCAAAGAGTTTAAGGAGACAGCAGAAAAGAATGAACTTCATGCACAGAAAGAAGCTATTATCAATGCTGATAATTATTCTGTTCTTACAGAGAAAGATTCAGATGGAAATTATGTGAATGCTGATTTTGCCGAATTAGTAAAGACTATGGATAATTATTCCGTAGAAGACTTTGAAACAAAGGTAAAGGTTATGCATTCAGATTATATGTCTGCACATGCGAACTTCTCTTCTGTTGACACAAAGAAAAACACAAATTCAGTTAAGATACTTACAAATATGAATAAGAAATCAAAGCCTAAGAAAAACTATGGCAATTTATTTGATTAAAAACTGAATATAACTTCATTTCGTACAGAACGCTTTATGCGTTCTTTTTTTATTGCAAAAAAAACAAAATTTAAGGAGGAAAACATAATGGCTATTAAATATGCTGCTACAAAATTTCCACAGATGGAAATTGGTAATTTACTTGCTCAGGATTATGGTGAGCACATTTTATCCGTAAAGATCACAGAAGATACACCTAACGGATATCATTTCAAACCAGGTAAGATGACTTCTCTTGATAATTGGGAGATGGAAGCTGCAACTGAAATTGATGCTTATATCGCAATAAAGGATGCGTCAGGAAGATACCTTGTTGTAATTAGAGATCCAAAGGGAGTTGGTGTTATCTATCAGAAACCCCTCAACAATGTCGAGAGTCCTCGTTCACTCGCACTTGCTTCTAATTTCTATAACGATCCAGCAGACGGTGCAGTTCGTGGATACATGCTTCATTCACAGGATCGTTATTGGCTTACAGAGGACAACTTTGATGGCTCACCTACAGTTGGAGCTGAAATCACAACGATTTCTAGTGGAAAATTAAAAATTGGTGCGTAATAGAAAGGAGGATATAGAATAATGATGAGATTTAGTACAGAACATTTAAGAAAAGTTTTTGAAGATGCTGATAAGTATGAAAATTTTAAGAAGCTTACATACAATTTAAATCACGGAATTGATATTTATGAGTACGATGATGACGGAAACCAGAGAAAGGTTTCTAAGTACGAAGCAAACAAGGCAATCCGTAAAATTATTATGGAAGTATGTGACCTTACTGAAGATGATCTTAGATCCAACAAGAGACGTGAAAGAGCTTTAGAGCTTCATCACACAGAAGTATATGAGTTACTTGAGTCTGATATTGATTTTAAGGTAGATACAGCATTTAAGGAATCTGAGTGGTTTAATGATTTTGTAGATATGAGAAATGTTAAACTTGGTGACGAGGAAGAGTTCTGGTCAAGAGAAAAGGTTATGCTTGCTGTTACTGAAATCAGTGGCGACCATCATGATCTGACTTTACAGTACTTAAATGAAGGTACAGCACACAAGATTCATACTAAGAAGTATGGTGTAAAGATTGGTAAGGATATTGATCTTATTTTACTTGGACGTATTGATTTTACAGAGCTGACAGATAAGATTGCAGAAGCATTTGTATATAAGGTTCAGGAACTTTGCTATACAGGAATTTATGGTGCTGCAACTAAGTTACCTAACAACTCTCAGTTTGTAAAAACAGGTGCTTTATCTGCTTCTACTAAGGACAAGTTTGATACACTTCTTGAGGATGTTGGAACTGCTAATAGTGCAGAAGTTGTTATTATGGGTACAAAGACTGCATTGAAGAAACTTAATGGTCTTACAGAAGTTGATTGGAGAAGTTTGTCTCAGAAAGAGGATGTTGCAAAGACTGGTCGCCTCGGTACATACGAAGGAACAGAACTTATTGAGATTCCTCAGAGATTTGCTTTCAATGATGTAACAAAGAGACTTATTGACGATAAGAGACTTCTTATCTTTGCAAAGAATCAGGAACAGTTCGTGTGGTTTACAGATAAGGGTGAAACTCAGATTTATGAGTCTGGTACTCAGAAGGGTGAACACGCTGATGACTTCCAGAAATATGAAGTTCAGAGAGAAATGGGTGTTGAGGTAGTATTACCACAGTACTTTGGTCAGTGGACTCTTGAATAGTAAATAAGGTTGAGTGGTTAGTTTATCTAGCCACTCTTTTTTATATTGGATAGAAAGGAAAAATAAATGGCATATACAAAAAAGACCACCACAAAAGCAATAGAAAATACTAATACTGATGTGGCTGAAAAGAAATCAGAAAAAAAGAAGTTTGAGCCAACAGAAATGATTCCATGTGTGTCTCTTACCGCAGGAGAATTATTTTATGTTGGACTTAAATCAGATACTTTATATACATTTGCAGATATTGATGACGTTCAGGAAATTGAATTTAGAGATTTGGATTATGCAGCAAGGAAGGGTGACAAGATGATGTTTAAACCTCGTTTTGTTGTACAGGATGCGGATTTTATCGCATTACATCCAGAACTTGATGATTTATATTCTACTCTTCACTCGACAAATGATTTAAGAGATATTTTAAAGATGACTCCTTCGCAAATGGAAAAAGCAATCTATTCTCTTCCAATTGGAGCACAGGAAGCATTAAAAACTATTGCAACAAGTATGGTTGATGACGGAACACTTGATTCTGTTAAGAGAATTCAGACGCTTGATTCTATTTTTGGAACAGAGTTACTTTTAAAATTGAATATGTAGTAAAGGAGGCTCACAATGACGCTTCCATATGAAACAATTTTTTCACGAACAAGAGGACGTATTTCAGATATGAAAGAACTTTCTCTTGACGAAAACGATCTTAATGAAACATGGACTGAACGCTTACACATGGTTGCAGGTGATGAACGAGTTATTAGGAAATTCGCTTCATTTAATATGGATGACGGAATGGAACAGATTGAATTTGAGATGCAATATCCTGTTAGCGATTTTGCAGATAAGGAATATGTTATAGGATTGTTCACTCTTGGAATGACAATTGAATGGTTAAAACCACAGGTTGACTCTGCAAAATTTACTGCTAGAGTCTTAGGAACAAAAGAAGAAAAAAACATGCAGAATCCATATAAAGATATGCAAAGTAGATTAGATACATTACAGCATGAATTTAGTAGAAAACTTGCAAGTCATGGATATATTAATAATTCATATGTGCGAGGTGAATAACTATGGAATATATATATGGTTCGTTCACTAAAAGGCAAATTAAAGAAGCTGCACATGCAATGCACAACGATGTCCATAAGTTATTACTTTATAAGGATAATCAAATAGAAGAAAAAATATTTGAGAATGATGAAGCTTTTCTTATATTTTTCCACAATGTTATGTTTAAATTTAGTGGAACAAAGACTCTATTTAATAACAATGGAATTATGGTCACACTAATGGCTACTTTGCAAGCCGCTTATGACGAAGTTACATCCGATGAGTTTGATTACATGACATTTCGTAGGGCTATTTTAGATAGTCACAATTACATTAAGCAGATGTTTGAAGGAGGTGTTGGTGATGCCAAGCTTACAGACAGCACGGCGAATCGCTAACGCCAAAACAAATAATGCGAAAACTTTAGGTCAGATTTATAAAGAAGAATCTGATTTTTTGATGGAAGAAACTTGGGATAACAGTATTACTTCCACGACCTGTTACATTTATGACCATTTTCATGATGACTTCTTCACAGACGAACATGGAATCACACGTTCACTTGCTGAAGGTATGACTTATGAAAATACCAATAAGACAAAAATTGATGCAAAGTTTATTATCAAATCTTATCAGTCAATGGATAAAGATCAAGTAGAATACTATCTTATGTTTCGTCCAAGTCAGCCTGTAAGATTCAATGAAGGTGATGATCTTTATTATTATGAGACTGATTTTAGGAAACGCTATTCTGCGACATTTCCGATAGGACTCTGGGTGGATTTACCTGACGATAGAGGGGTATATCATAAATGGTTAATTTGTAGAAATGAACCTGCAAATCAATTCCCAAAGTATCTGATTTTGCCAGCCAACTATGAACTTATGTGGGTGGAAAAAAATAATGAAAAACGTATCAAGCGTAGAATGTGGTGTGTTTTAAGACAACAAATGTCTTACACATCAGGTGTTTATACTGACCGTGTATTTGGGCATACGGATAACCAAAATAAGTTGATACTGCCGATGAATTCTATCACAGAAAAATTCTGGTATACGGACGATGATTCAAAGAATATGCGAGTAATTGTTAGTGCTTTGATGGAGAATCCTACGGTGTGGAAAATTACAAAATGTGAATCGGCTTCTCCACTTGGGCTACAAAAACTTACATTGTACACCAATTTCTTTAACGAGCATACTGATTATGTCAATTTTGAAACAGGCGAAATGTATGCAAACTATTTCGATTCAGAAATCGCCCCAACAGATCCATCTACTCCAACCACTCCCCCATCTTCTATCACAACAAGAATTTCAGCGTCCACCTCAACAATCAAGGTCGGTGGCTCTTATAAAAATCTTACAGTAAATCTATTCAATGATTCCAATGAAGATATTACAACTGAATATGCTGATGCAACCTTTACATGGACTTGCTCTATTGATAATGAAGATTGGACAGATAAAGTATCATGGCGAGCTGGTACAGAGTACAACCAAAAGAAAGTAAAGTTTCCTAATGACACTTCTACCATCGGCAAAATATTGTCTGTTAAGTGTGAAATTATTAAGAATAACTTGCCGATTGAATCTGAAATTTTGCCGTTAGAATTAACTGAATAGGAGGTGTTTTATGGCAGAAAAATTAGTTACAAAGAATGATTTGTTAAATAAGCTTCGTGCATATAGAGCTACCCCTGATGATGAAAATATTCAGTATAAGAAAAAGATTGAAAAAGCACTTATGCTTAATCCATGTCTTTTATATGCACTTAATGAAAAATCATTAGAATCTGAACTTTTTGACGATGATGGAAAAATCAACTGGGAATGGAATGAAGAAACAAAGGAATACGAACCTCTTGGGGAATGGGATAGATATTTTGGTGGAACATCTAATATTCGTCCTTATTTATTTATTCCTGATACTCAGACTGAAGTAAAACATTATATCTGTTACCAAGTATCTTTTGATGAAATGCCTCGCTATCAGGATACATTAAAATACACAAATATTACATTCACAATATTTGTTCATGGTAATGATAGAGATGATAAACTTACAGGTATTCCTCGCCATGACTTGATTGCTTCTATTATAAGAGAACGATTCAATTGGTCTAATATATTTGGTATGCAGACTCATCTCATATCTTCTAAAGAATCCACAACAGATAATAACTATCTTGTTCGTACTCTTGTGTTCCAAGTTGTTGATACTAACGGTATTCATAAAACAACTGATGGAAAAACTTCAATCACAAATTATGGAGTTAGGCGGTGATTGCGTGGATGTATTAGAAACACTGGATAATCTGCAAAATGCTGCTGAAAAAGACTCAGAAAAAAAACAATTTCAGAATAATAAAAAACCAGAATATCACTTTGACAAACTCAAAATGTATTTTGGCGAGGATTATGAAATAAATGGTATCACTATTTCTATTCCAACCATCGGAGAAATTTTGGATATTGGAGAACAGAGATTTTATCAATCACTGTCTCCATTCTTAAATAATCCAACATCTGTAAGAGTCATGCTTTATGATGCATTTAAAAAGGATTGGAATAAGACAAAAGATATAGAAGTATTTTATATTTTGTATCAAATTTTACAAGACAAAGAACCATTAAGATTGATTTTTAAAGACTTTTCTTTTGATGGATTCGAATTAACTCCAGCAAAGAAAAACATTAATGATTCTGAATTTAATCATTTGGCATTATTTAATGGAGAGAAAAACGTAATCATTTACGATGATGATTATCTTGAGATTGCCGAGTTTATTCGAGCGATGATGAATGTACATCCAAAGACAGAAAAAGCCAAAGGTAAAACAACAAAACATTGGATGCTTCAAGAAGATAGGATGAAAGCACAACAAAACAATGACAAAAAAGATTCTTCCACTCTTTTGCCACTTGTGTCTGCTTGTATAAATCATCCTGGTTTTAAATACAAATTGGAAGACTTAAAACAAGTGAATATATGTCAATTTATGGATTCTGTGCAAAGAATACAAAAGTATGAACAAGGCGTAGCTGCTTTACATGGAATTTATGGTGGTATGGTTTCAGCAAAAGACATACCAAACGACTTAATCAATTTTATGGGCGATTTATAATCGCTCATTTTTATTGCATAAAAACAATTTTTAAAGGAGGAAAATAATTATGGCATTTAAATTAGGTGACGTAATCGTTGATAGACTTCAGTTTGGTTACGGTGCAAAAGCAAACGGTACACCTCTGTATGCTTTAACTCAGCTTACAGAAGCCAATATTGATATTACAGCAGATTCTACTGATATCAATGATAAGGATGGAAACCTTGTATATAGAAAATATACGGGTAAAAAAGGCGAGGTAACTGCAACTAATGCATTTCTTAATCTTGCAGTTGTCGAAGCTATCTCAGCCACAGATGCAGAGATTGCAACAGAAGACAAAGGTATTGTTATGCCGATGATTCAGCTTGTAAAGGCAGGTGAAACACTTGATATTACTGGTTATGTAGATGGTTCTGTTGTTGTAAACTCTCTATCCCCAAAAGGTTCTATGGGTAAAGAATTATATACAAAAGGTACTTCTGCTACTGCAACAGAATTTGCTATTGTACATACAGATGCAACTGGTGAACCTGACAATACACCTGCGAGCGATGTATTAACTCCACCAACAGCAGATGGAGAGACACAGTACATCGTTAAATACAAGAAGACAATTCATAGCGGTGCTAAGATTACCAACTCTGGTAAGAAATTCCCGAAAGCGCATGAGTTATTTTTCAAGGCATTAGTTGTTGATAAATGTGATACAGAAACTCTTAGAGCTGCAATCATTCACATTCCATCATTTATGCCAAGTCCAGAGTTTACTCTTGCACTTCAGGGCGGTGATTCTCAGACAATGGATTACAAAGGAGCTATGATGCTTAACGCATGTTCTACAGATTCTGAACTTTTCTCTATTTACTACATTGATGAAGAAGAGGAAGATATCTAAATAAGATTGCTTGGGCAGTTTAATCACTGCCCTTCTTATAAGGAGGATTAATGACTAATAAAGATTTGAGAACCTGTATGTTATGCCGAAAAAAATACAGTTTTTGCCCAGTATGTAATCCAGAAGACAAAAGTAAACCAACATGGTACTTTTGTTGGTGTAGTGATAATTGTCACGAAATTGATAGAATTGCTTCTGCGTATGAAGATGGACGAATAACTGATATTGAAGCAAAAGAGAAACTGTCCAAACTTGATTTATCAAAAAAGGATAATTTTGGAGAGAGCTATCAGAAATCTATTGCTTCAATTATGAAGGCGCAGGTAAAGAAAACTATAAATAAGAAAGAAAAGAAAACAGATAATGAATCTGTTAAAAATGATATTGTTGCGGAAGTCGAGGAAAAGACTGATGGTAATGTTGAATAGTGATTTTGAAAAATATAAATAGGGAACATAATTACTATTCAACGGTTTTATGTTCCCTATTTTTTACGTTATATGAGGAATAGAAGGAATGACTATAGAAAGCAATTTAAAACCAAGGAGTTATAACGAAAAAGAAATTATCCGTATATATAACAGAGATCAGCAAACATTCTATATTGATTCTGGTATATATCCTATTGATTTATATCCAAGTTATAGTCCTAAAAATGATAGAAAAATTATTGTAATGATTTTTCTTAGAAATGACACTAAAGAAGTATACATGAAATGGAAAAATTATGAATAAATAGGTTGTTCAAGACAATGAACATAAAAGTAGATGTCATACCTGTGAGTGAACGATTACGGAATCAATAGTCAGGTCGTTACTATTTCCTATTAGAATTTTAATAAGGAGGAAAGTTATGGATTTAACATTTTTAACAAATTACGCTGTACCAATTATTGTAGGTATTTGTCTTTGCGTAGGATATGTTCTCAAGAATATTGTCACTACTGATACTGTTAATAAATATATTCCGTTAATTATGGCAATTCTTGGTGTAGTATTAAATGTATGGATGAATACTGCATTTACGCCCGAGATTCTACTTGGTGGAATGTTTAGTGGTCTTGCAAGTACAGGTTTATATGAATTATTTACGCAGTTAATTAAGAAGAAATAATGCAACCAATTGAGACTTTTATAAGTCTCTTTTTATTGGTAGAAAGGAGAATTTATGATCTCGAATTGTGGACATGATGAACGTGGTCGATACTCTAGTGGAAAGACTGGTGACCAGACTGGTACAGAGTGGTATATTCGTTCATGGTACAATCATAAATGGAAATGTGTAATACGCTTTCCAGAAAATATTAGAGAACAGTTAGCTCTCAACGCAGAGAAAGCTGCAAAGAATAATCTTATTGGCTATGACCAGTCGCAGAGACTTACATATTACAATCATCTCAAGGCAAGTAACTGGGATGCAAGTAAAATTACTATAGCTTGTGAAGCAGACTGTTCAGCAGGCGTTTCGGCAAATATTATTGCGGCAGGATATAAACTTGGGATAGATAAACTCAAGAATTTTAATAAATCAAACACAACAAGCACACTTAGAAATGCATGTAAGGCAGTAGGTGCTACTATTCTTACAGATTCTAAATATCTTACAAGTGATTCTTACTTACTTCGTGGTGATTTAATTCTTAAAGATGGAAGTCATGTAACAACCAATATTACAAATGGTTCGAAGGCTGTTTCAAATTCAAATCCTGCTCCATCAAAGCCTAGTACTTCAAGTTCTAGTAATACAAATAAATATTATCTTGCTAATTCAAGAGTTAGAGCATGGCAGAAAGCTATGAATAAAGGTTTTGATACCAATGAGCTTGTAGTAGACGGTAAATTTGGATCAGCGTCCCAAGCATTTGCGTCAAAACATGTTTTGTCAGCAAATCAGAAATATAATTGCATTACTGCGATTAATTTCTTAAGAAAGACACTTCATGATGTATATAGTTTTTCAAAACTGCCAACAACAGGAAAATGGGATTCTTATCTTACAACATGCGTAAAAGTATTCCAGAAAAATCGTGGACTTACTCAGGATGGCGCAGTTGGTCTTGATACAACTTACTACTTATTAAAAGGGTAAGTGTGAAGGATAATGAATGAAATTGAAGAGTTATTTAATCTTAATTATCCCATGATTATTATGGGCATTTTTATTATCATTCTTGGAGTAGATAAAATAGTATTTTTGCTTGGTAAAATCAAAAAAGCCTTTAGGATAAAATTTGGTTATGAACAAGATAAAGAAACTGTTGAAGATAGAATTGCTATCCTTGAAAAACATGACAATTGGCAATATAAAGAAATCTCTAAAATATCACAAGGTATAGATGATATAAAACAGACTTTGATTCAAAAAGACATCACAGATAAAGCAAAGACTGTTGCCACATTACGAAATCAATTGTATGAACTTCATGGAACTTTTGTAGATAGAGGATACGTTGATAAGTCTGGTTTAAAAACATTTCTTGAATTAGGAAATATTTATGAAGACGCAGGTGGAAACGATGTGTATCATGATAAACTAAAACCAGAAGTAATGAGATTACCACTTAAAGAAGATGAATGACCATATTTTTCTATTATACCAAATATTTAACAAACCCTGCTTATATATTTTTCCAGTATTATACAGTTATAAAAGAATAGTTCTTACACATACTTATCGTATGAATAATAAAATTGGAGAATATAGGTATAAAAATAACTTAACACTTAAAGAGCTGTCCTTACGAAGTGGAATGTCTACTACAGCTCTTTCTAATTTAGAAAATGGATTGACAACGGATATATTGCTTAGTCATGCCATTACATTATCAAGAGTATTGCATGTAGATTTGTATGAACTATTCTGTATAAGGAAATGAGGAGGCAAGGTTTATGACGTATTTCAATTTAATTTGTGAGGAACATGAAATTACAGGAGGCAAGGTCATTCATATTGATAAAAATGTAGGAAATATGAATGACGTACATAAAATTGTAACAGAAAACATAGATAAGTACCCTAACGCCAAATGGGAACTTTATCCTATGATTATTAATAACTAACCAAATACATATGACAATTGAATATAAGAATTATAAAAGAGCGGTTTCTTCGGAAGCTGCTCTTTTGTTATGTAAAATGTCTTTACCACTCGCTAGTCATGTGGTAAGGGCATTTTTATATTTGGAGAGGATGACTAGACCTCTCCTGCTCTTAAACAGAAAGGAATGAATTTTATAAAACTTATTTTAGATATGAATGTTGTAGATAAATATAATCAATTTTATTTTTCACAACATCCGAAAGCGAAAAAGAAACAAATTGAACATCCTTACCACCCCTCTATAAATGTTTGGGCTATAAAACCACGAATACAAATGAACGCATTAAAACAATCATGGAAAGCTTTCATTATATGGTGGATTAAGGATATAGGATTAGAGAATAAGAAATTAGACAATGTAAATATTGAATATGACATTTATCATCCAACAAAGAGACGAACGGATACCGATAACTATAGTCCTAAATTTATCCATGATGGATTTGTAGAATCTGGTTTTTTGGTTGATGATGATAGGGAACATTTACATAGTCTGACTATTCGTTGTCATGTGGATAAAGATAATCCACGTACTGAAATAACAGTAAATATTTTAGATTAAAAGGAGATAAAAGGAATATGAGACTTTTAGAATTTGTAGAGAGATACAATAACACAGCAAATAACACATTAAGGGAACAGTTATTAAGTAAAATCAAAATCACCCCTTATGTATCATTCATTAAGAAAGAAGTTTACGCACAGTTGATTGTAGATAAGACAACATTTGAGCAGGAATCTTATGATGATAACGGAGTAACAAAATATCGTAAAACAGATAAGATTAGAGTAAATTCTGTTGCTCAGTATGTACAGTTTTGTCGTGCTGTGATTGAATTATATACCGACCTTGAGATTGACGAGGATGATAAAGGCTTTATTAATGGATATGATGCACTTAAATCTTCTGGTTTGCTTGATATTTTAATGGTTGGCTCTGACAAGGATGATCCACTTATTCCTATGAGTGAATTAAGTGAATTTAAAACCATTTTAACAATGAAACAGTCAGACACTCAGTTTAATGAGACAACTACTCAGGCGTTTATTAGCAAACAGATTGGAAGAATTTCTGATTTGGCAAATGCTACTCTCACACCACTTGTTGATGTTGTGAATAAGAAACTTGATAGTTTATCCAATGATGAGTTGAGAAAGATTCTTGATGATTATAAACTTAAAACTACTGAAAATTTTAAAGAGGTATAGAAATTCAAATTTCATGAGGTGTTTATACTTATAAAATCGAAAAAGCCGTGACTGGCTGCCACGGACTTTTCCACTTTCCTTGTTCGAGTAATGGTCGTCACCAAAACTCAGCTCCTATCCGATTTTATTAGTTCTCATCTCTGAATAGAATTCCAATCAGTACGCAAAGTACATTAAAGAATCCTGAAATGAAAGCTACTTGAATAGCCTCGCTCATACTTCTCTCCTTTCGTGATAGGCACGAGATTCAATTGGTAGAGTTGAGCTGTATGAAAATGTATACGAAGTATAAATATCACCTTCGCCTTTCTGTACCAAAAGGTACTCGAATAGGGTTAATAGTTACATAAAAATGTAAGTACTTACAGATAGGATTATATCACAGATTGTTGAAGAAATAAACAGGCTCTATATGTGTCAAAGCGTATAGGGTTTTTCTTATGGAGAGTGGTTATACCGCTCTCCTATTTTAGTGTAAAAATAGTGAAATTATAGTGAATTTTTTGGAGGTGATTAGATTGGGACTAAATAAAGACACTATTAAATATTTGGAAAAACAGGCTCAAAAAAAAGCTTCCGAATTGGCACACGAAGCTCAACAGAGATTAACAGATGGCTATGTGTCGTTTATTGATTTATATTATAGCGATTATACACCACAACAGTATGTAAGAACACATAACTTATACAGGTCTTATAACAAATTTTATAAAAATAGCCACGGTACTATTTTTTATGGTGGCGTTGAAGTAACACCTGAAAGAATGTTTGATAACTATGACCAAATTACACCTTCAGATCTTATGTCTGAATTTATTTACAATCCGAAAGGTACTTATCATGGTTGGTATAACATTCCTGCTAGTTTCAGCGTGTATAGAGAAATACATAAGTATCATGAACGGTTAAAGGATGAATATAGAAAGCGTTGTACAGTTTAGAAAGGATGTGAATAAATGGCTAATTCAGATATTATTAAGATTGGTTTTGATTATAGAGCTAGTCTTGAACAGTTTGAAAAAGAAACAAATGGTGTATTCGATGGTATTAGTAATAAAGCTGGTAAACAAAAAATCACAATTCAATTAGATGCAAAAGATGATAAAGTAATTGATAAAATTAAGGAATTACAGAAACTCAAATTAGATAAGTTCACATTCGAGTTTGGTGATTCTGGATTAAAAGAACAGCTACAGACATTTGATAAATTAGAGAATAAGATTAATGAGATTATTAGTTTATCAAAAGGAATTGACTTATCATTTAATACCAAAAACAAGACAGAAGCTTATAACCAATTAAAAAAATATGCAGATGCTTTTAAAGAATATTATGGTAATGAAGAAGCAATGGCTACCAATGCAGGTGCAAAGGCTGGTTATGCGTATTACAAAGCCTATGAAGAAGCATTGCGAAAAGGTGTTGCACAAAGCAAATTAGAAAAAGTTACTGTCGATTTTGATGTAAATGATTCAATTTTTAGCAAAGAGAGAATCGTTGAAAATAGAATTAAAGAGTTTGAAAATTTTCAAAAGTATGGTAATGCCGATGAAAGTAACTTAATTGCAGAAATTACATTACTAGAGAATCGGCTTTTGAAATTTAATTCTGCTTATTCTCAAGTGAAGGCTAATTTAGGTAATGCACCAATTACACCCGAAATCACAAAAAACATTGAAGAATATGTTAGGTTATTAGAAATTGCAGAAAGCAGAGCAAAAGATGCAGAATTATTTGGCTATCCAAGCGAAGATATCAATTCAGATAAAGATCTTGCAAATATGTATCTTGACTTTGCAAAAGAAGATGCTACTGCTGAAAATAAAAAATATATTGAATCATTAAAACAAGAAGAGACACAAGCTATTGCTACTGCTGAAGCTGAACAGAAATTAGCAGAAGCTCAAAATGAAACAGTTTCTAATACTTCTAATTCAAATAATTCTCAAATTGAAGAGTTAAAATCTGATATTCAAGAGGTAAAAACCGAACTTGGTGATGTAAAAGATAGAATTTCTTCTATTGAATCGAATGGTTTTGAAAATGTACGAGATGATGTTGAAAAGACAAAGGAATCTGTAAAAGAACTTAACAGCGAACTTGCAGAAATGAAATCTAACCTCTCTTCTACTCCACAAGAATCGAATATTTCATCTGGAATGAAAGACACATTTCCTAAGACTTCTGAAAACTTAGAACAGGTTGCACAATCTGAACAAAAAGTACAGCAAGAAGCAAGTGCAATCCAGTCAAAATGGGAACAAGCCGAAAAAGCAATTCAGAATTACATGAATGCTGTTACAAAACTTAATAACCTTAAAGCCTCTGATAAAAGCACTGGTAAGAAGTCATATGAAATCGCAGGACAAATTGAGGAAATTGAGAAGTTAAAAAAAGAAGCTTATGATGCAAGACAAGTTTTATCTTCTATGATAAATCCTCAGAATGTAGATACAGATACATGGAAAAGATATGTTGACGTGATAAATCGGCTCGATCAGGCATCAAATGGATCTGCTGAATCGGTTAATAGATTAAAAGACTCTTTAAAAAATACTCTAAATTCAGAGTTGAATTCTTTGCAAAATTCTATTGATAAATATCAAAAAATCATTACTCAAGCACAAACATATCCGTCTGATTTTCATCCAAGTACAGAATACAATACAAAACTTGCAAAATTAGAAAGTGCAAATGAAGTACTTAAAAATTATAAAGCCTCATTGCAAGGTGTTACTGAACTTACAAAAGAACAACAAAATCAGATTAACAGATTAACACAGGATTGCGAAAAAGCTGCTACAGAATTCAAGAATCTTTCTGCTGCTGAAAAAGGTACAATTAAAGTCGGTGTTGAGAAAGCTATTCAGAGAATTAATAAAGATTTAGCAGAGAATACAAAATATTCTGCGGAAGCCAAAGCCGGTCTTAACGCATTGTTAGAACAATTAAAATCTGGTGATCCAAGTATCAATTTAAGAAAAATCACAGAAGAAATTATTAAAATTGAAAATGCTGAAATTGCTGCTGGTAGAGCTGGAAAATCTCTTTGGGATATTTTTAAAACAAAGTCTACATACGGTTTCATTGGTCAGATGCAAAGCTATTTGAGTATGTATGTTGGATTCTATGGAATGGTTAATGCTGTTAAGAAATCCATTTCTACTATTACAGAGCTTGATACTGCTTTAGTTGACTTAAAGAAAACTACAGCGATGAATGAGAATCAGCTTGAAAATTTTTATTATGATTCTAATAACGTAGCAAAACAGATGGGTGTTACTACAAAAGAAATTATTGATCAGGCAAGTGCATGGTCTAGGCTAGGATACAGTTCGCAAGAAACCGCTACAACAATGGCAAAATTCAGTTCTCAGTTTGCTTCTATCTCTCCTGGTATGTCAACAGATGAAGCCCAGGAAGGTCTTGTATCTATAATGAAAGCCTTCGACATTGATCCAAATGATGTTGAAACAGAAATTATGGATAAAGTAAATGTACTCGGCAACAAATTTGCCGAGAACAACCAAGATGTAGTTGAAGGTTTGAAGCGTTCTGCTGCTGCTATGTCTGCTATGGGACAGTCTTTTACTGATACAGCCGCCCTATTTACAGGTGGTATGGAAATTTTACAGGATTCTGAGTCAATGGGAACTGCATTACGTACTCTTTCAATGCGTATCAGGGGCTATGATGAGGAGACAAACCAGCTATCTGACGATTTAGTTAATGTCACTGGTGAAGTCGCAGATTTAACTAAAACTACAAAGAATGCACAAGGAATATCGTTATTTACAGATGCTTCTCAAGAACACTATAAATCAATGGTTCAGTATCTTGGCGAAATAACTGATGAATGGGATTTGATTTCCGAAAAAAATCAGACAGAGCTTCTTCAGAAACTTTTTGGTAAAAACAGGGCTAACGCAGGTGCTGCCATCATCCAGAATTTTGATCAAGTTCGTGCTGCTATTGAAGCAATGGAACAAAGTGCAGGATCAAGCGACAAGGAAATGGAAACCATTGAGCAATCTTTAGAGTACCGTATCAACGCACTCAAGGAAACTTGGGTTGGTACAATTCAGCAAATGGTCGATCGTGGAGATCTAGGTACTATTGTTGATGGTTTAACTAAATTGTCTGAAGGAATTGGTTTTGTAACAAGTAATCTTGGATTACTTAAAACGGCTGCACTAGGAATTACAGGCGTATTAGCTTTTAAAAATGTCGGTAGGGATAAAATGTATTCCCTCAGTTTTTGAATATGCCGACAACATACATAATTTACTCTGGATACAGAGGTTTAAAGTATGTTATCCGTGGGATACACGGTGATAAATAAATAATTGGAACAATATACGGGGATATAGGTACAACGATTGCATAACGGCAATGTATCACTACACTTCTATTATGGTGACATAATATGAATCGTAACAACGTGACGCTCCTATCATCCGTAGGGATAGATCTCTCTGAGATCAGCCCTCACAGTAGCGACAACTTCCACATCAAGTTATATGCAACGATGCTTGGTGAATATGCGCTCGGTACTACCTGACATAACAGGGCAATCTGTGATGGATTGCAAAATGCAGAAACTTATCTTCTGTTGTTTGAACACATCGTTCCTATGTGTATTGATAAGATGGAACATAATTATTGTTAAATTAAGGAGAATATCGTGATAAAAATAATATATAAACATGGAAAATGGCAATTAAAAAGAAATGGTAATATAGAAGAAAATTACATAGTTCTTGATGTTCTTATGAAAGAAACCGTAAAAGAAATGATGTTTTTACATGGATATAACAAAGCTGATGCTGAAAGTTTTATTAAAAAATTGCTAGCACTGAATTTAAATGAAGAGATTGGTAATATAAAGTATAAACCAAATTAAATCCCGATTTCAATCGAGTAAAAACAGAGAATAAATATATGACAACATAAAAATAACACCGCATTACACGATGTTATCTTTACTACATTGTTGGTGTGTACAATGTAAGTGAAAAATTATATAGCGGAATACGAAAGTATCCGTTTGTAGTATAACACACGGTCTCTATAATTGAAAGTAGTTTATAGATGTTTTTGGAGAATAAGTAAAATGAGGACTGTCGTGATGACCAGCCCTCAAAATATGGAATATATAATTGAGATGAATATGAATACAATTGGAGAATGATAATTAATTAGCTTTCTTAAAGATTTTATGTTGTTTTGTCGAAATTCTTGCGATAGCGTCTGCTTTCTCATCGGACATTTCTGGATGATTAGCAATCTGATCAATGGCATGGTCTTGTGATTTAAAATATCTACGCACCGCAAGTAATCCGATGATTGCACACAATAATATAACAATGTACAATCTCTTCTACCCTCCTTTCCTGTAAAATAACTTTTCAGGAATTTGTATTTGCCCAGAACGGGCTGAAATGTTCATCCTAGTGCCACTTACATAGGCACTCCCACATGGTATAAATACCAAGCACTTGCCGTGACAATGAACTGCAATGTGGTAATACAGTCGCAGTTTGCTTGGTATTATTCTACCACATATTTCCAACTTCATAAATCCAGAACGTTCGTTTTGTCGATTCATGTAATACGAAATTTAATCAAAATTTTTCAAAAAACTTTACAAAAAATTCCAACTGTGTTATCTTCAAAATAGTAAAATTTTTCAATTTTTGAAGGAGACCAGCTATGAAAAGTCAACCATAAATTAGTAAAAAATTTCTTTTTCATAT